GTTCAAGGCATGTTATATAATGGTCTTGTACAACCAAACTATCCATCTATCTCAGGAAGACCTACTAATATGTTAGGACATCTTCTAGAGAAATATCAGTACGTTGAACCTAACTATCCGTTAATTGCTGAAGCTTTATGGCTTTTAGCAGATCCAGATAGTTATAGAGCTAAAGTAAAAGAACAGGGTAAATCTGAAGCTGTAGAAAAGACAGTTCGTCAATTAAAGACAGAACAAGCTAAAATGCAGACAAGTGCCCCTGTTGTTGAAAAAGAAGAAACAGTACAAAGAAGAATCCCACGTGGTGGTAACTTCTTTAAACGATAAATGATAACCCTTTTAATTAAATAAATAAGTAAATGGCAACTCCAGTTTTAAACAATGGTATATTTCTACGAGATACCAATTATGCGGCTAGTTCGCACGTAGATTCATACCACCTGGTTAACATGCTGAAGAATGCGGAGCCGATGGACCTTGGACCAGTTGACCTTTGGGCAATGGCACAAAAGGTTGAGATGCCGCTTTATCAGATGTCTTCCTTTGGTGGTAAGAATGTAATTAATGTAGACAATGCACGTGGTGAATACAAGTGGCAGACTCCTGTAGTTCAGGATCTTCCTTATATTGTAGATTCACAAGCTGCAGGTATTGTAGGTCTTGATGGTACTACTTTCCAGATCAAATTGTCACGCAGAGAATTTGGTCATGGTGATATCATCACTTACGATAAGTATAACGGATTTGAAATGTATGTTACTGCAGATGATATCCTTCCTCTTGGTGACGGTTTCTTGTACACTGTACAACTCGTAAACAATGATACTGGTAACGGTATTGATGCTGATCAGTATCTTGTATCTGGTACCAAAATCTTCCGTAAAGGTTCTGCTCGTGGTGAATATGGAGAAAGATTCTCTGATATCATCACAGCTACTGGCTTCCGTGAATTCTACAACTTTGTAGGTGGTGCAGAAGCACACGTACACTACTCTATTTCTAGCCGTGCTGATCTTATGATCAAGGGTGGTTTGAATGCAGATGGTACTGTACCTGTAACTGAAATCTGGAGAAACTTTGATAAGAACATTGATCCTGCTGTAGCTAACTTGGATACCATGGTTAGCCGTATGGGTAAGGATTATGTTAAACGTGCTATGTCTAACGGTTCTCTTAGCCGTACCTTCTTGACTACTTTGGAAGCTGCACACTTGACTAAAGTTGCAAATGACATTGAAACCTACTTGATGTGGGGACAAGGAGGTAGAGTACGTCAGGATGGTCCAGATGATATCCGTCTGTCAGTTGGTCTCTGGAAGCAGCTTGATAACTCATTCAAGCGTGTATACAACAAGTCTGGCTTTAGCTTGGATTTGTTCCGTTCTGAAATTTATAATTTCTATGCTGGTAAGGTTGAATTCAAGGGTCCAGATCCTAAGCGTCAACTGATTGTACAAACTGGTATGGGAGGTATGAGAATGGTAAATGAAGCAATCCGTAGAGAGGCTGTAGCTTCAGGTCTTGTAATCCAAGCTGCATCTGATGCAGGTATTGGTGCAGTATCTGGTCAAAGCATGGACTTGAACTTTGGATTTGCATTCACATCATATGTGATTCCATTCTTGGCAAACGTGAAGTTTGTATTGAATCCTGCATTTGATAACTTGCATACTAATGACATTGAAAACCCAATCATTGATGGTTTTCCATTATCATCTTATAGCTTCATCATTTTTGATATCACTGACAACACCAATGATAACATCTTCTTGTTAAAGTTGTCTTGGGATAATCAATTGAAGTGGTGGTATCAAAATGGTACTATGGACTACATGGGTCGTACCCAAGGATTCCAGTCTTCTGGTCAATTCAACGGTTACCGTGTATTCATGACCCAAACTATGCCTGCAATCTGGGTAAAAGACCCAACCAAGGTATTGAAGATTGTTATGAGAAACCCTGTAACAGGTGGTTCGTTCTAATCATAATTTGTAATCATGTAAAGGGGGAGGGAAACCTCCCCTTTTATATAAAATTTAAAAACATGGGAATTTATAATAGACTTAAAACACAAGTTTGGCAAAGACTTGGTGACAGCCTTAATACAGTAGGTCCTCTTATTGGAACTACTGATCCTGATTTTACTCCACCTGCAGCTGGTATTATTTATGTTAATACTGCAGCACCATCAATTTGGATTTCTTCAAATACTTTGGATCCAAACTGCTGGAGACTTATCTGGTATTAAAAAATAATTTAAAAGGGGGAGGATAATTACTCCCCTTTTTATACTTTTATCATAAATTTATTAAACCAACAAAAATGAGTTTTACATTAATTGAACAGAACCCTGCAATTAAAAAAGGGCCAATTGCTATTAAACCGTACTTCAATAGCAATGTACAAAACATGGGATTAGAGAAGTACGGATTATCATTGTATGATGGTGTACATCATGAGGAACAATTAGCTTGTGTTGAATTGAATGGTATCAGTAGATACCTTACTGGATTGAATGAATTTGCACCAGATGTAAAGATGCTTCCAGATCCAGAACAACGTGAGGCTAAGATTAGAGAGATTAGAAATACAGTTTGTCAACTTGAGAAAGAACTTGCGGCAAACGTTATTAATCCCGATGATCCAGAATTTTGGAATAAGGTTAAATTACTAAGACCTGATAATCATGAGTTTTGGAGTAAGATAACACTTCGTTGTGGTAATGAACCATTGTTTTTAGATCCAGCAAAGGATCCATATGATTTAATTAAATTATATGCTATTCAGGCTGGTGGCTTTTCTATAATAGCAAAAAGCTATGAGGAGGCTAGAACTAAACAAAAACCACCGAAGTTTTATTTAGACAAGTACGAAGATACTGTGTCTACTAAAACAGAAAGTAAGAAGCTTCGTAACAAAGCATTGTCTGAGTTGCAGAAGTTATTTGATAAGAATACAAATAAACTGCTTTACATCGCTAAAGTAGTTGATGTAAGTAGTGTTCAGTACAAGAAATCTACACCAACAGATGTATTGTATGATAACATGGATACGTTCATTAATGGTAACGGTACCGAGAAGAATGCAAACAGAGCAGCACAAATGTTCTTAGATGCAGCTAATCAGGACATGGAATCATTAAAACTGCGATCTATAGTTAAAGACTCTACTTACTATAAGTTGATTGCTACTAAATCAGATGGATTTATCTATGAAGTAGCATCAGGTGCTATGATGGGTAGAACCCCTTCAGAAGTTGTTGAATATCTTAAGAATCCTCTAAATGAAGAAATTCTTGTGAATTTGACAAAAAAAGTTGAGAAGTATTGGAATCAATAAGTATATTAATAATATAAACTATTTGTAAAATGAAAAAGACAAAGAAAATGATGACTAGCGGCATGAGCAATAAAAATGCAAAAGCTGTTGCCCAAAAAGTACCAGGTTCTAAAGGTGTTACTCCTGGTGTAAATCCTAAAGTTTCTGCTACGCCTACCAAATCATATGGTGGTAAAATGAAGATGGGAGGCAAAATGGGTTATGGTGGTATGAAGAAAAAAGCTTGCTAATGAATAACCTGCTTTCCAAAGAGGAAAAAAACAAAATGGTTTCTTACGAGAAACCTCAAGGAAAGAATAACAAGTCCCCCTATAAAAATGGGGGGCCTGTTAAAACCCTTAAAAAATGTGCCTGTGGCTGCTAAGAAGCAAATGATAAAACGCAAGGATGGATCCTACAGTCAACGAGGACTGTGGGACATATCTTAGATACTATTATGCTATCTTTAACTAAAGAACAGTCAATAAAATACATGACTAATAAAAGTCGTGAAGGAGTTATTTACAAAATAGTAAATTTAATTAATAATGATTTTTACATAGGAAGTACTCAAAATTTTATTAAAAGATACTATACTCATATTAATCACATAAGAACTAATAAACAGTCTTGTGTTTTGTTAATTAGGGCTATTAATAAATACGGAGAGGAAAACTTTAAATTAGAAATTATTGAAGAATGTTTACCGGATCAAATACTTGTTCGAGAACAATATTATTTAGACACCTTGCGCCCTAACTATAACACGGCAAAAGTTGCAGGTAGTAATATTGGGATAAAAAGAAGCAAAGAAGTCAAAGAAAAAAAATCCGCACAACAAAAGAAAAATTGGCAAAATAAAGAATACAAAGAAAAACATTTAGAGCTGTTATCTAAAAATTGGAAATCTGGAGAACAGCATAAAATGGCAAAATTGACTGAGATAAAAGTAATTGAAATAAAATTTAATTTAAAATTAGGTCATACACCAAAACAAGTTTCGGATATGCTAGGCGTTAGTTATCACTCGGTAAAAGATATTTCTAGAAACAAAACTTGGAAAAATATAATCGTATGAAAAAGAAATTAAATAAATTAGGCGTAGAAAATTCTTTGTGGAATAACATCCGTGCTAATAAAGGTTCTGGTAAGAAACCTACTGCTGAAATGCTTAAGCAAGAAAAGAAGATTAAAGCTAAAACTAAAAAGTAATGGCAAAGTCACCGGCTTGGCAAAGAAAAGAAGGTAAGTCACCATCTGGAGGACTTAATGCTAAGGGACGTGCTTCATTAAAAGCAGCAGGTCATGATATTAAAGCACCTCAACCTGAAGGTGGTCCTAGAAAGAAATCTTTTTGTGCTAGAATGTCTGGTATGAAAAAGAAACTAACTTCTAGCAAAACAGCTAATGATCCTAATAGCAGGATCAATAAGTCCTTGCGTAAATGGAAATGTTAAATCAATTACTATAATGGCAAAGAAAATTAAAAAATATCAGGGCGATAAAGCAAGTAGTCAAGTTACTAAAACTAGCTCTAATTCAACATCAAAAAGTATTGATTCTAAGTTTTACATTGATCCTAAAAAAGTAGGCGCTAAAGTAAATGTTGATCCTAAATTTTATATTGACCCTAAAAAGGTAGGTGCTAAACCTACAAATGATAAGGGTTTTTATAAGGATGTTCCCAAGAAAAAACCAGGCGGACAACTTAAAACAGTTGATGCCTCTAAAAATCCTGGTCTTGCTCAACTTCCTAAACCAGTAAGGAATAATATGGGGTATGCTAAAAAAGGTGGTACTATTAAAAAGAAAAAATAATGGCTGAAAAGAAAGATAAAAAATGGATTCAGAAGGCAATTAATCCTAAGCATAAAGGATATTGTACTCCCATGACTAAGTCTACCTGTACTCCAAAAAGAAAGGCGTTAGCAATGACCCTTAAAAAAATGGCCAAGAATAAATGAATAACACTACTCTACAATTAAAGATTAAGCAGCGACTTAATAAGTTAGCTAGTAATGATTATGACAACATTGAATGTTGGCAGATTGTAGAGGCATTTAATAAGGCACAAATTCATTGGGTTAGAAGACAAATCATTGGTCTTAATGCAGAAAGACAAGGGGATGAGCAAACAACAAGAAAGATTGATGATTTGCAAAACCTGTTAAAAGAAATATCTTTTCCAGTAATCCCTAAGAATTTATATGTAGAATCTGGACCATTACCGTCAGACTACCTACAGTATAAAAGAATAAGCGCCGATGCAAAAAAAGAATGCTGCACAAATCCAGCTGATTTAGCAGTAATTTTTATTGCTGAAGAACAGAATGTACCATTACTATTACAAAACACATTGAAGAAACCAAGTTTTGAATGGGGTGAAACATTCTGTACAATAGTTGGTGACAAGATTAGAATTTATACAAATAATGAATTTGATGTTGTCAATCCATATCTCATGTATTACAGAGAACCTGTAAAACTTCAAATAGCCGGTTGTGTTGATCCATATACATTAGCAACATCTACAACGGATGTTATTTGTGAGTTCCAGGATAATATTACAGAAATTCTGATTGATGATACTGTAAAAATTCTAGCTGGAGATATTGAATCAATGAACCAGTATACAATAGCTAATAACTCGTCAGAATCAAATACATAATGAATAACGTTCTTCAAAGATCCTTGAAAGGATCAACAACAGCAGCATCACCTGCAATAAAACCTTCTAAAAATGATATGGGTGTATTAGTATCTGAATTTTTAGAGTCTGTAACTATTGTGCACAAAGCACATCTGAAAATTACTGGTCCTGGTTCATTTGCTGCTCATACTGCAATGGGTGCTTTCTATGATGAGATTGGTGATCTTGTTGATGGTATTGCTGAGGCATACCAAGGATTGACAGAATCTCTTCTTGATATTCCTGCTACACAACCTGTTTCATTTACAAGTGCTGCCGATTGTGTTACATACCTTAATGGTTTGTATGAAAAAGTAAATGCTGTACAGGCAAGTTGCTCATACTCTGAAATTAATAATGAATTAGATAACGTCAAAACTCTTATTAATAGTACTAAGTATAAGCTTATTTTCTTAAAATAATTTGGAACTTCATATAGAATTATCTATATTAAGTATATATATTTATTAACTTTTAAATTTTTTATAACATGTCTTATTTTAATCATGCCTTTCAAAAAGCATTTGTAGGTACTGAGGGATTCACTGCCCTTGGTGGTGGTGTACTTGGTACTGCTGGTAATATTCTTGCCACTGGTCAATTTGCTTTTGTTGATCCAAATACTTGGACAGTAAGACCAACTACTTTTTCTGGTGAAGCTTGTCCTTTAGTTCTTGCTGCTGGTTCATTGTATCAGAATGACAAAATTGGTAAGTTCCACGGTGGCTACCAAGAGTCTAACAAATCTAAAACGATTAATCCTAAGTATATCTCAAGATTTTATCGTGTAGATTCTTGTAATCCTCAGAATGCACAAGTAACTGTGGGTGTTAACAACACTACTGATCTTGAAGCACAACCTACTTGTATCAAGCCATTCTATTGCGGCGAAACCTATTACCTCCGTTTGGATATTAAAGGTTCACCAGTACTTCGTACCCTCAGCCGTAATACTTACTATACTGCTGATGCTTATACTGGTTGCTGCCCTGCAGATGCTATTGCACCTGTAGCAGTTAATCCTTTGATTGTATATGCTAACTGGGCAAATAACTTCTTGAGAAGTCCTCTGATCAAGCCATTTGTAAACATTCAGATTACTTACTCTACAGATGCTGGTGCTACATGGTCACAACTTGCTCCAAGTGATGCATATGTAGATAATGGTGAACCTGTACCAGCTGGTGCATCTACTTCATTGACTGATCTTGCACAGTATCTTAATGGTACAACTGTATGGCCTGCTAATGCAACTCCAGAAGATACTCTTGCTGGTTTGATCATTAACGGTGGTTACATTGATACTCAGTTTGGTAACTGTACTTTCTATCCAAATGATTCTGTACTTGCTCGTGTGGAACCAGTTAAAATCTATGTTTCTGAAACTGATTTGAATGGTGACCCATGTGCATTTACTGGTCTTTGTGTAACTGAACAATGTTTGCCTGTACAAGGTAGTGGCTATGGTGAAACAGTTGCTCGTGATGTAATCCAATCAGAAATGTATTCACAGAACTACTTCTATACTGGTATGGATCTCCGTATCCGTGAGATTACTCAAGGATATGATTTGACCAATGCAATTGATAGAACTGGTCAGTATACTCGTTACTACATTCAGCATAGTGTTCCACGTTTCAACAATCCTACTGGCACATTTGATAATGATCAATATTTGCTTGAGATTGTTACTGATGGTATAAATACAGCCTTTGAAACATATATGACTGCATGGCTTAATGCTTCACAAACAGGTAACTGTGTTGTACTTGAAGAATTCATTTGTTACGATGAATGTACTCCAGTTACTCCTACTGAAGCACCGTAATCTGACTAAATACTAAAAAGGGGAGAGGGAGCTACAAACTCTCCTCTCCTTTTTTATTTTTATAACTCCAACTATTTCTATAATGGAAAAACATCAATTAGCCATAGATATACCTGATACCCTAACACCATGTATTTTTAGGGTTGTAGATGCAAGTATTTACAGTGACATGATTCCTGTAGACTGCACAAGGATTGAAATTACTCCTCCTGGATTTACATCAGCTTTTGCTGTGGAGGATTTAGAACCAGGTTTTCTGGCTAATCTAAGTGCTTGTGACTTAGGATTACAAACAGCAAACTGTGGTAATACCTATAATGAATTTTCAGATGGAGTATATATTGTAAAATACAGTGTTAATCCAAATGAGATAGTTTACGCAGAGTATAATCATTTGCGTACAACTGTTGCTTTGAATAAAATTAATAGCTTACTTTGTTGCCTAGACATTCAGGATTGTGATCCAAAAACACCCCTGAAAGAAACATTAAAGGAAATTCAGTTTTTAACCACAATGTTAAAAGCAGCCAAGGCTAAAGTAGAGTATTGCCATTCACCAAAATTAGGAATGGATATATATAACTACGTAATTAAAAAACTTGATAAGCTTGCTTGTGGTTGTGGTTGTGACTCATGTAATTAATTTAAAACCAATATATTATGAGTAAATGTGCAAATTGTGGAACAACATTAAGTTGTGGATGCCAAAAAAGAAGTTTTCCAGATGGAAGAGCAGGATGTAGTAAATGTATAAATACTCCTGCTAAATCAGAAACAAAATACCAGAATTTAAAAGATAATGCACCAGTGATTAATGCAGCATCACTAAACAAAAAAGATTAACATGAGCTTTCCTATAGTATATGTTGTAACTAGAAATACAAATGGAGTATATAAATCAATTGATGGTGGTGCTACTTTTGTACAAACTGGAACAAACAATTTAACATCCCAAGTTACTGATGTTGCTCTTTCAGATAGACCTGAGTCACATTCTGTAATTTTATATGGTGATGGACCAACTACAACACCATATTATTCTTTTAATGACGGGGCAAGTTATCAAGCTGGAGAAAATACTGTAGGAAAAGAAGTAACATATGTAGGTCAATTTACATATGTTTTTGGTAGTACAAATTCTGCATCTGGTAGTGGTGCTATTTTAGAAATGTCTTTTGATGAAGGCATGTCTATTGGAGCTACAATAGATGTTACATCATTGTTTAATTATGCCGGTGCTGTATATAATAATATTACCATTACTGGATTTGACTTTACAAATAGTGCGGGTGGTTATATAACTATTGCTGGTGATCAAAATAACGGAGCAGCAGATCAAATATTAACAAGAACATATGATCGAGGCGTATCTTTTCCTAATGCCTTAATACTTCCAGGAAATCTTGGAATTATTAGGGGTGTATGGGTAAGTCCAGAAAGAAATGTTGTATTTGCTATTGGAGAACCTGATACAATAAGAGGAGTATTATATAGTATTAATCCTTCTTTAACTGAGGCTCCGGTAAAAGTACTTGATAATTTTATGGCTGGTAGTATTGCAAATGACTTAACAGTTAAGTTTGCTTCGGTTCCACCAACGTATAATACAAGTGCAACATTTGAAGATCCCACAATACAGTATATAAAATTCAAATCTAAAGTTTATTTTTTAGATAGTTCAGGAAAAGTTTATTATTCAGATGATTATGGTTTTACTTGGGAATATCGATCAACTGTTCCAGGTGTATGTGTAGATATTGTTGCTCTTTCAGAAAATACAGTTTTAGTATTAAGCAAATCACCTACTTCAGTATTTAAATCTGTAGACGGTGGATTTACTTTTATAGAAAATCCTCAAGCATCTTGGGTTGATCCAAAAGCAATTTCTCATGTTGCATCAACAGATTGTAGTCATTGCAATCCTGGATTTACACCAACAATGGCTACCATTGGATTTTGTAAAAGGGAAGATAGATATATTGGAACATTATGTAATCCTCCATACATATATTCTGAATTTTTAGCTGCTTGTGCAAAACCATCAACGATTGTCCCAACTAATCTTATTATATCTCTTGATTACTCTAACAGTGTAGAATTTAATGAACGCCTACTCTTTAGAAAATATATTGAGTTGTTAATCTCAAAATTAGAGGACCGTTTGTTAGATGGCTCAATGAAAGTAGCTATAATTGGATGGTCATCCCAAGCATGTCTACAGCAACCATTTACAAGTGATATAAATCTGTTATATACTGCTCTTTACACAGATCCACCGATTGTTCAGGGTGCAGGATGTTTTCAAAATGGCACAAACCATACAGAAGCTATGTGTCTTGCAATCAGAACTCTTTATGAGGAATCTCTTTTAAGACCTGATGCTGAAAATGTTCTTGCTTTGTTTACTGATGGTGCTAACGGATACGAAGCAAATCCACTTTCCTATAGTGGATGTGATTTAAGTGATATTGGATTATTACCTGTTGTTCCACCAGATACTGCCCAAGATAATATAGTATTTTGGGATCATGAACAGCTTGATATGTATCGACTAGTTAAAAATGCAAAAGAGCAATTAAATAACGGAAAAGGATTTAAATTAATTGCTACTATACTGGGGAATACTGTTGAAAGAGAAAGTGTCAAAGACTTTTTAATTACATATCCTGTAAGTAATTTAAACTCTGGTCCATTAGGTCCTGATTATGCAGTGCCTTCTCGTATACCAAATACAGATAAATATTATTTTCTTGATGGTGGTACTTTTGATAATGCACAATTTATTGCTGATCAAATTAGATTAGGATTAGCTGCAGAGGTTGTATCTTCACCAACATGCCCAGATGGATGTATACCAAAAGCAGGAATTGACAATTTAGGGTACTGTTCATGCGATGAACGATTGGCTTGGACAGATTGTACATTTGATATAAAAAATTGTGATACTGGAGAAGTTGTTGCTGTAAAGAGTCAATTTATTGCGATAACTCCAGGTACTGTAATAAGATTAAATCCGCAGGGGGCAGTAGATTCCACTTACAATCCTTGGTTCTATGATGGTGGGGCAGGATGCTGGCTTGTAGTTGAAACTGGTATTGCCAATCCTAACATTTCTTATATTAGACCAGATGTTAGTGCTGGAGGATATGGTGGATATCCTAGTTGCTCCGCATGTGCACTACCGCCATGGTATAGACTTACTGACTGTTTAGATAATACATTTATTATTTATACTCAAAATCCGGAGTTTCAAACTTTACTTGATGCAGGAACTGATACAATAACTCATAATAATTATCCTGATCGTTGTTTTTTAATTGAAAATATTGGTTCAGATAATACTTATGAAGAAAGTAATATTACATTTTCAGGAATTGATTTTAAAGGATTAGGTTGCCAATCTTGTCCTAGACAACAGGCAGTAAATTTTAAATTAACAAGATTAAACTTAGATTGTTCTTCTGATCCAACAAACATAATTTATAGTTTAGGGCTTACATCAGATTTACAACCATATATTAGTCAGATTGTAAATTTAGAAGGTTTTAGTAATATTTGTTGGTTAGTTGAACTTGATTCTGAAATACAAACTGTATATCAGCCTGTAGTTGTAACTAATGCATATCCTACTTGCACAGATTGCCAACCACCAATAACATACAGGTTTGTAAATTCTTGTGAAGATTCTAATGTAGTATTATACAGCAATCAAGATTTTTCACAATATGTTGGTCAAATAGTTAATCTTCAGGAATATCCTGGAAATTGTTTTCTATGCGATTTATCAACTGATAACTCTCCATCAGTGCAGAATCTAACAATTAATGGTGAACCGTATGCAAGTTGCCCAGATTGTTTAGTTACTTATTATCAGCTTACAAATTGTGCTAATCCTAATGTTATTTTGATAAGTCAATCAACTGAGTTATCAAGATATTTAGGGAAAACAATTACCGCAGCTGGGTATACAGGACTCTGCTTTACAGTAACACAACCTAAATGTGATTGTATAAGAGTAACAATAAACGGAGTAGAATATGATGCTTATGCTCAAACTAATCAGTTTAATGGAAGAAATGTATACTACATTACAACAGATGCCGGTGATGAGCTGTCTATAGCATGGAGTGTAAATCCAAATAGATGGGAATTGTTTGACCGTACTACATTAAATGCATATGGGTTTAATACTAAAGATAGTGATTGCCCATTTAGTAATTATTGGACAATCATCCAGGGTTCTCCGTATATTATAACAACAGTTAGTTTCTGTGCAGATAGGATTTATAACATTGCACCTGAACTAGAGTTTATTGATTGCCAACCTTGTATAAACTGTATATAACTATAGAATAAAATGAATATTGCCGGAAGATGTGTTACACTTGTTGCCTGTCGAACTGGAGAAGTATCTTATTACTCTACCACGGCTGAGACTCTGGCTGATACTATTGTTAACTTAGTTGGTATAGGCAATATTGTTGAAATAAATGATCCACTGCATTTTGCAGAACAGTATTATACAATAATTAGCAGTTGTAATTTATTTGAATATAGTGAACTTTGTCAAGAGTGTAACTCAAGTCCAAATCAAATTGCTGATATTGCAGGAGACCTTCTTCAATACTGGGCAGCTACATCTTTTGGTTCAGATTGCCCATATATAAATCGTGCCTTTGTATTAGTAAACTGTAGATCAAATTATACATTTGATAGAATACCAAGTATAGTTCAATCACCTGAAACAGCATTAGTCACATCTACAGATATGACAGCCTACGTAGGCATGGTGGTTAATATTATGGAATACCCAGGTATATGTTTTAATATACTTGGTCCATATGATGCAAATACGGGATGTCCATGTGATGAGTTTACTATAATGGATGCGTTTCCTGATTGTGAATGCTGTTATCCACCAGTTGATGACCAACCTGTTGATTGTTGTGATATTCCTAAGTATACACAAAAGCCAGTTAAAAAGTTTTATCATATAGTAGATTCAGAATGTGAGATACGAGATAACCAAAAATTTGGTAATGGATACTACAAACTTTTTAATGAAGTAAAGAATGGAATACAAAACTGCTGCAGTAATATAGATTTTGATAAACTTTGGATTAAAAAAGAACTATCTGATTACTCTAGAATTAATCCTTCTGACCAATGTGTTACAATAATTCCTCCGATTGTTGAGCCATGTATAGGTCCAGATCCTCTTGCTTTAGCATGTAGTCCGGTAACAAACATAACTACTGTATCAATTTTTGTCGCATAATTTTTAAATAAAGTAAAAATTTAGTAAATTAACAATATGGCACTCCCTATAAAACCTAAGGATACACAAGAAGGATGTAATCCTATTTCATCTAATTGCATTATTTGGCAAGGACCAGATATTCCTTGTATAGATTTATGCAATGGTGATTCAGTAAGTGATGTTGTTGCAAAACTTGCAGAAGAGTTATGTAGAATTGCTGATCAATTGAATATCAGCCTTTTAGACTTATCTTGCTTTGGAACATTATCACCAACACCTCAGACTTTTAGGGATGTTGTTAATCTGCTTATTACTAAGATTTGCAGCTTAGAAAATGTTGACCCCACAGGAGCATCATCTAGCGGATGTCCAGATGACTGTTTAGTTACAGTTGCAGAATGCTTACAGTCTCAAGATGCATTAGGAAATACTATAACAGCACTTCCTCTAAAAGACTATTTGATTCTTATTGCTAATAGAATCTGTACAATAATATCTCAAATTAATACTTTAACATCTGCTGTAACAGATTTACAAAATAGAGTTGATAATATTGAAAATCAACTTGCTAATCCTGTACTTCCTGCACAAATCGAAATAACTTCTGGAAACTGTGTTGGAAATGGTGCAACATTAACAATTCAAGCATTTGTTCTTGCACTAGAGACTGAGTTTTGTAGACTTAGTACTTTAGTAGGTACCGCCAGTGAAATTAATACAGCAATATCACAACAGTGTTTAGTTGATGGTCAGCCTCTTGATAATGCTCCTCAGTTGTCCAATCCTGGTTCAAATATGAGTAATATTCCAGGATGGGTCAATGGATCATCATATGGAACATTAGCCGATGCAGTAAATAATCTATGGCTTACGGTATGTGATATGAGAGTTGCTATTGCCGATATGCAAGCAACATTAGCTACATGTTGTGGAGCTACCTGTGATGATGTTAATTGGAACTTTACTGCAACAGGTGTAGACGGACAAAAGAATCTTACATTATATCTCACAGGATCAATACCAGCAGCATTTGATTATTGTAGCGGCTCTACAAGTCCAGTTACCGTTCTTAATGCTGCAGGACAAACAGGTACATATCCTCTTGATATTATAACTAATATTAATTCAGGAGCACCGTTAACTTTAGACTTAACAACAGGTCCTGTTAACCAAGGTGGTCTATGGTATAGAGTAACTGTTCCATTATGTGTAACAAATGGTACACTTACATGTAGTACAACACATGTATATGAATTTTATGATCCAGAATGGTGTACTAAACGAGCATTCCAATTTACATCTGCCAATGTTACTCCAAATACAAGCGGAACATTATCTCTTTCAATTGTAAATTCAGGATTAGCTACAACCTATACATTAAGATTATACCTTGATAATGGACAACCTGTACCTGTATTAATAAATACACATGTAAGTCCTATACAGGTAGGCGGTTCTTACTCATATAGTTTCCCAGGAACATATGCCTCGGGAGATACATATTTTGTTGAGGTAACATCATCACAAGTTGGTGCTGGACCAGCAAAAACTATTGTATGTCAAACTGATACAATTCCTGTTGCATCATAATAATAAATAATAAAGAAAATGAGCTGTAAAAAATGTGCAAGTGGAAGTAAAACATGTGGCTGTAGGGATACTGCTTATACTACTCCTATAGTAACTACATGTTTACCTGCATGTCCTCCACGCTGTTCAGAATATATGAGTGCTGCATGTATAGTACTTTCTGATGGTATTAATGACCTTGGTATTGCACCGGGTCAGTCATTAGAAAGCATTCTTCAAAGAATAGCACTTATCCTTACTAATCCAATGTGTGTTGAATATTCGGGAGGCATTGGATCTGGAATAGGAAATGAATTACCATTTGCTGGCAACGGTATTGTAGAGGTAGGTGTAGATGCACCAACAAATATTTTTGTTACTCCTATTGTACCTGTAACAACTCCTGGTGGAAATCTTACTCTTACATTACAAGATCAACCTTCTAATACTGTATTTGCAGGTCCTACTAGTGGTCCAGATGCTATTCCGACATTTAGAGCATTGGTCATTGACGATATTCCTGATTTTACTACCGGGTCTTCAATCCTTATGGGAGATGGTGCAGGTAAATTTACTAATGTAACTATTGGTCCAAAACTTACATTTTCTGGTGGTATTCTTAATGCCGATGTTGATGTAGTAGTTGGTGCAGATAATGGACTTAGTAAAAATCCATTAAATGATGATGAGGTATGGTTGGGAGGAACACTTCTTCAGAATACTGTAATTGATGGAGATACCAATGCTTACTCTTTTACTTTAAGTGCCCTACAAGATTTTATAGTTGAAACAGATAGTACTATTTATTTCAAAACTGAGCTTGGAACTAATAAAACAGAACTTTTCTATAATTCCAATACATCTGTATTTCAATTTACAGACTTTACTTCAGCCACTGAATTAGCATATGCTGGTGTGGCTGGAATTGACTCATTTATAGGAATTGATACAAGCTACGGAACTGCATACGTTAGTGTAGAAAAAGGTGGTTCTGATAATGAAATTATTATTCATACTCCTAAGATTGATGGCGGTACAGCACTTGTAAATCAAGTACTTACATTAAAAGCTACTACTGGTAAGGCTGAATGGGAAAATGTTATTGCTACTATTTCTGCAAGTGAGGGTCTTATTACAGATCCTTTAAATCCAGATGATGTGCAACTTGGCGGTCCTTCAGGTTCTCCTTCTGCACTTACTCAAAACAGATATATAGATAATGATGGTTACACATTAAAGCTTTCTGCTACAACTGGAGCAGCACAGCTATTAGAACTTGAAAATAACTTTAATAGCAGTACATGTTTAACACTTACTCAAATAGCAGGCGACTTATTAGGAGAAGCTATTTATATTATTGCAGATGGTGTAGGTATTGCAATTGATACACAAACTACTGGATTTGAGATTGAACAAAGAGGTAATGCTTCATATATATCTACTATAAGTGATGCAGGTGCCGTAAGAGAGGTTTTAAATATTAGATCTCCTTATTTGTCATCTTTACCGATTGTTGGATATGGAGCACAATTATCATTTACATTAAATAATTTAGTAACTGCTGGCTCTTTACAGTATTCATCATTTATTACTTCAAGTTATACTAATGTAACAACAGGTACTGGTGCAACAAAACTTTCACTAGCTACTAAAAATACTGGTGATGCAAATCCTGTAACTAATCTTGAAGTACTTGGTACAGGTCAACTTGTACTAAACAAGTATTTATCTACATCATCTTTTGCTGGTACTGCAGTTGGTTTATTAGGATTTGATGCTTCAGGTAATATTATTACTGAATCAGCAAGTGGTGTATCAGTAAGTGCTGCTGAAGGTTTATCAATCGGAGCAACACCTGGTCAAGTAGAATTAGGTAAGTCTACTCTTTCCGTAGGTGCTGACTTTAGCGCTAACAGATTTATAAATACCGGACTTTACAACTTTACTTTATCAGGTACTAAGAATGGTGCAAGTACATCAATACTAAGTGTTGATAATACAGCTGGAACAACTAACTCTAGTGCCATCAGAGCATCAACTAATGGAACAAGTGGTTATGCTATTTATGGATCAACAACTGCTCTTGGAGCTGTTTCTGTGTATGGTAATGCAAGTAATGGTACAGCTGTTCAAGGTATATCAGCAAATGGTGCTGGTGTAGTTGCTACATCAACATCTGGAATTGCATTACAGTCAACTGGATCTGGAAACTTAGCAGGTTCATTTACTAGAACTCAAAGCAACAATACTATTGAAAATGCAATAAAATTTGTAAAGCTTTGCTCTGGAACTGCTGCTGCTGGTATCGGTACAGGACTTTTAGTAAATATTGAAGACGACTCTGGTAGCGCAAATACAGCAGGTAGTCTTACATTTGAATATACTGATGTAACATCTGCAACAAGAGATGCACTCTTTAAAGTAAAAGTAGTTGACTCAGGTACTCAACTTACATTGGTTGAGGTAGGTAGTGGTCAGACTATACGATTCCCACAGAATTTGCCTGGACCATATGCCAATGATACAGCAGCTAGTGCTGGTGGTGTACCACAATATGCATTGTACATTGATTCTAGTTCAACAGTTAAACTTTGTCAAATTTAATAGTAAAAGAAAATGGCTTGCTTATCCTCAATTCCGTTAACTACAATTAATGTAACTAGTACAACTATTACACTTAATTGGGGTGCTGTAGAAAATGCAACGGGATATCAGTTAGAATATAAAGTAAATGATCCTGCAGTTTTAGTATATACAATACTTCCCCAACAAACTACTACATCTGTTGTAGCAAGTTCATTAATACCAGGAACAGAATATCAGTTCAGAGTAAATACTTTATGCAGTGGCGGTGAATCTTGTTACTCTGCAACAATTCTAAAAAGTACGCTGTAATAAATGACTCCATTACTTACAATAACGTATACCCCTCAGTATCAGGGTTGCCATAGAGTTTGTTTTAGAACTACGCAACTGCAATACTGTTGTTATTTAGATAATAGCGGATCTACAATAGGTACACCAAAAACAGTAGATATTTATTTGTCTAATTATACTCAGTGTTTAGGTTTTATACCATCAGAAATAAGCTGTAATGGTGATACTGCTGTAACAGGTTATATACAACCATGCTGCTCTGATGAAACGTCTTTAAGTAATAGAACTGCATTCACAGCAACATTTGCCTCTACTGAATGCACATCCTATAATATTTTATGCCCAGAGTCAGGAATAGGCGAGTTAACTATTAATAACCCAGGATATGGATGGCCTGTCGGAGTCACACCTACCATATCAGTAATTGATTCATTTTTATATGGTAGTGGTTTTGTTACATCTGTAACTATGAACTGTGAACCAGGAGATTCATACTGTTCGATAGATAGTATAACTATAGAAAATCCCGGAATCAATTATTATTATTTAAATCTTATTAGTGTAGATGTTAGTCCTTTACCATCTTGTATCGGTGAAGAATTAATAGTTGATGGAGCATTTACTAATGGTTTAAATGATTGGACTGTTAATCCTATTGTAAGTCCAGCAGCTTGGTACATGTCAGGTTCAAATGCACGATATGCAATTGATATATATGGGGGAACATTACCAGGGTCACTTAGCCAAAACGTATTGACTCCAGGTAAAACTTATGATATTAGTTTTTCACTTGAAATAGGAGTAAGTAGTGGAATTGGAAATGTAATTGTAACTGCTGGTACATTTGATCCTTCGGGTACACAACCAAATCAATATTTGCATGTCCAAAATCCAGGTCCAATATTTAATGGACTAATAACTGCAACTCTTCCATGTGTAGGAACAAATGAATTTAGTATTTATGTATCATCTACTACTCCATCAATAGCATCAAGAGTAGAAATATATAATGTTTCTGTTGTACAACAATGCACTGTCATAGAGCCTGATATTGAAGTAACAGCTTTAGATGACTGTGGAACATTTACAGTTCCTAATTGTGATGGCACAGATAATCCAATAACATACGAACTTCTCGGAAATCCTGATTTTAGTATTAATGTATGCGCTGGTGGAACAGGACCTGACGCGCCTAAATATGATGTAGTACCTTCAATTGTATCATGTTGTGATTGTAGGCTGTATCAAGTAATAGTAAATAGTGAAATTGATATTTACTATACTGATTGTAATCAAACAATTGATGTAGTGACTGTTCAAACTGGATTACAAGGTGTAACAGTTTGTGCTATTCCAGATAGCATATTTACAGTTAACAAGCTTGATAGATTAGAAATTATATCAATAACTGAAGTAGGAACTTGCATACCTAATCAATAGTCCACATTTGTTGGTTTTTGTGTGACTCTTTAAATACCCCTAGGTAATGACTTAGGGGTATTTTACTATATTTGAACTTAATATACACAACTTGAAGTAATATTTTGTAAATTATAATATAGCATGCGTAACTTTAGAAAACCAGATTTATCGGCGCCTAGATATAGAATCAAAAGAAAAAATCTTATAACTGATGAGTTTATGACTGACTTTTATAACAGGCACCCCGAACTCAATCAGTATAAAAAAAGTGATATAAAAGAAATAGTAAAAAACTTTAATCAACTTTTATGGGAAGAGATAATTGAGAATAGGGACGGGGTTGAATTACCAGAAGGACTGGGATATATTTTTATAGGTGCCTGTCCACATGTTAAAAAAGATAACATAGATTATGGTAAATCAATTAAGTACGGTATGACGGTTACTCATAAAAACTATGATACGGATGGATACCTTGGAAAAATATTCTATAGTAACTATAGTGCAAAATATAAACTAAGGGACAGAAGCATATGGGCATTTAATGGAGGAAGATATTTTAAAAGAGCAGTAACAAAATCTTTTAGGGACGACTGGAGAAAATATCTAGTAATAGATAATACAACTAAAGTATCAAAAATGTATAAAAAGATGAGGCAAAAGGATTATTTTGATACTATACGAGAAAAGCAATTCAACGAGTATAACGAATTTGATATAGACTAATGACTACAATTGGAGAAGCCATATCAAGAGTAAGGAATGTAATAAAAGCCGCAACCACGGATTCTTTTGTTACAGATAGAGTAATCTACAGCCTTATTCAAAAATACGCAAAAATGTTTATTAAACGTGAAAGCACTATCAGTAGCCGTGCACGTTTTGGTAGTCTATTTAAAAGACTTCCATGTATACCTTTAATTGAGGTAGATAAGATTGAAGCATGCTGTGATATAAAATCAGGATGTACAATAATGCGCACTAAAGATAAACTTCCTGGTATTCTTGAAGGTCCGCAAGGAGTATTGTTAAGATCAGTAAGTTCTGTAGATAATTCCACCGAAGTTTATAGGACTACTCCAGCATTGTATAGCGGTATGACAAAGACATCTGCTTTTAAATACAATAAGAATAAGTATTACTGGTATATGAATGGCTATATTTATATACCAGGTATCGAATGGGATGCAATATCTATAGAAGGGATATTTGATTCTGATTTATCAGGATACACCTGTGATGATCCTTGTATGCAACTCCAAGATCAGCCTATTAATATTCCACCTGAATTATTTGCAGAAATTGAACAGCAAGTTGTAAATGACTTTATGAAGTCAGCACAGCTTCCGCAGGATACATTTATTTCTGATAAACAAAGCATTCTTAGATAATGAACTACAACTATACTCTAAAATATAGAACTTTTGAATCTTTACTTGAAGATGTCAAATTAGATTTACGTAGCCTAGCTACAGATGGAACTATTGATCCATCTCAGTTGCTTAAAGTAGCAATTCGCGTAAACTACGATTTAGGTCTAAGAGTTTACATGACAAAGGAAAGACTTCTTGAAGTATGCAAGAACCGTGTTAAGCTACCTGATGATTTCTTTGTAATGAACTTTGCATTGGTTTGTGGTGAGGCAACATATACATTTACTCCACCACAAGGAACTAATGTTCAGCAGGTTACGCCTGAATGGAGGCCTTGGGTAGAACAAAATTATTGCAGTAATGTATCTCTTCCAGAGCAGCCGGTATGTTTAACGCAATGTGGTTCAAGTTATCAGTTAATACAAGTTGTAAATACAGAAACAAGAACCTATTCGCATTTTATGCCAATTAGATTTAAGAATTCTCAATACGTTGATTGTGATTGCCCTAACTTAAATTATTTGGCAAAAGATGAGGCATATATAAAAGATGGCTGGATCTATACAAATTTTGAAGACGGTAACTTATACGTAAACTATCAGGGTACTCTGGAGGATTCTGAAGGTAACCTTATGGTTCCTGATCATCCTTATCTTAATGAGTATTATGAATATGCTCTTAAGAAAAGAATACTAGAGAATCTTTTAATGGATGGCACTAATGTAACTGCCCAGTTACAACTTGTTTCACAAGAGTATAGAGCTGCTAGAAATAATGCTTTGTCTGTAGTAAATACACCTAATTTCTCTGAGATGGAGAAACTCTGGGCTGCTAACAGAAAGGCAATGTATGGAAAGTACTATGACATGTTCAAGTCTTATCCGTACCCAACATCAAACTTGAGAGTAAATAATGCTGTGTAATAATGGCTAAGGAAAAACAAAATAACCCCACAGGACAAACCTCTTTATCTACAACTAATTCCTTTAATAAAGGAATGGTTAAAGATATGTCTGAATCATTTATGCCTGAAGGTACATGGTATCATGCAAGAAATCTTGTTACCAATTCAAATCAGGGTGATTTAGGTGTTGTAGGAAATGAACCTTCAAATATTCAATGTGTAAGTATTAGTTACACGTTCATTGGTGCTATTCCAATTATAGATGATTACTGGGCTATTTTTAGTACCGATGACTCAATGTCGGAAATAGGTTTATTTAAAGAACAATCATGTGAATACTATATTATTAGTAGGGATGCACAATGGAACTTTAAAAGGTCTAATATCATTATTGGTGTATCTAAAAAAAATTTTGATTGTTCCTTTCAACTCTATTGGGCAGATGGATTAAATCCTGACAGGACTTTAAATATAGGTGATATTACACTTGGATCATACCCTAACGTATTAACTCAAAACCCTTGGCCGGGTGTTCCATATATCTGTACAGATACATTAGCTGGACCATGTGAAAACTGTGAACCTAATAAACCGCTTGTTCTTGCTGTTGAAAGAACAAGGTTAGCAGCACTAATGAAAATACCATGTGTAACTATTCAAAAAGGATACAGTGGTGGCCAGTTACCAAACGGATCTTATTATGCAACAATCGCCTATAGCGTTAACCAACAAAGGGTTACTGACTATTTTAACCCTTCTCAAGTTCAGCCTCTTTTTAGCCATGAGAATCTTCAAGGCGCTCTTGATATTAATTTTAGTAACCTTGATACAGACAACTTTAATGAGTTTCAGTTAGTTATTGTAGCTACGGTTAATCAACAAACCGTTGCTAGAATCATAGGGTACTATAATACCCAAACTAATGCGGTATCAATAGATTTTATAAATCCTGAACTAGAATCTGTACCTATTCAATATATACCCCTAAGATCACCTGCCTACGAAAAATCAGAAAGTGTCTATTCAGTAAATAATTACATGATTAGAACGGCACCAACTGGTAGGTTTGATTTTAACTATCAGCCGCTTGCTAATCAAATAGAAACTAACTGGGTACTTACAGAGTATCCAGTAGATTATTATGAAAAAGGTGGCAATGAAACAGGATACATGCGTGATGAACAATACTGTTTCTGGATCAGGTGGGTTTATAATACAGGTGAAAGATCAAGTTCGTATCATATTCCAGGTCGCAAAGCATTTACTTGGGAACATGATACATATGGTATTGGAAGTCCCGACAATATTGAGTATCAACAAGATAATACATATACTCCTGAAACATGGGAAGTTGTTAATACAGCATATGCAACTACTCCAATAAGTATGTTGCCTCCAGCAACTGCACCACTTATTTCAGGCTTAGTAATCGCTAAGGGTAAGATGGGTTATTGGCAGTCAACAGAAACATATCCTGCTGATAAGCCAGATGTATGGAATGCTACTCAATATGTATGGGCTGGTACAACTAATACAGATTATAATTTGTGTGGTTTACCAATTAGGCACCATAAAATGCCATCTGATTTTTTGTATTCTAGTGGTTCTTCTATTGTTAATCCAGCAGCTAGTCTTAACTATAGTCATGTAAGAGTAAATCCTTTTATAGGTAATCTTGAGTCAAAACCTGTTGCAATTAGATTATTAGGTGTTGAATTTGAAAACATCAAAGCACCTGTAGATAATGAAGGTAATATAATACCTGGTATTGTGGGATATGAAATCCTTAGAAGTAACAGACAGGGTAATAGAACTATTATTGCTAAGGGTATAATTAACAACATGCGTTCCTACAGAGAAAATACTGGAGGAAACTTTCCTAATTCATCAGCAAGTGAAATACTATATCCTAATTATGTAGGTAATTATCTTGGACCAGACTTTACCCTATCAAACTATATGGGTGATGATAGATTACCTAAAAATGTTTATAGTGATTATCTACGTGATTATAAAACAGACTTTTTTACATTCCATTCTCCCGATACTACATTTCAAAATCCGTTTCTTTCTGGAACTGAATTAAAACTATATGGTGAACTTGGTCATCCATATAACATGCGTGGTGAATTTGAACCAGTACCAGGACATCCAAAAGAAAAACTTATTACTAATGTTGCCTTCATAGTATCCGTAGTTCTGGCTATAGGACATGCCGCTAAAGCATTAAGAGGTGATCAATCAAGGACAATTCGTTCTGGTAGTTTATTTAATGCTGGTGTTTCAATGGCAGGTACTTCAACGGGAACATCTATTGGTAATATTCCAGGAGCAGCAGAAAATGCGCTTGCTAATGCTTTTTATATAAATGGTCTTAATCCTTTATTACCCGGTTTTAGTACCATAACCAATCTAGCCTCTAATTTAATTGGTCAGGATGTTGCAATAGGGGCACTTCTTGCTGCCCATGGTGTTTTTAATGCTTCTGCAACAGTAGGTCTTGGTACTATTGGAGCAAGTGAAGATATTCAAATTCAACAATCTGATTTTCAGCATTTACCAAATGCCGTGCAAAGTTTTGCTGGTGTTCCAACATTTGCATATTATTGGGCAACTAGAATAGATGCATTAGTTGAATTAATAAAAGCATTATTACCATATAGAGATTATGTTTATAGGTCTGTATCGCATCTTGATTTATCTGTGGTAAGTCCCGGTAATGTAAAGATTGGAAATACACGAAGATGGATCAAAGATTCAACGTATTTAGAAAATCAGTTTACAGTACTTGGTAATTTACAAGTTAATAATTTATATAGACCAAAAGCAGTTGGATTACAAGTAGGAAATATTGGATTTAGTAACCCTCAAGTTGTCGATAGCTCCGTACAGACTATTGGATCAGTTACTGGTGGTGATGGAAGTGTTGGATTTACCGGTGCCATAAATTATGGAATAAAATGGAGAAAGCCAAGTGATGGATTTTTTAGAGCAACGGCATCATGTTATTATGCTGGAATAAAAGTAAGATACCGTAATCAGTACGGACAAATCGAATCACCAAAACAGATTCCAACAGGCTGTGTATTTACAGCACTACCAGGTGGACAAGAAATAACAAATGCATATGTTAATTCAACAAATCCAAACGGTAACATATCTCTTGTAGTAGTAAACAAAACGCCAGTTATATTAGGTGGTGATGTATATATTGGTAGATATACTGAAAAAAATACATTCTTCTATTTTTATGATTGGTTGTATAAAGTTGTGAATGGTACTGAATTAGATTATACATTCAAGTACATGATCAATACTCCAAGATTTTATGCAGATTTTACTAAATATGATATATCAGATTTCTTTGAAGGAATTGGAAATTCTCTTGCCTCATTAGTTTCAGAGAATGACGCAACAACAATGGCATCTGCCTTACCAAATAATAAATTTAATTTAGATACAAACAGTTTAATATATATTGCAGGATATCCATCCTTTACCCTAAGCTTAAGATTTGGAGTAAATAACTCCTACATGTATTTGTTTCAATCTGGTATTAGAGAATTTTTTGTTGAATCTGAGTATAATGTAGATCATAGAGATTGGGGAGAACTGCCGGTAGAAAAAATATATGACCCATACGGTTATGCAAATCTTAATGATTTGTTTGATACTGAAATTATTAAAGCTGACAATTATTATAAGTATGATATTTCTCTTGGTCTTTCTAAGGTTTACAATAGTTATATATCTTGGGGAAATTCTCAAGACAGATCATACAATCCATTTGTAGCAGAAACCTGTTATACCTATTTCCCTAATAGGGTAATATACTCATTACCAGCAGATAAAGAAGATAAGAAAGATTACTGGAGAGTATTTTTAGTAAATAACTATAATGACTTTATTGATAAGGTAACTGCATTTAAATCGATTAATAAAAACGGAGCAATAATACTTTTTGAGAATAGCACTCCATTATTATTTAATGCGGTAGATCAGTTACAAACTGTTGCTGGTACAAAAATTACAATCGGAGATGGAGGTTTATTTAGCCAACCATTACAGACATTAAATAATGCTGATATTGAATTCCAGCACGGAGCATGTCAAGACAGACTTAGTGTAATCAATACTCCAGCAGGTATTTACTGGATGAGTGCATCACAAGGTAAGGTCTTTACTGTAGCTGATGGTATGATGGCCATATCAGATATGGGACTTAAATGGTGGTTCTCTAAATACTTGAAGTTCTTTATATTAGAACAGTTTCCTAATTTTGATATTACCGCAAATCCTGTATTTGGTGTTGGTTGTCAAAGTGTATATGACAATGATAATGGCCTTTTATATTTCTGTAAGAAAGATTATCGACTTAAGCCAGAGTATCTGCCTGGATCAACTTATATAGGATCTGGAGAATTTAGTATACGTAATGGTGGCGTTTCTGTAAAAGTTAAGTTCAGAGACCCTCAATATTTTGAGGATGTATCTTGGACAATAAGCTTTGATACTAAAACTAAAGTTTGGTTGTCTTTTCATGATTGGCATCCTGAATATGCATTATCAAGTATTAAAGGCTTTAATACAACACAAACTAGTGGAGTTGCAAGTTCAATCTGGAAACATGGAAACTTTACAAATAGTTTCTGCAAATTCTATGGGGTAGACTATCCATTTACTATTGACTACGTATCATCTACAGGTCAAACAGTAAATACAACCCGTAGTGTAGAATACCTTCTTGAATCGTATGTTTACGATACAGACGGCATTGACAGATTCCAAATCTTGGATTACAACTTTGATGAAGCTATTATATACAATACTGAGCAGACTTCTGGTTTACTTAATCTTAAACCGACACCTAAAAACAATGCACCTCTAATAGTTAATTACCCTATTGTAAATCCATCTAGCATAGACATCCTTTATTCTAAGGAAGAGCAAAAAATTAGATTCAATCAGTTCTGGGATATAACTAACAACAGAGGTGAATTCTTTGCCGGTGTTTTAGTACAGCAACCTATCTGGAATACAGAACTTAATGGTTATGTTAGGGTTCTTAATCCTGCAAACCTAAATTATGCAAAACCTGCATTTGAACGTAAGAAGTTTAGACATTATCTAAACCATCTGGTACTTACTAAAAAGATATCAAACAACGTAAAGATGCTATTAAAGATCGTTAATAATAAGCTTTTAAATTCTCCAAGATAATGGCAAAGTTTAAAGTAAGCAAGTACGGACAATGGAAGTATCCGGGACAGCCTACTGCAGTTCCAACAGAAGATGGTAGAATAACAATGGAAGGAGTGCCGTATCCTGTAATGGGATATGTACCAGGTCAACCTCCAATCATAATGCAGCCTGGAAGTAACTATCAATTTCCAGGAAAAATGGTATATGAAATACCAATGGCTTATGGAGGAGATATATCTATACCAGATCTATCTAGACCTAATTGGCTAGATAAAGCTCAGAAAGGTCAGCAGGTAAAATACTATGATGATCCATTACAGTTTAAACAAGCTAATAAAGCATATGAGGATAGTCTAAGTTTATATAATCAATATCCAGTACCATCATGGATGGTTAACCATAAAAGTGTACCCTGGCAAGAAATACAAAATGAATTTATTAGAAATAGAGATCCAGGTTATCTCAACTATTTTGGCGCAGTATTAAATGATAAACTAGCACTAGATCAAAAATCAAAAACTAAAATTGCACCTGTTGGTATAGCCCCGCTAACTGCAGATACAGAAACATCAGATACCTCATATAATTACGTTTATAAAAAACCAACTCAGAAACCGGTATATAAAGAAAAGCCCAAAGTAGAATCCATACCATATAGAGAAGCTAGACTTGAAATGTCAGATACAGGTCTTATGCCTATGACATATATGCCTCCAAGTAATACAGCAGCTGTATTATCTAAAATCAAAGAGGAAGACATGTATAAACAAGCGCCTAAAGTAATTCCTGCACCTAACTTTAGGCATGGTGGTTGGCTAGATACATATCAAGATGGTAGTCAAGTAGCTGCTAATCTTCCCTGGATAAATCAACAAGGTCAATATCAAGATCCAAATGGTGTAGGACCTACTGTGCAAAAAGCTGCACAAGCTAAAGAAGAAAAACTTAAGCAGGCAGTACGAAATAGTCAATCTATGCAGTTACCATCAGGAGCAATAACTCCTGTAATGGGTCCTGTAGAATATGCATTGATGGCACCTGTTGCTGGAGCATCTGCTATGAAAGCAGCACCTATTATTGGATCAGCTTTAAATGCACCAATTGCAGGAGTATCTGGAGCAACTATAGGTAATGCTTTAGGTGCTTTAGGGGCAACAGATGCGGTAGTAAATAGATTACCAGAGATTCCAGGACAACTAAGCAGAGGGGAATATATGGATGCTGCAGTTAATGCAGCTACAGGAGCACTAGATTTATATGGTGCTAATATGGTTAGTCCATTATTTAAAGGCCCCACAAAAGGTATCACAAATACATACAATCCTTCCGAAGATGATATCATTAGAGGTTTGCTGAGAAACGCAAATCGTAATGAAATAGAAAGAATGAATAGGGTAAAACCAGTGGACGTAAGTTTATCTCAATACCCATATCTAAAATCAGGTCCTACTCTTAGCAAACATGATGAACTTGTTATGGATAGTTATACCAGCGGTAGATGGCCTAATGAACCAGGGTTTTGGAGATGGTATAATAAAAAAGAGCATGGACTAGATTATGATAGGCCAATTACTAAATTTTATGATCCAGCCATTCCGAAAGAAAAAGATGGAGGATGGTTAGATAACTATCAAGATTATAACTATATTAAGTATAAAGACTTATCTTTGTCAAAAGGCACAGGCTGGTTGGATAATTACAAATAAATTTCATGAAAAAAGAAATTCTAAAACTTACAGGTCTTACTGAGGATCAATTCTATAGAATGTACCCTACAGAAGAAGCATTTAAAAAAGCTTACCCTAATTATAAAATGGGTGGTACTCCTGAAGCATTTCCTCAGATAGCAACTGCAGATAACTTCTTTAGTTATGGAGTTCCTGTACCTCCTACTATTCATGCATATGGAGGACCTGTATATCCACAGATCCAGACTGAGGCACAGTTCTTTAGCCCTGTTTATAGTAATAGTAATAATGCATATGCCGTAGGTGGTAGTTACATGGAAGCATATCCTCAAGCTAAAACATATCCACAAGGTCCAGTAGGTGGTTCTGCATTTTATACTATGCAGGACGGTGGTCAAGGTATGCCTGAACCACAGAAAGACCAGACCTTCTATACGCAAAAGATGAATGACTTCTTTGATAAATTGCGTCAGTCGGCCTATAAAAATATACAGAATGGTATTATGAATAGTGAACCAGATACTACCTCAGCAACCCCAGAACTTAGTATGGGTAGAAGAGGTGGTATGCTTTCATATCAAAGTAATACATCAACTGGTCAAACAACAACACCAACTGCAACACCTAATTATCAAACAGTTACAACTGCAGATGGGCAGACGTTTCTTGTAGGACCTAATAATCAGCTGTATTCTCCATTTAAGGGTAATCAAACTGCTGCAACAACAAATCAAAATGCTGTAAACTATTATCCATATATGAATAATGGTAGATATATCGGTACTGGTCTTGATGCTGTTGCTAATTACTTAATTCCAAATAATCAAAGAGAAAGATATAGAAACATTAGGGAGCAAAGAGGACTTGGTTTAGGTGATCTTACACCGTCTCAACTTGAGTCAATAAAATCTGGTGCTGCTAATGTTGCGGATATTAATTTAGATTATAGGCGTACTCTTTTTCCCTGGTCAAAAAATAAACTTAAAAGTGTAAATATTAAGTTTAAAACTCCTGGACAAGCTGCTGATACACAAACAACCCAGGCACCATTATTAATGCCTAACCAAAAGTCTTTTGATCCAACTGTTAAAACACAACAGCCTACTACATCTCAACAGACAAGTACTACTTCAACAACTACTCCAGCGAGTAATCAAACTCAGCAAACTGCTACAACAGCAACTACATCAACAGCTGCTCCGACAAAACAGACTACTGCAGATGTAAATAAAGCTGTAGCTGCAATGCAGGAAGAAGCAAGAAGCAGAGGTATACAAAGTCCATTCTTCTATAATCCTGAATCTGATGAAGATCTTATGCCTGCTGATGAAAGAATGAGGGCACAGGAAGCTAAATCAGCTGTAGATGCTGAATTTAAAAATTACGAGAACTATAAGAAGTTTAGGGCTATTCAGGAAAGAATGGGAACTACTCCAGAAGAGTATGACTATACTAAAGTTTATGATTACCAGACTAAGGAAGCAACTAGACCAGGTGCAAAAGCTTCAACTCCTGCAGCAACAATGCAGTCAAGTAATACTAAAAAAAGTCAAGCACCATCTAATACAAAGTCTATGGATCCTAATGTAGCTAAAAAGAAAGCAGCTATGAAAAATCCTCCTGTTAATCAAGAATTTATTGATGCCATAAAAGGGGTACAAAATACTGCTCCCGCAGGTACTATGGATACTACTACTTGGCCTGGTATTTATTCTGCTCCTGGAACACAAAAGTATGATGGACCAGATCTCCCATTTAGAATGGGAGGACCATACGCATTGCCAATGTATCAAGGTATGACTGGACCAAGTCAGGTACCATTTCAAGCACCTTGGCAAAGAACATTAGATCTTATTGACCAAGGTAATTATAAACTAAATGAAAAGGGACAGTCACAATACGTTGGACCAGATGAGTTTGAAGTTGGTTATAATGTAGGTCGAACTAAGAAAAAAGATGTTAATCCATATGGTTCTGCCATGATGCGTATGGCAGCTGGAGTTATAGATAACGTTAGAAATAGGAATGAGGCTAAAAACTATATGGAACAGTCGCTTGCTGCAGATCAAGTATTCGGACAGTTTGGTCAAGACCGTGGTGATTATACTATAAATACAGGTGCATTTAGACCTGATCAAATGATTCCAGTTGGACAAAATGGTGGTATGATGATGTATGATGTTGCTGATTTATTTTTTCTAACTCCTCAGATGCTTAAAAAAACTAAGGGTAATAAGTAATTTTGTACTATGTATAATAAAAGCTTTGTACAGGCCTATCAAATGGCCCCCACATATATACCAAATTCATTAGCTAAAAAGCCTTTATCAGTAAGGCAGTCATTAGGTCCTGTAGATAGGTCTATGGCTAATGTAGAAACAGAAGGTGGTGAAACTGTATTTCTTCCGGATAAAGAAGGATTGCCAGCACATTTTAGAATACATGGTCCGAGACATACTCAGGGCGGAGTACCCATGAATATACCCCCAGACTCTTTTGTATTTAGTGATACAAAGAGTATGAGGATTAAGGATCCAGATCTTATAAAAGAGTTTGGAATGCCTGCAAGTAAAAAAGGTTATACTCCAGCTGAGATTGCAAAAAAATATGATATAAATAAGTTTAGAAGAATTCTGCAAGATCCAGATTCTGATAAACTGCAGATTCAAACTGCAGAGTATAACATTGCAAACTTTCAAGTTAAACTAGGAAAGTTAGCACTAATTCAAGAATCTATGAAAGGATTTCCTGGAGGAATTCCTTTAGTTGCTATGCCATATCTGGCAAAGTACAACATAGATCCTGAGATGATTTTGCCAACTATTCTTCCATCTGGTGGAGGTAATCAAATGCCTCAACAAATGCCAACAGCAAGATATGGTGGTGGAATGCAGATGTTCCAAGTTGGTGGAACTAATCAGATGACACCTCAACAACAGGCTGAGTTAGATTCATTACCATCAAGAAGAGATATTAGACGTGCAGAAAGAAGAGCAAAACGTGAGGCAGAAAAAAAATATTTAATTAATTACTATGTTCAACTTCTTAATGGAGTTGTTTCAGATACTACAGCTGGAAATGATGAGGAAGCCAATTTATCTACAGGCGTATTCTATAGACAAGATTCAAACGGTAACCCATACTACGTAGACGGTAGAGGTATCCGAGTAAAAAGTTTTGATACTTCTTATTATGGTCCTAATAACTTACCTACTACTAAAGATGGTGAAAGAATTATTGAGAAGAATGGCAAAAGATACCGTGTAACAACCACTGTAAAGAAAGGTACTAAGATAGACCAGTCTAAAGTAAAGCCTAAAGATCAAGCTGTTAATAGCGGAGATATATATCTTGAGAATGGTAAGTATTACCAAATTGGGGATTATGATACCACAAAACCAATCCGCGCAACTAAATCAGGTCAACAAATTGATCCTGCACAGTTTGAACAAAACAAAATAAAGGCAACTGAAATTCTTAATAGACTTCAAAAGGATGGTGCTGCAGTATACCATGACCAACCATTTACTGTAGGCAATCAAACTAAAAATCCTGGATGGGAAATTAAGTCCAATGCCAGAAACAAAATGACTACAGAAGAAAAAGAATTCTTAACTGATTTCTTTTCTGTAGGTAAAAACTCTGGACAGATTGGAGCAGGTACTCCAGAATTAAATGTATCTCTACAGGGTGCAGGAGATAGCGGATTCTATGGATTTACTAATCCAGATTTTTATGAATACCGTTTTTGGAAAGCTAGAAATCAAGATAAAGCTGCTGCAGATTGGGATAAACTTCCAGAAGAAACAGTAAATGGTGTACCTGGTAGAAAGGCTAACAGAAAAAACATGTTACTTAGTATAGGATTTGATATTAATGATCCACATCTATCAGCTAACATAGATAATCCTGAGAAGCTTTATAATAAAGACTTTGTATCTGGTAGAAAAGTAGCTAAGCTTAATAGACCAATAAAAGATGCCGATGGTAAGGAGTACAACAATCTTGGATTTGCAGATGCTTTAGAATCTTATTTTACAGATGCTGACTTCAGACCAGGACTTGGTTCTGATAAAAAATTAGGTCTTGAACATGCTGATGCATTTACCTATGACAAACCTGTTACAGAAGTTTCTCCTGGAGATGAGGAAGTAACTAAAGAAGAGGAAATTCTTAAAAAAGAAACTCCTAATTATAGAAGATCAGGAGCATATGCACCTTGGTGGTTACAAGATATTATAAAAACATCAGGAGCATTATATGATCTATACGACATTAAAAAATATAAGCCATATAAGCCTACATATGCGCCATATGTTCCTAGTCCTACGTTCTATGATCCAACCAGAGAAATAGCTGCTCTGCAGGAAACTGCAGGTATTGCTACTGATGTAATGCGGGGTATGGGAACTAGTGCACAATCAATGGGTGCTAGACTTGCCGCCATTCAAGGTACAGCTGCAGAAAGTATTGCAAATACAATGGGTAAATACAACAACTTAAATGTTGGTGTAGCTAATGAATTTGCATACAAGAAAGCTGATATCATGAATGAGGCAGCGATAAAGAACCAAATGTTTACTAAGCAATACGTAGATGAGTTTAATACACTTAATCAAAACTACGATAATGCTAAACGTATGGCTAGAGGTAATCTACGTCAATCTTATATTGATGCTGTTACAAATAGGGCGCAGGCACAGGTATTAAATGATCTGTATCCTAATTACCAAATTGACCCAGCTACTGGTGGCTTTATGGTATTTAACAGAGGAACAGATATGGTTCCAGATGAAAATGCTGGACAAACATCTATGGCTAGACAAAATGCTGATGCATTCTATAATTGGTGGAAGAATGATCATCCAGATCTTGATGCTGATCAGGCTACTTCTATCTGGACTGCTACGTCAAGAATGAAACCTCAGACCATGACTCCACAACAGGATTATTATAATGCATATTCTAATGTGCTTAATAGTAACATGCCTGTGCAGAATCCTGGACCTGGTAATTATTATCTGAATCAAAGAAACGGTGGACCTGTACCATTTACATATACAGTAGGCTATTCACGATAATTTAAACCTGAAAAGTTTATTAAACTTTATAAATTTTTTCGTATTTTAGTATAAGAAATGGCAACGTACATACCTGGCATACAAGATTACATTCCACAAATCCAGCCGTTCAAGCCGGATTTTAACTTTTTCCAATCTGCATTAGAGCAGAAACAACAGCAGTATCAAGCTGGCTATAATAAGATTAGTGCCGTATATGGCCAACTTCTTAATTCTGAGCTACTTAGAGATGCTAATAAGGAAAGAAGGGATGCGTTATTTACAGAAATTGACGCAGATATCAAAAGGCTTTCTGGCGTAGATTTATCTCTGCAGGAAAATGTCAAAGAGGCAAGTAAGCTATTCCAACCTTTAATTAATAATGATTACTTTAGAAAGGATGTAGCATATACTAAACAACATTATGCTCAGCTCAGAAGAGCAGATGGCATGATGAGAAATCCTGATCCTAAAAGTGATGAAAGATATTGGCAAGAAGGTGTTACAGCATTGCATTATCAGGCTGAAGATTTTTCTAAATCAACAGATGAAGAATCAATGCGATATAGAAATCCTGTCTATACGCCGAAGATTGATGTAACAGAAAAACTATTTAAGTTCGGTAAAGATAACGACATTAATCCTGAGTCAGATCCAATCCGTAGTGGTGGCTTCATGTATAAGTACACCAATGGTAGACCAGCAATTCCAACATTACAAAATACATTCTCTTCGGTGCTTATGTCAGACCCTAGAATTAAGGCAATGACTGATACTGAAGCATATCTAGAAAGAAAGAATTACTCTAAAGAGAATGCTACTAGATTTAATGGAGATGAGTTAGCAGCTGAGACAGAATATTTGCAAAACAAAATTGCAGACATTAATAAGTATTATGAAAAAGCTACTAAACAAACTGAAGAGAAGGCCAATAGAGTAAATACTACTAAGAAGGTTATTGAAGATAGAATTGCTACTTATGGTATTGACCCAGACCTAGACCAAGATCTTGTTAAAATGTACCAAGGTGCAATGACAGATCAAAGCACTATTGCTAGTAATCAGCAAAAAAATAAAGATGTTACTAGCCAAATCAACGGTATAGATATGAATTCTCTTGACAGGGAATCATTACGCTATAGAGTAGATAATGCAATGTCCTACTTTAAAATTGATGGACTTGCTGCTCAGACTGCAGAACAATATGCAATGAGCAAACAAAAGGTTGATTTTCAGGTAGATCCTTATGCTCTTGAAGCTACTAAGCATAGATATGCTATGGCTAGACAAGATGATCAGCAAGACCATGAAAAGAAAATGAAAATCATGGACATTGCTAGTGAAATGTTTAAAGCAAGTGGCAATGCTCAGGCTGGTAAAAGTCTTAATCCATTTTATGGAACTGGATTGCTTCTAAAGATCCCTACTCCTGGAGGAGTTACAGCTGATAATTTAGATATACAAAGAGGAAATGAAGCTGCTGCTCAAACTAAATTAGATCAAAGTACTAAAATAGTTGATACAAACATTGAGGATTTTCTCGCTATACAAAACAGTATAATCAAAAATCCTGGTGCTACTCCTGAACAAAAAGCAAAGGCAGAACAGGATATAAAAGATAGATTAGGTGAGTATCAGGTAGTAAGTAAACAAGAAGCATATACTAAAGATCTTCCTACAGACGTAACTGATTTTGGAGCCGGAATAGGTAAAATATTACTTGGCGCAGGATTATGGACAGAGGCTATTGCAGGAACTATATTTACTGGTGGATTTTCATTGCCTGCTCAAATTGGAGTAGCATCAACAGGCACAATTGCTATTGGTAAAGGTATATCAGATATTGTTGGTGCTGTAGGGGGCAAAGAAGAAGTTGGAGAAAAAATAACTCAGTCAAAAGGCTTGGTTGTTAAAAATGCTAATGGAACATATGATCTAGTACCTCAAGCTCAAAGAACACATTTTACTGATCCTAGCAGTGAAAGTTACTATGATAATGTAAATAAGAAAGTTCTTGAAGGTTTAAATGAAACCTATGCTTTATATAAAGGAACTCCATATGAAGGAATAATTAGAGAAAAAATTAATAAGACTAACGATAGACAACAGCAGCTTAAAACTTATAATGATGTTTTAGATGGTGTAAAGAGAATAACAACTGAAAATAATCAGGTACTTAGCACAGCAATGGCTAATGAAGCTGGTACAACGGCTGAAAATGCAAAGTTATATTGGAAACCTGATATGACTGGCAGTAGGACAGAAAATGAATTTGTTTCTGCATATGTAGAAGCTAACAAAAATAATACAAAGGATTATCCTCAAACTACATTTATGAGTTATGTAGTCGGCTCTACTTTTGCTGATTTTACTGGAGATACAAAATGGACAGTGTCAGAGGAAGAAAGACTTCAAGATATGAGAGATGATGCTATTGATCTCTATGAAGAACTAATAGATGCCCATGAAACATTAGCTAAAAATCCTGATGGTAATTTAAAACTTAAATCAGTATTTGATGATGGACTAGTTGCAGATGAGGGTATAAATAGATTTTTTTCAAATGCGTCATATTATGGATTTGATGCTGCTTTTTATGACGAGGCAGGATTTAAAATGGGAATGGATTTCTTTCAAAAAGATTTTATACCAAAAACAGCATCTCCATCGTTTAGAGATGAGAATGGCGTTAAGATAGTCTATGGCTCAGGTCTAGAAATTACTAGAGATGAGTATGCTGAAATGAAGCATGATCCAAAAGCTGAAATGGCACTTAAAACATTTTTGGCATCAGCATCAATGAACTATGGAGGTAAGACCGGTGAAAATCAAATGAGACCTACCGGGGCATATTATCTAAGTGCAATTGCAGCTAATGATGCTAATAAAGTAGCAATGACTTGGGAACTTGATCCAGCATGGGTAAAAGAACATGCAGGTACTAAAGATGCGCATGGACCAACTTGGGACTTACAGCAAAAGTTTGCCGAAAAGGAAAAAGAAAAAGGTGGTATTCCTGACTATAAGATAACATTCTTTATGGATGCTGATAAAGCAGAGTCATCACCATTCCAAGCAATGCAGCTTTCAAGTGAAGAAATGCTAATGAATATGAATGGTCAAATTACACTTGATGCTCATGAAAAATATGCTGGAAATGCAAGTATTTCTAAAAGTGCATTAGGTGGCTATACATATAATGGTTACATAAAAGCCATGGATGAACTTGGTAATTATATAACTAATCCAATATTTGGAAATTCTGATGCTGACCTAAACTCTCTATATGGGTATCTTAATAATATAATGGGTTCAGCAGCAATGTCAAATATGCAACAAGAAGCAGCATTAAGAAACCAACAGAATCTTCAGTTTGATCCAACAGCAGTGCTTGAAACAGAATAACTATGGTAGATAACTTTCAGATACCTACTGGTAATCAAGGGGTAGATCCTATTGATCAGTATCTTACTACTCTTGCAAAAACAACACAGTATTTAGATCAAGCTGTACCCAGATTAGAACAAGGCATAGATCAGATATTACCTCCTCAAGCAAAAAATAAGTCTCAGTATACTGGTTTTAACCAACAGAAAGCTGATGCAGCTTTGGGTACTTATAATGGTATGGCTTCGTTTACTCCTAATAATACAAAGCCAAAACAAGGAGGAAACGTTGATTATATACAAGGACTGATTGCATCAGCAATATCATCACCCATTCCTACATCTGGTGCTGCAAGCCAAGTAAGAAAAACTGGTTTTGCAGCTGGTCCAGATAAATTAAACTTTGATAGGTATTATGCACATAATGCATATAAGAAACTTGGATGGAATCCTTACGTAGATAACGAGGCTATTTATAATGCTAATAGTTCTTGGACAGATGATTTTGGAAGAGCATGGGACCAGTGGGGAAAGCTTGCATCATTAGGTTTTAAACAGACTGCCCAAAATTGGGATGATTTGTTTACTTTAAATACTGCTGGGGATACCAAAAATGCCAGAGAAATGAATAGATTAATGTCTATTTCATCATCTACAAGAGGTGGTATTGGTGGTTTTGTTACGAATCAATTTGCAAATTCTGCCTACACATTTGGTGTAATGGGAGAAATACTTGCAGAAGAAGCTGCATTATGGGGAGCAACTGCATTAACTGAAGGTGCATTAGCATCACCTGCCGTAGCTAGAACTGCAGCCAATATAAAAAAATTATTTTCTGCGGGTAACGCCGCTGAAAATGCTGCAGATGCCATAAGAGCAAGTAAGACTGTTGAAGAAGCAAAATCTATGACTACTGCCGTAAATTCTGTTCAGGATGTTTCTCAAGCTAGAAAGTTTTGGAATGGTGTGGCTGGATTTATAAATCCATTTTCCGATACTGCTGAGACAATAAAGAATATTAGAACAGGTGCCAACGGCTACGATAAATTAACAGATGTAGCTAAAGCCACTAAAACATTTGGAGCATTCTTTAGGGATATGCGACTCATGAATACAGCACTAGCAGAATCAAGATTAGAAGGAGGCTTTGTACAAAATGAAGTCTTCAATAAACTTATTCAAGATTGGAATAAGAACAATGTTGTTCCGCCAGATGATATAGCAGCAAACAAAATGCTTAAGCAAGCAAAAGATGCTGGTATTAGAACAACAATGATGAATATGCCAGCAATTCTATATTCTAATAAGATTGTATTTGATAAGGCATTAAACGGATTCAAACCATTTAGAGAAACCTTAGATGGTAGTCTTGGTACAATGGTAAAGAAACTAGGTGGCAAGGGTAAGGCATACGAAGGATTTATAGATACGGCTAATCCTAAAACATGGTTTACTAAAAGAAATTTTAAAAGAATTGGTAACCAGTTCAAGCCAGCAAACATAGCAAAAGGAGGAATGAGATACTTATCTGCCAACCTAGCAGAAGGATTGCAGGAAGTATATCAAGAAGCTATAAGTGAAGCCACAACTAATTACTTTACACAGAAGTATCTTAATGCAGATAGAGCAGGTTACTTGTCATATGCTGCTGCATTAGGTGAAGGATTTGGAAATCAGATATCTGGTAAAGGTGCTGAAACATTCTTATCTGGTTTCTTGATGGGAGGTCTTGTACAAGGACCACAAGCATTAGCATTTCAGTATGCTCCGCAGGTAGTTAAAGACTTTCAGGAAAGAAGAAAAGATCCAGCAAAGTATGCTGAAAGACAAAATCTTAGAAAGCAACAACAAGAAAAGATAACTAACTTCCTTAATAAAGTAGCAGAAGACCCTAAAGCCGTGTTTGATCCTGTATATGCTAATCTACAGGCACAAAAGGACTTTGCAACAAAGATGGATCTAGCTGAAGCTGATGGTAATAAGAAAGAACATAAAGATGCTTCTCAGGATTCAATACTTGAACATGTACAACTTCTTTTAAATAAGGGATATATTGATTTATTAAAAGATCAGATTTCAAGTTTTAAAGGACTAAGCGATGCTGAATTACTTCAGGCATTTGGATATAGTCAAGAAAATGGAAATGCTAATGAGTATAATAAATCTATTAGGGAAAAACTAAATGGTGTAGAGGCAAAGATTGAAGAGATTACCAAAAGACATGAGAAGTATAGTAGTATAAAGAATCCATTTGATCCAGACTCTGATGAGTTTCTTGATTATGCAGGATTTGAAACTGCAAGACAAGCAGCTATCTATAACGAATATACTTTTAGCCAAGCTGAAAAAAGAATGGCTGGTATTCTACAGGAGACTTCTAAATTTGCTGGAGGTGCTGTTGCTGGTACTATTACTAATCTTTTTAATCTAGATCAGTTAAATAATGAAATCAAACTTTTAAAACAAGAGGCTACAGTATTATCTCAGGGTGATGCAGAGCAAAAGAAACTTGCAAAGAAAAAACAAAAGGCATTAGATGCATTAACTGCCCTTAGAGGAAGTATTGAACTGTATAGTCAAGACCTTGAAAAGCATAGAAAAAGTCTTGTAGATAAGGAAGCAAAAAAAGAATTATCAGAAGACGGCACACCAGAATATTTAGAATATTCAAGAAAAGAACTTGATAATGATTTAAGAAAATACATCTCTACAATTACTGGACTACCTCTAGATGATGCATCTATGGATAAACTGGTTATTGATTTCCAGGATTATTATGAATTAGATCATGACAAACGTGTAGCTAGTGTTAACGTAAATAAACTTAATGATCCTAACTTCTTCTTTAAGACAGCAAGAAGATTTAGTGAATCACAAAGAGAAACTCTTAAGGCAGCACAGAAATATATAAATGATGCCTATGCTGAATTCATGCGTAGGAAAGATAGCAATCAGTTACTAGGGGACTTGTACGATAAGTATAAGGTATTTGTACTACCTGAAGATATTGCTGATTTTGTTGCTGGTAAAAAACTACCTTCAGAGTTTGTTGATGTGGCTACCAAAGTTCCTCTTGAAAAAGACAGTCCTAAGTATGCCGAAATAATAATGTATCTCAAAGAGTTTGAAGAAGCTATGGGATACAAGTTTGAAGGTATGCCAGAGATTGTAGAAGTAGAGGAAGAAAAACCTGAAGAGGTTAAAGAGGAAGAAGTAAGTCTACAACCTGAAACTCCAACAGTAACTAAACCAGTTACTACAGATATGGCTGTAGGAGATATTCCTAAAGACCTTATTGCCCAATTACGTGCACAATTTAGAATTGATAATAATAATATGATTAATGCAGGGCAGACTGCTATGATGGAATCTGAATTCTCCAAATGGGTTCAGACTAGTTCTAGTGCTGCTAACATTATTTATAACTGGAACATGGCTAATAACCTTATAGATAAGAGTACACCTAGACCACAAGTTTCAGAAAAAGCAACTGGGGTTTCCACAGAATTAGTTAAATTTGAAGAGTTAACAGAAAACACTGTACTTATAATGAAAGATACTGGCAAGTTCCCATTAAAGCGCGCAAGAGTTATTGAAACTGATGCAGCTAATAGAACTATTACAGTTCAACCTGTCGGTACCGAAGATAGAGTAACTTTTATAGAAAGTGAAATACCTAATGAAATTGCTAGTATATATAAGACAGGAGTAGTTGCTCCTGAAGCCACCCCAGAAGTTACCTCTGGAGAACAGCAATTGTCAAATGAAAATTTAACTGCTGTTACTACTGAAGAGGAACTTATAAATAGCATTAACGAGGACGTGGAAAAAGCCAAGTCCATGACAAAAGAAGATAGAGATAACGACCTTTTAAACTCATTAGGCTGTAAATAAAATGATAAATTGTAGTCTTACACCTGACCAAATCAGAACCTTACGAGTAAAGATTTCAGGTGACTTACTAGATATTCTAGGTAGTCCTGATGCCCAATTTGATGTAAAATCTTATTTGAGGGATCTTTATAATTTTATTGAAGCTGGATCAAACGGAAACAAAAATCTTGCATTAGACTATGCAAGAATGGGATCTGTAATTATATCTCAGTTGGTTACAAATAGACCGACTGATATTGCCAAGCTTTTATTTAAAGGTCTGGATCTCAATGAGTTAATGAAGAAAAACATTGAGTTTGCAGATCCCACTAATGGATTAAATCTGGTAAACGAATATGTTGCACCAATTGTTTCTGAAGAGACTGTAGAAGAAATTGTTGCTGAAGAAGAGAAACAAATACAACAAAAAAAAGTAGAAGACAAGATTTCTAGTACTGGACCTACCATTGAAAGATTACGTCCAACAACTGCAGTATCTACTACTATAAATGAATTAGTAGATCCAGATGATGCAAGTCTTGGGGCTGATCCAGGAATGCGGTACTACACAAAATTTGTACGTGAAATACTTACAAACTATATTGGCAAACGTGTAGGAACTTCAGAATTTTCTGGAATAGATTATCCAGGTATTTATGGTGGATTATTTATCACCATGATGCGCTACAATCAAATACCTGTAGCACAACTCCATTCTAAAATGGACCTGAGTAGAGCTGAAGACAAGCATAAGTATGATAATGATTTTGTCTATGTAATAACTGATGAGAATGGTTTTCCGGTAACTTTTGATGAAAACTATAAAGTATCAGGATCTGGTAAATTAATTTATTATAATACCAGATTCCTTCCTGTAAAACAAGACGGAAAATTTATTTTAACAAATGTTAAGAACGTCCAGAATCCTAAGGAATTATCTAAAAACCTTGGCATAAGTGAATTAGATGCTGAGAAGATGTTAGATGCTCAATTTAGGGCACTAGAACAAGCTTATGAATATCTTAAAGCTAATCCAGAAGGTAAGCTTCTGTATTCAATACGTGGGGGGAGTTACGGTACAGTTGTAAATGAAAATGCTGCTTTTGTAGATCCAAAATCAATAGATTTTGAAAACGCGGCTAAAAAAGTAATGCTTATTAATAAGCAACAAGCAGCTGAAGCAACAGGATCATCAAATTCTAAGGGTGGTTTTTATCTTACTGCTACTGGTAAAGGCATGATGTTTATGAAAATTAAGAAGTTATCTGATACAGATATTAATCTTATTTTCAACGTACTTACTAAGAATCTTACTAACCAAGCTGGTCAACCTGTATCACTCGAGACAAGAAAGAATATCATTCAGACATATATAAAAACGTCTCCAAATGATTTATCTATATCAATAGATTCTACGAACAATAAACTAGTCCTTAAATACAAGGGTGAGATTATTGACTTAGATAACGTAGATGCTGTAAAGAATGCCATTGCTAGAGATAAGACAGGTAACCTCCGTGAATATACGTTTGCAACAAACAAGTTCAATGACGAACAAGCAATACCCCTCTATAGTGTAGAGATAGATGAAAGGACTGGTGGAGCATATATTTCTGGTATTAAGCCCATGTCTCCGATTGAATACATGAGTCATGTATCAGAAGTAAAAGTAGAACTTGAACCTGATGGAACTATAAAGCAGTATAATGCATATTTTAGTTTAACCTCTACGCCAGAGACTATTGGAAAAACTGTAGTTAAAACAGAAGCCCCTACTGCTGACCCTACAATTAGAGAAAAGAAAAATGAAATAGTTGATCAGTTATTTAGAGGTGAGGAAGTAACAGGAGATATTCAGAGACCACAGAACAGTGTTACTCGTTTTGAATTCATAAAGCCTGATGGTACTGTAGTCAATTTCTACAACAGGAATGCTGAGCCTATAAATGAATCAGACCTCAATAAGAAAGCTAGATTAAAACTAGTAGAGAAGGTAACTACCGAAGATGGTAGAGAATTCTATAATGTTGTAGAAGTATACATTGGAGATAAGTATGTAGGCAACATTCAGGAGACAGACTTTAGACAACCTAAAAAAACTGAAGAGGCTATTGCAAAGGCTGAACCTATTGTAAAAGAACAAGAGAGTAAATCATCAAGTGATGCAGATACTATAAGTAAGATCCTTAAGAATAATGATCTGCTTAAAAGATTACGTAACAAGCTTGATGACCAGACCAATGTCAAGGCTACTGCAGAGCAGATAAAACTGGCCAAAGAATGGTATGAGAACAGTCCTCTTTCTAAGTTTATTCCATTTACTGTAGCATTTAATATAATCAATACTAAGACCAGAGGATCTATTGCTACATGGGACGTACATGGTATTACTCTATTCAAAGGATCTAACTATTCTGATCTATACCATGAAGCATGGCATGGCTTTACTCAGATGTTCTTGACTAAAGAGCAAAGGGATTCATTGTATGCAGAGGCTAGAAAAAATAAAGGAACCTTTAAGAGTTTCAGAGGACGAGAAGTATCATATGCTAATGCTACCAGAGAAGAACTAGAAGAGAAACTGGCAGAAGACTTTAGAGAATTTATGTTGTCTAAAGGCAAGAAGGTAAATGAGAAGGCACCGGTAAAAAATAAGATATTCAAACTTTTATTAGACTTATTAAACTACCTGTTTGGTAAGACTAGTGTACAGGATGTACAGGATAATAGCATGGGTAACCCTGTTATTAGTGAGATGTTTGAGAAACTAAGAGTAGGAGATATAAACGAGTATACGTTTAATCAGGCTAATGCTGAATTCTCTTTACTTAATAGTACTATACAACCATTAGATCCTACCATGGATGGTCCTGGAACCATCTCTAGACAGGATGCAAAATTACTGGTAGATACTACAGATGCATTAATTGGGGAACTAATTGATAAACTAAACGAAGCAGAGAATACTAAGACATTTACTAGAGCACTGCTACTAGATAAGGAAGGAAGAACCCTTGCATATAAGTATGTAGAGGAACAGCTTACTAATAAGCTAGAAGAACTCCTACTAGAGCATAATGCTATGGATGCTGATGCTGATAAGCAAGAGATTGACTATAAGATTAGTTTGCTTGCATATGCATTGCGCAACTTTGGTGATAGTAACAATCCCTTCAACACATTCGGTCTTGTAAAATACCATGGTCAGACTTCAGAATTCTTGGAATTTGAGGATAGACTTGGTGATATGCCTGAGGATGTCAATGTATACGAACGTAATGAATTTGACCGTAAGGCTGGTAACGAAACTGCTATGAAGGCATTAGCAGGTACTTCCCTACTCTATACTATAAGATCATTGTATTCACATGATGCTAATGGTAATGTAGAAAAGAACATGCTTGGTTTCCCGAAACTTGCTGACTTTAATAGAAGCTGGAATAGGATTACTAATATTACTGAAGGGTCTAACAACGTAGACGATATTTTTAAGAAGCTTCAGGATGCATCTGCTGATTACCCCATTATAAAACAGTTTATTGATAAGGTAGGTAGTCCTGCTAATCTGGAGAACTCATCTGTTAGACTTTGGTCAGACATAGAAAAGATTATGACCATGCCTCGCATTGGTCTTGTAAGCCTCAGAGTAAAGGTAGAGAATAGTAAACCCGAAGGTTCTGAGAAGATTAAAAAGACTGTTATTGTAACAGCTACTCAGGCTACTGGAGAATATACTAAGGTTGGTAGAAAATGGGATAGTCAATTTGCTATTGCAACAGGTCCTTACATTACCGTAGATGAGAATAACGTCAACACTCTTAATATTGATAAGGTACTAGCAGATTTTCCAGCTGTTACATTTGATAATGCTTTCAGGTTTATGGAAGCCGTAGGTATGCCATTAGAATCATCTAAGGTTGCTGAGAAAGCATTTAGAGAATCTAACATGCTTGTTGATGTTCGTAATATTCATACAACTCTAAAGGGAATTCAGGAATATCATAATCAGTATTCTCCTACTAAACGTTTGACAATTACCAAACCATCTGAAATTCTTAAAGACTTTAAGGTAAAGATAAGTTTGGATCCAGGTGTTTCTGATTCTGAAAAAAGAAGAGCAATAAGTACGCAGATAAAACTTGGAGGAAGTACAACTACTTTTAATAATCTTCAGAAGTTTCAACTAAAATGGTCTGACGACTTTTCGGATACTACTGTATCTAATGCAGAGAACCAGAACCAGTATGAAAGATCATTAAGAAGTACAGCTTCTCAAATGATCTCTAAGATAAATGCTGCTAATACCGAAACTGAACTTACGCAGGATGGTGTTACTAATGCAGATGATTTAAGTATGAATCATTTGTCCCGTAGACGTAATCCGTTTGTAAAAACATCAGCTTTCTTCAGAAGACTGTTTGATAAAAACGGAGAAAAGAAAACTGGCATTGTAAATAATAAAATGACTACGGCTAAAATAGACCTGATGAATATGTCAGGGGTAAGCCGAGAGTTAATCAATGTAAAAGGTATTGTTGAGAATTCTGGTATATCATCATCTAGCGCAGATGGAGTTACTAAGAGACTAGAAGACATGCTTATGATGATGTTGTATGGTGTCAATGAAGCAACACGTCACGCTGATAAGTCTACTACATATTTATATAAGGTTCTAGATGAGCAAGGCAATGTACACTTAATTGATATTGCTTCTTTCTCTGATGCTGTTGGAGAAAACAGTTCTACGGGGGTACAGAAATACGTAAACCAGCTTGTACAATATTTGGCAAGTGAATACGAACGTATTCAAAAATTAGAAGATGGTGATGAAGCTGGAACTGTTACGGTAGGTAAATCTAATTATTATAAGACAGGTACTCAGTTTGCAATCTTTGATAGAATTTTATCTGATACTACTAAAAACAAACTGAAAACTTTCCGTAGTGCCAAAGCAAATAGCATTAGAACTGCTGAAACTTTTTATCGATACTTGAATGATCCAATCAACAGAGATCTTAAAGATACTGTTGAGAAAGAAATCAAAGAGTATCTATTTAGTAGAAGTGGGGTCATTACTGAAAAATTAAATGAAGTAAACTTCTTTCAGAATGATCAGCTTGTAGATGAGCTTGTTAAAAGAATGCTCCGCACTAAGAAAAAGGGATATGAGAAATCTGAAACCTTTACAACGTTATCCAGAGATAGAAAGAAGGAGATTGTAGATTCAATAGCTATTGCCTATACCGCAAATGACTGGTTGCATAAATATGAATCTACTCTTTTGTTCTATGGTGATCCTGCATTATATGACCATAGCAAAGATGAATTCTTTAAAAGAAATGCTGGTTTCTCTGCTACAGGAGACATTCCTCGTACAGATAAATATATGATTGAGTATATAAATCAAAAACTTCAGGAGAATTCTTTAGCCGGTAAATTAGGTATGAAGCCTAAATCATTTGGCAAAGTAATGTCTGCTGCAGTAATGCAGGATACAGCTACAAAATCAATTTATCTAGAGGATTATCTTAAGTATGCTAAAGAAAAAGAAGAGGCAAGACTAAGAGGCCTTAACTTATCCGATGAGAAAATAAATGAAGCATTAGCAAAAATTGAGGAAATCTTCAATGATGCATATGCAGCTATGAAAGAAGGTGATGGTCAAGGTTGGATCAACTTTGATGCATACAGATCTTTATTGTTATCTCTTAATAAATGGTCTTATTATCAGGAACAGCTCTATAATAAAGTAGTAAATAATGAACCAGTAGATGTAAGTGAATTACTTCAGTTCTTCCCTGTTAAGAAGATGCAATACTGGGGACCACTTAAGACAGACGGTCTTCCTGTATATGGATTCCATAAGTATTCTTTGATGCCGTTAATTCCTAATGTTACCGTAGGTACTCATATGGAAACACTACAGCAAAGAATGTTGGAGCAAGGTGTAGACTATGCAATGTTCCAGTCTGGATCTAAGATTAATACAATTACTAATGAAGAGGGTAAGGTAGATAAGTTCTATAATGATAACACTAATAAGACAGATCAGGGTGTAGCATTTGCTAACCCTGCGTATACCTTTACTAAGAACAACATATTCCTCGATTACTTTAAGGATCAGCTTGAAGTAAATGATGCATATAAAGGATCTGTAACATTCCCAACACAGCTGAGAACCTTGATTGAGGAAGGCCTTATGGAGAATGGTGTTCCAACTGATTGGAAACCAAAACTTAAGGATAAGTCTGAAAGAATTAAAAAGTGGAAAGAAGAGACCGATAAAGAAGATTCAAATAACTATAGACTCCTTAATCTTTATGAGGCTAAGCTTAGAAGATTAGTTAAACTTAAAAAAGAAAAATTAAAGAAAGAGATTGGTAATAAGCCGGAAGACCTGGTCAAGTTCATAAGAAAAGAACTGACTAGAAGAGAAATGGCTGAGCATAGTATTGACTTTGTTGATTTTGATGCACAGAAAAACAAATTCAAGAATAGCTTAGACCTGTCTTTGATGGCAGACACTATTGAAAGAGCACTTGTTGCTGTTGTACAAAAGAATCTAATAAACCAAAAAGTAAATGGTGAGAGTCTTGTACAAGTAGCAGGTACTGGATTTGAAAAAGCTAATTTCCGTAAACCATCTAAAGAAGAAATTAAAGAATACGGCCAAAGAGGTTTAAGATTCTACCATCTTAAGGATGGAAAAACAAAAGCAATGCAAATAAAAGTTGCAATGCAGGGTAAGTTTAAAGAACTTCTAAAGCTACAAGATGTAAGAGATCTGGCCAGAGAACAAGAGATATCAGAACTGGATGCATTAAACATGCGCCTCAAAGATCAAGAATGGGTAAATAATAATAGAGATCTTATTACATCTGTTGCAGTAAGGATCCCAACCCAGGGATTAAACTCAATGGAGTTTATGGAGATAGCAGAATTTTTACCTGAGTCTGCCGGTAATATTATTATACTTCCTGCAGAAATTGTAGGTAAAACAGGTGGTGACTTTGACATCGATAAGATGTTTACACTGTTTCCAAACATTAAAATTGATGAGAATGGTCTAGCACAAGTTGAATCAGGTGATACTATTGCTGGAATTGAAAACGATATCTTATTTATTACAAAAGAAATTTTGGAGAAAGAAGATAACTTCCTTTCCCTCATAACTCCTAATACAACTATTACCCTTAAGGCTATTGCAGAACAGATTGCTGAAAAGCTGAAAGGCAAAAAACAAAAGAGATCTGCAACAGATATTTTTGAATCAGAAGTTAACCTAGAGAAACATCAGTCTAATAATATTGGTAAGATGATCCTAGGTATTATTGCTGTTAACAATACCTTTAGCACAATATTCAATAGAACAGGTCTTGTTTTACTTCCTGAAAGAGTTGTAACCAGCACCGAATCTGGAAATGTATATGGTAGGCAAACCCTAGAACTACCACATAACACTATAGATGGTAATATCTCATTGTCTAGTTTATACTCTGCTGATGGAATTGATAAGATTGCAGACTTAATTAGTCAAATGATCAATGGTTCTGTGGACGTAGCTAAAGATGATTGGATCTTTGATTTGCAGGCTGATAAAGAAGCTATTTCTAAAATTGTATTCATGATTCAAGCCGGTGTTCCTGCTAAACAGGTTGCACTATTTATGTCACAGCCTATTATTAGAGAGTACATCAGAAAACAAAAAATGCTTCGTAGTAAATTCAATGAGCCACTTGGTATCAAAGATCCTGGCACATACTATAGAATTACTGCAAGAGATCAAATTTTATTTGGTAAAGAGTTTGGATTTGGCCTAAAGAAAAAAGATTATGAAAAAGAAGGTACTGTAAAGAAATGGATGCTATGGCCAACAATTGAACGTCTTGCTGAAACAGCGGACAAAAATCTTTTTTCAGAAAAGTCACTTGAGGATAATATTAAAAGCAAAGAGTACACAGATGTAGATAGGGCAGTGTTTGCACATTACCTAGAAATAGAGGAGATGGCAAATGGAGTTACTAATCTTACACAGAAGTTAAACTTTGATACTAGTAAGACCTCTACACTATTTGAAGCAAGAACAAAACTTAGTGACTTAAACGACCTAGCAAACGGTATATCACAGGAGTCTATTGGTATGATTATCAATAATTCTCCGAAGGGTGCATTTAAGATTCAAGACTTTATCATTGATGTATTCAAAGATATGTTTCCATTAAGAGATGGTGACAAACTAAATGATCATATATCTGAATCCTTATTAGCACGAGATAAAAAGTTTAGACAAAAACTGTCAACACTTAAGAAAAGAATAGGTATGACTGATGATGAGGATGTGATCAATAAATATAGGTCGGATCTTATTTCATTTATCTTCCAACAGCATTATTATAAGTTTGATCAGAATGCAAAAACTTATAATGGCGTAGATCTTACTTATGATATTCAGGAAGTAAAGTCACTTAATAATGGTGCTTTTGTAAAGGACGGTGTACTCTATGTAGATAGAGCAAAAATTAAAGAGATTTTTAATTCTGAAAGATATAAGTCTGGACAAGCCTGGGCATATGCAATTGCTCCTTTGGATCCATCTGTTTTATCTCTTTATGATAAAGATGTTGCAGAAGCACTATATAGTAAATACACATACCAAAGAGAGATTAATAGATCCATAGCTACAAATAGTTTTGAAAATGTATCTAAGACTAAGGAATTCTTTGAGTATAAAAAAGAACTTAAGGATGATCCAAACGCAGATTTCAAGGCATATGAAATGGTCCTTAGAGATAGGACACTAGATGGCTTGAATTACCATGGACACATGTTCTTTGGTAAAAGAGCATATGCTAAACAGATTATGGCTCTGAAAGATACTAATCCAGAACTGTTTGAAAAGTATCAATTCCTCAGCGACCTAGAGATTGTTAATACTAAATATGGGGTCACAGAAATATCTAACCTTAGAATTGGCGGAAGACCAAGAGGAAAAGATATAGAAAGACTTTATGATAACCTTCAGGAACTTTCAGATCCAACAGTAAGAAAAGTAAAAGATTCTTTTGAGAATGCTGTACTAAGCAATCTGTTTCAGAAGATGACACACTTTGCATTACTTCAGTCTGGTATTGATACAGGAAGTACATTTAGTCTGATTCCATTTGTATCAAATGAAAGTTATCTTAATCTAGTTAAGGAACCATATGAACAGTTCTTAGCTGATTCTGATACTAGACCACTAGATTTATATGATAACTTGTTTGAAGCACAGTATTCCGAGGAAAGTAACAAAGCTCTGAAGGTAAAAGTAAAAGCTTTTGCTAAATCCATTTATGGTATAACACCGTATGAAAGATATACAAGGGAGTATATATCTACTCCTAATGAAGAAAGTGTAGAAATTACAGCCCTTGATAAAGTTAGAATAGCAAAAGATAACTTAACTAATACTTTAGTATTTGCTCCAATCAGTACCACGATGCTTACTGAAGCTATAATGAAAGAATTTGCTGAAGCAATTAAAGCATCAGGAAAAAAACAACTTGTAGTATTTAATGAGATAGATGGAAGAACTAAAAATGTACAGGGTAATAATTCTGTATATAGAGCAATGGGTGATATGTCCTATGGTATTGTAACTAAAAAAGGACCTATGCCTACTAAACCTGATGGTAAACAGGATAAACTAGCAATGTTTACTGACCAGACCCTAGATAACAATAAGACTATGATTGACGAAATGATTAAAGGCCTTGCTGCAAAACAAGCCGAAGGTTATGAGTTAATCTTTGATCTTAATGGCTATGGTCAATACATGGCAGGATACAATGAATATGCACCAACCGGAAAAGACAAACCTGATTTTGATGCATCAGCTCCAGAAACTTTTAACTATCTTTCGCAGCAGTTATTTGAGAACTTTGGATACTTAAATCCTAATTACTTAAAGACACTTGAGGGTAGAAGAATTGTACAGTCTAGACAGCCTGTAACAGATGACGAAATATTTGACCTTAAAAAATCTTGTAAATTAGCGTAATGAACTCTTGTCCGATACCATCAGAATTTGAACCATTAGTAGAACATGCTAAGTCCGTAGGTATACCTGAAAGGTCTGCTGTAAGTCAGGCATTAAGAGCATATATGATTCATAACTCCAATCTAAAGCCAGGAGAAGAACCTAGTATGCCAACTAATTATGAGTTCAATAAGATAATGGATGATTATAATATCTTCATTAACTCTCCTGATAGGCAAACGGTTACAGAAGCTCCAGTAGGTTCTAAGGATTACTTTGCTGATATAGAAAATGCATTTCCTTGGTATAAGGTTATAAGAGAAGGTCTGCAAGTTGACACTGAATCTCAGTCAAATCTTAAAGGTCGTGCTATTATAAATGCTATTGCAGAAAAACTAAGTAGCAATTTAGGTGTACCCTATCAGTTTGTTACTGCTGCTGAGGCACAAGAACTTACTAAAGATGTAAATATTTGGTCTGGACAACCTGCATTTTATTTCGGAGATACTATTTATATCCTACCAGAATTAGCAACAGAGAAATCTGTCTTCCATGAATTTGCTCATCCATTAGTAAGAGCTATTGCAACAGCTAATCCTGAGTTATTCAAGAATCTGTACAAGCAAGTAATGGCCACATCGAAGGGTCAAGAATTACTTGACCGTTCAAAGAAAGCTTATCCTTCTGCTGCACCAAATGATCCAATCATAATGGAGGAAGTATTGGTTATGGCTTTAACTCAGGCAGCAACAGACACAACTGATTCTGCATTTAACAAGTTCATTTCCAATCTGTTATATGCAATCAAGCAACTTCTACGCAGAGTATTTGGAAAAGTAAAAGTTGAAAAACTTAATCCTAATACTACTATTGGGGAGCTGGCAGATATGCTGATGATGGAGAAGTTTGATATAGATACAAAATCTATTAGCCGTGAAGACATTGCTGCTTACATGACTGAGTATGATAACCTTATTGAGTCTATTGATAAGTTATCTCAGAGTACATTACAGGGGTCAACTGATGAATTATTCAATATGATCTCTGGTCATATTCAGCTTATAAAAAACAACAAGGACTATAAGGCAATGGATCAGATCCTAAAGGATTTGTACCAGAGATCTGACCTGAAAGAAATTTATGAGAGTTTAGCACCATACCAAAGTAAAAACGAGTATTTAATAAACGAGATGACTCGGCTCCAGCAGGATGCAGAGTTTGCTAAACAACATACAAAAGCATTCCTTGATAGTCTGTTGCGCCTCAATGCAATGACAGATAGAGTACATACTGAACTTATCAATCTTGTGAAGGATATGAATTCCCAAGATAATGTAGGTAAAGTATTTTACTTTAACAACATTATGAACTCATGGGATGAGTTCTTAAATGGTATGGAGACTACCATTAATAATGAACTACAGTCTGGAGCAATTAAGCCGGACAATCCTATTATATCATTAGTTGGAGGTATCAGAAGAAAGATATCTAATGCACAGAAGACAGCAAACAAAGTATATGCTGAAGGTGTATCACAGGTTCTTAAGTCTCAAATAGCACCAATGAAGACTGCTATTGATGAGAAGTATGACCAGATTATGGAGGATCTCCGTAAAAGAAATGCTCCTGCAAGTATTATAGCACAGAAACAAAAAGACTATTGGGGTCTTGAGGGACCAGAACTTGCTGAATTCCTAGACCTTAAGAATAAAAAAGATAAGGGATTACCAATGTCTTCTGTTGAATCTCATAACTACGAGATTCTAAAAATGAAGAGTTATAGAGATGGTGCATATCTTACTGATGAGAAGATTGATTACCTAATGACTGGCAGACTTGGTGATGGTCATGCTCTTAATTCTTTTATAGAAGGTTTTGTATATAACCAAGATCCAATTGTATTTGGATTTGCCGGATGGGTAAAGGATAATCTTACTGAAGTATTTACCTCATCACAAAGAAAAGGTAATTCTTTTCTTAATGAGGTTAAGCCATTACTAGAGGCTGCTGGTTATAACCAATCTAACCCTGCTGCATTCGGAAGAAGAGCAACCTTTAGAGATAAGAAAGGTGGTGTAGATAAAGATGGTAAGTACGTCACTAAAGATGTAAATACTATTATCAATCCTTGGAAAGACTATAGGGCTGATATTGCTAGATTAGAAGCAGAGATTAGAGCAGCAACTGAAGTAGCATATTCATCAGGAAATAATGATGAGGTTCTACGACTTAAGAAAGAAAAACGAGACTACGAACAGAAGTATTTTCATACCCCATATACAGAAGAATACTATAAAAGATTTAGTGTATTTAATCAAGGTCCTGGAGATATTATTGGCGCAAAAGCTGAGGCTGCTAGAAATGAATTATTATCAAAAATTCAGAATCTTACTACATCAATTGGTATCTCTACAACAAATGAGAACTTTGATACTAGAGATGAACTAGCTAATCTTTGGAGAGAATACAGACAGCTGCATTCTAACTATACATCTTCGGGTCAATTAAAAGATGCTGAAGGAATTAAGATTGCAGAAAGACTGAGAGAATTTAGAAATGCATCTAAGGATCTATACGATAATACTCTTATCCCTGAGTTGTTTACTAGTTCTCTTGCTGCATATGAACAGTCCCTTATTGACCAAGGCTATGAGAAATGGGGTGTACCATTCATGAAGCTGAGAAATAAATGGATTGAAAAGAACACCAGAACTGTAATCAAAGATAACTTCTACGCAGAGCAAAAAAGAATTACAGATGAGATTAAGCAGATAAGTAGCAAGCTACCTAAAAATCTACAGGCTGAGTTTGATATAAGCAAACACTATGAGAAGCTTCTGCAGTTGATGAATCCTTACAGAGATGAGGATAATCAACCAGAAGCTACAGCAATGGACTTGCGTAACATCGAAGCCATTAAAGAAACTCAGGAATTAATTAATCTTGCAAAAGAAAATCTACCTAGACTTACTGGTCTGACACAACTGGAGCATGCTACTCTTAGTAATTACTACGAAAAATTATCTGAGGGAGAACCTGTTACTAAAGAAGAAAGAGAAGAAGTAAAAGTACTATTAGATAAGAAGTCACAGTTTGGATTATCTAAAGAAGATAAGGCTAGACTGTATGAATTGTATGCGGAATTAGGAGAATTACAGAAGTCATATCCCACAGACTATTACATGGATATGTTTAACAACTATCTGAGTTTAGTTGACATGGATCTTTTAGAGTCAAACTTTGACATGAAGGATCTCACTATGGATACTGCAGACAGAGTTTTGAATATGGACTTCTATAATACTATAGTTAGCACTAATCCAGAATTCAAAGAATGGTTTGATAAAAATCACATTATCAAAACTGTTACTGATAAGTTTGGAGTAAAGACTAGAAAGATAGAACGTGTAAAGGCATGGAGTGTAGTAAGACCAAGGAACATACAATACTATGACATATTCAGCTTTACTAATTCTTTAGGTCAGCCTGAGTCTATTGTAGGTATGCCTAACCACCTTTATTATGAAAGAACGGTAAAGCAAAAGTTTGTTACAAAGCCTGTATCTGTACTTGAAGCAATTGAACAGGGAGATATTACTAAGGCCAACATGGATAATAAAGGTAACTGGTTACCTAGATTAGACATTGACGATAAGAAGTATGTAAATGAAAAGTTCTTTAATATCCGTGACACGGATAAGAACTTATACAATGCTATTATTGCTTTAACTAAATGGCACTTTACTTTCCAAGAGAATAGTCCTAATAGTTCTAAGTTAGGTTTTGATATACCCCGATATAGAAAAGAAGGTTACGAATCTAGAATGGAATACTTTACCGCCGAGGGTAAATTAGAAAATCCTATATCTAGATGGTGGAGAAGATTTAAATCATTGTGGCAACCCTCACCTGATGATGCCGAAGAAGGATACAACTTTAAGGATCAGATGATGATGATGGATGGTGAAGTATACAATGATCAGAATGCTGGAATTCCAATCACTGGTCTATCTGCATTAGAAGCAGATGACGTATCACTAGATCTTACTTATGGTATGTTAAAGTTTATGGTATCATCCGAAAAGCAAAGAAAGCTTATCGAGATGAATCCAATGGCTAGAGCATTGCAGATGGTAATGAGAGGTTCTGAAGATGCTATTAATGAATTTAAAAACATTAATAAAAGAACACAGAAAAATAACAGCACCTGGAATCTTGTTGGAGAAAAAACAACACTAGGTAAAAGCAAAGGAAAGTCAGTAAGGGAAACAGCAATAGATAACTTTATAGAAAGAGAATTTGAAGGAGTAGTACGCAAGGGTGTACTAGGTAAAGATAAAGACAATGCATTTGTTAACAAAGTAGTAGATAATATCATGAGATTATCTGCCTTTGGATACTTTGCTATGGACATACCTAGTGGTCTGAAAAACTCTTTTTCTGCTAGAATACAAAGTATTCAAGAAGCAGCTGGAGGTAAGTATTACAACATGACTAACTATGCTAAAGGAGTAGCTTGGTCAAATAAAACCATGTGGGAAATAAGTCTTAACGTAAATAAGTTTGGACCTAAGTCACATGATCAGCAGCTCGTTGAAATATTTGATGCTGTGCAAGGAAGATTTGAAGAAAAGTTTGCAGATCATGGTTCAAGATCATTAACTAAAGATGCACTTGGTGGATTGACCTGGATGACTAGCTTCCGTAAATGGACAGAATTAAATTCATCGCTGTCTATATTCGGCGCAATGCTGCATCACGAAAAAAATGTAGAGCAAACAATTAATGGAGTTACTAAAAGAATTGCATATATAGATGCATGGGAGACAGTAGACAATCAAATAAGATTAAAAGAAGGTGTAGACCCTGAATGGGGGATTAATGGTGCTAAGTTTAAAGCATTTAAGAATAAGGTACAAGGTGTTAATAACAGCCTGAACGGTTCTTTTGCTAAGTTTGATTATGCAGAGGCTGATAAGTTTATGGCTTTCAGATTTGTAATAGCCTTTAAACGCTGGTTCATTAGAATGTTCTTAAACAGATATCAGTACAGAGGTAGTATGCGTAATCCTAAATACAGATACGACGCTGCTGTAGGTGATACTGTTATGGGATTCCATGTTGAAGCAATGAGAGCATTATTTAGAGGAATACAAAGTAGAGGAGAATACTTTAATTTCTTATCCCCATCTGAGAAAGCAGCATTGTGGAAGACAACTATGGATGTAGCATACCTTATTTTATTCAGCATGGCTATATCAATGATCTTTGGATTTGATGAAGATGATGAAGATAAGTTTGAAAAACTTAGAGATAGATCAGGACCTCTTCCATTCTTTGGGGTAAGTGAAAATGAAGCTGACTTTAAATTAGGGGGATGGCTAACAAACCATGCACTACTTATGACAATGCAACTTAAGAATGAAACGGTTCAATGGTTACCTTTGCCTGGACTAGGTGCAGATAACTATCTAGAGATGCTTAAGATGGATGCAATAGCAATGAAAAATACTTTAGATAACTATAAGAAGATGGGTGGTGCATTAATTCTTGTTTCTGGTAATGCATTATTTGGAACAGATAGTACTAAAGCATATTGGGATCAAAGAGAAGGACCATACTCATGGATGCAAGAAGGAGAAGAAGGAAGTAAAGCATTGAGTTATTTCTTTAGATCATTCGGTGTTACAGGTAAATCATTAGATCCTGCACAAGCAACAACTAACTGGGTTAAATCATCAAATTGGAGATAATAGAATGGCAAAAACAGTATCAGTAAAGAATGCCTTTGCACCTAAAGGCAGCAGAAAAAAAAGACCAGGTGTAATATCTAAGACAAAGAACAGTGGTTTGAAGTCTAGTAAAAACTATAAGAAACCTTATAGAGGTCAAGGAAGATAAAGAAAAACCCCGGATTTCTCCGGGGCTTCCTCACCACAATAACAAACTAACACATCACACCAAGGTTGTGGCAAGTTTGCCAAACCTAGCTTCTTTTGTTTTGTCAACAATATTTATAAGCAGTTCTTCCGAACACCAAGCAACCATCATTGCTTTGATGTGTGTTTTAACTGCCTTAGTATCATTAAATACTTCAGATACTTGAAGTATCTGTCCATTCTTAGCTACTGTTTTTACAACATAGCCATAGACAGTTGTTCTTTCTTTCTCTCCAGTTTCTTCATTAACTACCATGATTCTTCTTTTTGAATCATGGATTTGGATTGTTGGTTCTTTCATTGGATTATAGCTTTAATATTAGGACGAAAATACGAAGGACCTTTTAATATTTTACCATCTTCTCGATAAATTGGTTTGCCATCAGCCCCTAACTTACTCATATTAGATCTATGAATCTCTCTAAATACTTCTTCAATCTTATGTTGAAGACCGTGCTTTAGTATTGTACCATAGATAATATAAAGCTGGTCCCCTAAAGCATCAGCAATTCCAACTAAATCTTCTTTTTCTACGGCCTCAAGATACTCATTGTTCTCTTCTGCAAGTAGAGAGTATCTTAATTTGCCTTCATTGCTACTAATAAATCTTGGTTTGTTTCCATCCTTCTGGTCAAACACAGTGTGGAAATCACCAACCATCTGAATATAGTCTCTCATATCTACTACTCGGGTTTAAAGGTATAAATTAATTTATCATGCAAGGATTCTGTATGACTCCAAAGATTATTACCCATACCCTCATAGTCAGGATAATTAGGATTATAATTAATTCGGCTATATAACATACCTTTAATTAGTAGCATATAAGCAATAGCGTCACCAATCTTTTCATCTATTGCCTCAGCCGTTGATGTCTCTGAAGCAATCATATCTTTTACAGACTGCAGGTGTTTAACAGCATATTCCCATGCTACCTGTTCAGCTTTACAATGGTACGACAATCCTCCTGCCGCCCTTTTAAAATTAGAAAATACATCTTCTGTAGATGCATACTCTGCATTCTTATTATGAAATCTTTCCATAATTTCAGCAAGACTATGCAATGCCATTTCCTCAAAATCTTTATAGTTCATAATTGTGCTATAAGTATGGGGGGGGATTTCATGCCCCTCCCCAGATTAATTAAAGTTCAGGAAGCTCTAACGGACTGTTGTCGTCAAAGATACTAAGAATCTCATCAGAATTTACAGGCTGCTCCACATCTTCAATAACATCAAATATATTCATTTGATTTTCAGGAACTTGCTCTTCTTCAGTCTGAGGAATTGCAGGCACTGCTGGTACACCGTGAACAATATTATTCATAATGTAAGCATGCACTCTGCTTTGATCTTCAAACCATGTCTTAGGATGCGAAGTTCTTAATGCAATACCGATGATATTGTAGAAGTTCCATAAGTTATTCTCAGAGTACTCATCAAATAACTTTACTTTTCCACACAGCATATCTTTGATTTGGGATACCTGTTCTTTATTAAGAACCTCTTCTTCAATAAACAATACACCGATGATCTCAGACATCTGCTTAAGTGTAAGTTCTTTTTGAATCATTGAATTCTTACTAGAACATAGATAGTTGTAGAAGATGTTAGCTTGATTAAGCTGTGTCTCAATCATTTCTACGGCTAATTGATCTGCATTACCTGTATGCTTTCTAGCAAAGTTGGATAGATGTCCAGCAAATACATAGGTATTAGTCTTTGCTACATAGGCACCGATACCGCACTTAAATCTAGTTGACTTATCATATGAGTTACCCCATACAAACATCATCTTTAAGTCTGGATCTGTACCGTAGTCTAGCAAGATTTTACCCATTGCTACATTTCCTGAATAACTAGAAGCATAAAGCTCTTCTTTAATGTTAAAGCCTTTATTGACAATAGTTCCAAGACTCTTGTCAATAATTGACTTATGGCTAATAGGGGTATATCTACCCCCATGATTTGGTATTGTAACCTGCTCCAGGAAGGAACGGGTTATACCCTTTGGCAATGTTCTGCTCATTCTAAAAAAGTGTTAATTGATATTGGTTTTGAGAACTGGTAATATTACCTATCTCTTTATAGATACGATCTATATAATACTTTTCATTCACATCATAATCAGGCCATGGAAGATCTATATATTCATTGAATACACGCTGTTGCCATCTTCCTGATTCTGTTTGTATCTCTCTACCATCTGCATTATTATGCTTTACTATTTTACATCCTTTATTGGAGACATAGTAACGTACAATTTTCTGCAACTCTTTGCTTATTCTTTCTACTCCTACTATACATGTTTCAATAAACTTCCAATCTCCTTTGGCTTTTACACCTGCACAATAATCAAATATATTTTTATTGTCTCGTAGATAATGTTCTGGTATTACATCATGAACGAAGTAATAATAAATAGCTTTAGGAATAATCAGGAAACTTTTGTTCTTATGAAGAGCTAAGTCTGCAAATTCAAATCTACCCTTGCATTTAGTTGCGTTATAATAATAGCAATCTTTATCTTGGGTAAATATATAATGCGGATTTTGCAACTTCAAGTTTTCCCACTCTTCTTTAGAGCATGCTTTTGTTTTATGTACAGCAATGTAATTGTTTACATCAGCAAGTATGAGCTTGTTATACTGGTCATGTTCAAGACTTAGCTTTGTTAGCTTCTCCCATTCTGCACAGATTTCTAGATACTTGTCTTTGTAATGCGCTGGTATCATCATCTCAAGACCATCTGTATTCTGCATAATAGGAATAGAACCTGGAATACCCATACTAAGCATCTCATATAACATAGTCAGACAAAGCTGGCCGTTAACAGTAATGCGCATAGTAAACTCAGGATCATACAGAAAACTATTCTCGTCATTGCTCAGACCATAAGTACTATTAAGAATAATCTTATAGACATAATTCCTAGGATCTTTCTTAGGTATCTTTTTCCTCTCCTCAAAGAACCATTGATACTGTTCACAGAATTCTTCTTTTGGTAAATGTGCTGGTGCCCATTTATTCATGATAGCCAAATTAGGATAAAAACTAGTAACGTCAGACGTCATTATTATCATTCCATCTTTTGCCTCATATATACCTGGAGTTGTTGCACCGTGCACACCGCCTAAACCAAAGTCAGTTTTAACACCCTTATGTGTAATAGAATACTTAAATCCACCTTTTGTATTTCTTGTATCAAGAACTATGGATTTAAACTTCTCTAGTACACTCTTAAATTCAGGATGTTTAAACTTAATATAAGGTAGTATAATATCATTGATCCTAATAGACTCTCTTCTTGTACGTAACTTATTAAGCTCATAGGTACTTATGCCTGTTTTCTTCTTGAGAAAATGTAGGAATAGTAACTTAGAAATTCTAGGTTCAGAAGCACTAAACATATCCAGTTCATACTCTTTTGTTAATGCCTTACGTAAAGCTATCTGACTCTTACTGAGTTCATATATTTTAGCCGTAGACTTAACGTCATTAATACAATACTGAATAATAGTATCTAGCTGTTCTTGTTTTGTTATAGACGTTGTATGATGAATCGGCATCTCTTGGATGTTATACCAATCCATGCTATACTGAATCCACTTCAAACTAGATTTCTTTGCAGGATTATCCCAATGATTTAGCTTATAAAGATCAATAGTATTTATTACACTATTGTTCCAGTTAGATTTAAAGTCTTGTTCATTAATAACTCTTTGTGCCTCCTCATATATTTCAGCTGCTATATCCTGTCCGTGCATGTTATCATAAATACCTACACCAAACCGACTCATTATAAACGATGTAATATGATTGTCGAATCCTATACCATTAAAACTGATATGGAATTCATCATCAATTACATTATCTACAAGAAATAAATATAGCTTCTGTACATCATTACGAAGCTTTGATATTACAAATACTCTTAAATCTTCAGGATCTTTATAATGTTGTGCACAAAGAACTGTACAATCTACTAATGTCTCATAGTCTATGATCCAATGATTCATTAGTCATTATTCTGTTACCTCTGTTTCAAAATACTTTTGGAAGTCGTAGGTATCTGAATTAAAAGCAAAATGTTTTACGAATGCTTCAATGTCAGTTCTTTCTTCTAGATAATACTCCTGATATGTTTCAAGAGTTCTTCTCTCTTCTTTAACCATTTTGTCTGCAGACTTTGGATTCTTTCTAGGCTCTGGGTCACCATTAGGATCTAGCTTTGCAATCAAATGGAATTGATCTTTCTTGTTCTTACCGATAACAGCTAAGACTTTAAGCTGTGAATCAAAGATACATTCTACAAATGGACAGTCTTCCGTTGCAGGAATCATTTTAAACGTCTTGTTGTTCTTCCAACTAGACGTAAATAACATCATATTATTCATGTTGGTTTTTTTAAAGATGCTGGAACAAAGATATAGATTTAATCTCTGCCTTCAAATTTTCTTTCTCTAAATCTGGCTTTGAACATAACTCCCCAACCTCACGTAAGATTTTCTCACTGACATTCAACAGGTTAGCATATTGCTCATAGTAAATTTCGGGATTCAGATAACTATTTATTTGGTGATAATTAGACTTGTTTGCCATAAAAAACTTTAGGATTTTATTCTTGGTATCAGTACTCATTTTAGAATACTTGCCATCAAGAAAATATCCCCAGTCTATAGCATATTCCGTCATATCAAAAACATAAACACCTTCGTCATCTTCAGTTTCATAATAAGAGTGAAACAATTTATTACTTGTAAGTTTTGTTTTCTCAAATCTTCTGAAGACATCATCGTCCCTTAGATGATATACACACACAAACTTCATATCTTCAGGAACATATTGACCGGTCCAACTGATATAACTTTCAATTGGAACAGCCTCAGAACCTTTTCTAATATCCAGAAGCGGATATATAAACAATCTAGACTTTTGGATATATTCAGTATACAGTTTATTAATCATGTTTATAGGGTGATTTTACCTGTTGCAAACTCATAAGGTAAAGCGTAGTATCGGTTATCATAATGATATCTAGCTACTTCAAGTTTGTTTCTAAGTTTTTCTCTCCATAATAACATAGTATTTTTTTCAACATCAAACACATATACCTGCTGATATTTGTCAATTACTAAAAAACTAAAGCTGATATCTGATGGATCAATCTGCTTTGTGCAAGATACAAGCTCAATATACATTGCTGCTTGCATCCAGTAGTTATAGTACTCAACTGTATCTGCAAAATCACTAATAGTCTTACTAGTAGTTTTAAGGTCGCAAACTGTAATCTTAGAATCCTTTGTTATAATTCTATCTACAATACCTTTAATACCAAAAGGGTAATCACTAATGGTACAGTTTAACATTACCTCGCTTTCTACATAGTCACCAGATAAAGTATCCATAGCCATCTGGTTACTTCTAATAACCTCTACTGAATTCTTTGCTCTAGTGTACATATCCTCATCAATAACATCCTTACCAGATCTATTTTTCAGGAACTCAAAATAACTTATGGCGTCATCCGTCAGGATTTTTTCTAGTCTCTGCTCATCCGTTTTAAGTCTCTGATGAAAATTAACATCTTTAAGGATGTCAAGTATTTCGCTCTGAAAACTTGACATTGATTCATCTGTACGTCTCTGTTCTATAGCAGTTCTAAATACACGATCTATTACCTGTTTGGTTGGACCTGTAGGTACAGACCCAGAAGCAAGAACAAATTGCTTATCAAATGATTCTGCATCAAGCAGAAGGCAGTGCAATAGCCTGCCCTCTACAAGATGCGTATCTGTTCTATCCTCCTGTTGGTTTAGAATGTAATGCTTATAGAATATAGACGGTGAATACAATAACTTATTTAATCCAGAGTAACTGAAATAAAACTTGTTTTCGTAAAATCTATCTTCTGCTTGGGGATCAAACATCTACTTCCTCTGTTTTGGTTGTTTGCATATATTCTTCGTACGGCATTGGTACAATACTTACTCTAAGAAGATTATTCTCCTGTATCTCGCGCATTATACCATAGTCACTAACCTTATTAATTATTTTCTCTACCAGTGCACCGTAGATTTCCTCAGTAAGGCAGCTGTTTTCTTTGAATAAAGCCAACGCTTCTATATTATCTGCATGCTGTAGCTTTGCAACTGCTGCCATAAAAGTCTTATGCGCCTTGGTATTACGATGTTTATAATAAGCAATGGCATAATTTACTTCTTTAAGCAGCTTCCAGATATAATAAGACGATGGACTTATGTTACAGTTATATAACATGTTCATTGCTACAGACTTATCTTCATCACTACCACGGAGCATCATTAGTAATGTATCATAGATATCTTGATCTATAGTAACCTTATCTATTCCCTTGAATAAACTATTGACACTAACAACAGGTAGTTTTTTAGACAGCATTGTATACAGAATGAAGGCACCATCATCGGTGATATATTTTCTTCTACGTTCATTAGCATACATTGTCCAGTCTTCATACCTACTGTTAAGTTCTTTGGTATACATTACACAAGTTTGCTGGTTAAGATAATCAGGACTAACCCCTGCTCTAGAAGACATGAAATTTATAAATTCATTCTTAAGACCAACACCACAATCCTCAAATTCTAGGACATTAGTATGCCCATCTATTAATAGTGCCCTAGAATCTACAGCATGATCATACATTGAAGCATAATCTGCTATATGATCATTGCCAATAATGAAATTTGCATTACTAATATCATTAGTAATCTTAAGCTCATACCTTTTGCAAATCTCTTTAATGTCATCTTTCTTAAGATTATTCTTTGGCAAGATAAATCCTTTGGCACCTTTAGGTATACTGGTTATATCTGTATACGTAGTAAAGACTTTATGTATCTTACTATAATTATCATCATTAAGAAAATGAACATTATAGTGCATACCAGGTCTGAGCATTAGCCCAGACCTTTCAATAAACTTTAATCTACTTAATTGTTCCTCTGTTAATTTTATGCTTCTCTGCATACATTATTATTTTACGGCCATTTTAACGATTTCAGGATCAATCATAAGCTTAGTAAACTTGGCTTTATTACCATTGATTACATTCTTAATGATGTGATATTTAATGTCATTAGTAAATACATCGGCAGTTACTATATTCTTTACGCGCTCTAGGATCTTATCTGTTACTGTCTCTGTATTACTATAGTTAACAGTATAATTAATAAGACGAGTAGCTAGAACACTTGCAATGTCAGCACGATAATTAGAACCTGTTCCAATTGTTTCATACATCTCAGACTTGATGTTATCCCAGTTCTGATTCAGGAGAATCTGATTAGGAGAAATCATCTTGTCAAGCTTGTTATTGATAAACATTGTAAACATTGTACCGAATGTCTCACCTACAGAACCTTCTGCAATAAATTGAATCATTGGAAGATTGTTCTCGAAAGAATCAAAGCTACTAATAGAGTTAAAGAATGTAGTAATACTACGAGCATTTGTTTCTTTAGTAACTAGCTCTGGATGCAACAATAGGAAGTTGATACAACGAGTATCTAGCTTTGCAGATTCTGCCCATTTTGCCCAGCAATCTATATCAAACTTAAGATTGGCTGTAATAAAACGAGTCTTCTGTGCAACGTCAATAGATGTTACATTGTAATCACCATTGTCAGGATTTGTAGTCAAGATGATGTGCCAATCTTTAGGAAGCTTCCATGAGATATATTCTTGACGGTCAATCAAATCCATACAAGCCTGTAGGAATCTTGAATCAGCACGAGTATAGTCATCTAAGATAAGAATACCACCTTCTCCTTTACCTTGAATCCATTCAGGAGCAGCATGGGTCATTCTCTTCTCACCTGTTGGTACATACTTGTTCTGGATATACAGAGGCAGAGTATTCTCAGGAACCCATTTAGTTACATCATCTTTCTTAATCTCAAATTCCTTCATAGGAAAACCGGTCAAGTCACCAATCTCCTCGATCTGAGCAAGATTTAACTTTACTACATGTAGTCCTAAATCTTTACCTATCTCCAAAATTGTACTTGTCTTACCGATACCTGCCTCACCCTCAACAGCAACAGCTACTGGAATCTTTCCATTCTGTTGAAGATATCTATTGTTAGATACAATATGATTGATGAAGTCTTTAAGTTCTGAAGTATTTAAATTTACTTGTGCCATGTTAGTTTAATTTAATTTGTGGTCCTTTTAATGATTTGTTTATGCTGCCACGGGTAGATATTACCCAAAGCATTTTACCTTTTACATTTATATCTGTATCACATTCGCCATCAGTAAGATAGAGAAGACACGTATACTTTCCAGTATTTGCATTATAATATTCTAATACAGGATCAAAACTAGTTCCACCTCTTCCGTGAACTACTAATTCTTGACCGCTTTTATATTCTCCAATATAACTTATAGCTGTATCACATTGTATGACTGTGATATCACTACCCGTTCTATTAATGTGATCTATCTCATGAAAGAATTCTTTTAACTCTTTATCAGAAACAGATCCGCTTGTATCAATTGCCACGAGAACATGTCGGCGTTGCTTAATCTTCAGACCTGGATTCTCCTCAAATCTTTTATTAAACTTACGTCTAAGCTTTTTGGTATATACCTTTTGAGAACCTCCGGTAAATCTTCTAAGATAACCCTTCCAATCAAACTTTGGTGGTTCCTTTACATTTAATTTCTCTAGAATATTCTTTAGTTCTCCTGGTATATTACCCCTTGACTTTTCTACTTGATCTTTAATCTCAGACAGAATATGCTCTGTTTGCTTTTCAATCAGTTTCTTTTCTGCATCACTGAGGTTTTCAAATTCACCCCATGATTCATGATCAGGTATCATGTCTCCCATTTGTGTATGGGATTGACCAGAACCCTGACCATCTAGCATCTCTTTAATTCTCTTACTAGCAGAACTATCAGGATTATTATCAAGTTCATCCTTAATCAGATCATAGTAGGTACGCCAACCTACTTTTTCTGGAAGATCCATTCCAACAAACGGTTCTGTATAAATAGTGCAGCCACCAAGAGGTAGATTATTTATATCAATATATTGATTAATCTCTAGGTCCATTGCAATATTAGCCAGCCTTGCCTCATACCCAGGATGTTCAGAACAGATATGAAAGAATGCAATATGTAGCAACTCATGCTTTAATAACCCGAGCTTATGGGGATCAGATAGTGACCCCCAAAACTCTGGATTAATTATAAGCTGATAGTTAATATTGTTCTTAGCAACACCTGCTGTGGGTACCTTATCAGACCATACTTTATTTAGACTAATCAAAAACAAACCATAGAATGGTTCTTTAAGCATTAGTTCTTTACTGGTTCTAGCCAGTGAATCTTGATGATTCATTCTTAATAGGTATTAGTTTTAAATTAAAATCACTTAGGAAACTGAATCCCCATTCCATCATGTTTCTTTTTATGGAAACCGAAAACTTATCTAAGAAATATTCCATAGCTTCATCCGAAACATTATGGTAAGTTATCTCATTATAGAGTGCATTATATGAAACCATGGTACCAAAATCTATATGTCTACAGATTAAAGCTAACTGGTTAACTATAGTCTCCATAAATACAGTTTGTCTACATTCTGTATTTGCTTCTTTATACATAATCAATAGATACGGCAAGTTTTGTACTACATCTATATGCCGTATTGTTTCTGTAGCAATAGTAAGGTTATCTCTATCGCTACTCTGCATCATTTTAAGAATGTTATCACAAATTTCAGGTGTTAACTTTAATTCATTAGTCATTGATATTCAATGTTTTAAGCATCCACGGTTGTGGATTATTCATAAATAATATCCATTCTCTTGCACTTGGTATGTAACCATTGCAGTCTTCTTTTACATGTTGTTCTCCAACATAACGGGTGTAAACTTTCTTACCATCAGAATTGATGAAGGAAGCACCAAAGATTCTTTCACATTCAAATATTCCCTCACTGTGATGACGGAATAGACGATGCATACTATGACCATACCAGGCCTTAGTTTCATCAAACCAATCATGAATGTCTGTGTAATCTTCTAGTTTACCACCCCATTTTTTGACAGAACTTTTTGCATGTTCATGGGGATGTGCCATAATCTAAATATCAATTTCTCCAACGATAGATGTTAACTCTCCAGATTCACTGTTAGGTTCTTCTACAAACTGGACACCTTCAATGTCCCATTCTTTTTCTTTAAAATTCATATGTAATGTACCCCTACCACCCTCATTATTATACCAATCATAACTATAGTGGTTAAGAATTATACGTTCTCCAATTCTCTGTATAATATCTATAATACGTTCGTCATCTACATCAATCTCATATTTTTCCTCGTCATAATATCTCCATTCATCTATGTCACCACTATCTCCACCACCAGAAAAATCTACTTCTACTTTATAAATACCTGCTTCTTTTACAGCCATCATAGCTGATACAATCTGTGCGTCCGTCATTTGTTTTGCTTATAAAATTTACCAAGAATATTTCCGTTAAGCCACCTGTCTGATTCTAAAACTTCAAATTTGAATTGATACTTTGTCTCATTATAAGACAGTTCAGATTTAGAATAACAGATTTTAAGGATGGATCTCTTGATAATTATACCATCCTTATGTGCTTGCTTTAAGACATCATTACTACTGTAGTAGTTCTGATATGTAGATTTACGTACACGTTTGTACGTCTTCTTACGCTTATCCGTAGGCAGTGCCTTCTTACTAAGCTTGGTTTTTACATCTGCAAAAAAGTTTTTCTTACCTATGTAGGCAACAGCTTTGTTATTTATTGTTGCTTCCATAATGTATATAAAACCGATTGCACCTTCAGGAATCATGTCTTCTGTAAACATGACTCCATTATATATCCAACTCATTTGAGTAAACTATTTTTAAGGATTGGTCTAAGAATTCTATCTACTGTATCAATACCATGAACTTTAATAGAATCAGATAAATCCTTTTCTAGATTTAAATGTATACCTGGTATCTGATACAATGCATTATACTTTGCCATTGCCTCTATACCAACCTTATCATTATCAAGTAAAGTACAAATAGATTTATACTTTATTTTATATAGATCAATTACCTCTTTACGAATTATACTATTCTCACTGTCCGGCGCAATAACCTCTACAGGATATCCCATAGAGTCTATAGACATTGCATCCTTAAGAGAACTACATATTATCAAATACGGTTTTGTAAACTGCAGCTGATCAGTACCTTGCAGATAGTCTCTGACTTTTATGAATTTATAATCCAAACTCTTGGGTCGGTATATCTTACATATCTGATTATTTGAGTTATAATAACCATACATATAATTACCCTTTACATCAAACCCGGGCTTATCAATACAAGTAAATGCATAGTATTCAATAGGCTTTACATTAAATTTCTCAAGTGTCTCAGAACCTATGTTATACTGCAGCCAATATGCGGCGTCAAGATTATTCCAAGACCTTGTTACGACAGTAGATAATTCATATTTGTTTTCTTCAACAATAGGACTTATGTAATAGCCATTCTTATTTTTTTCCAGGAATACTGCATAGTCTTTCATTATCATCTGAACTGTCTCAGGATATTCTAGCTTATATAAATCTGAAACAAGATTTACATCACTGCCACCATAGCCAGTAGAAAAGTCTTTCCATTTATACTTACCGTCTTTATAATAGATATAAAAACTTGGGTTAGTATCCTTATGATTAAACAAGGATTTCATCTTAATACTTTGACCTGTAAGTTTTTCAGTTAGCTTACAGTAATACTCATATATCCATGTAGATGGAACTTCATCTATTGAAACTACTATAGATTTTGTACTAAGCATGTTGTAAAAAATTAAAGGGGACAGATAATTCTGCCCCCTTTGTTAATCAACAATTTAATTACTACAACTCAAAGTCATCAGCCAGAGACTTCTTTGTTGTATTTTCACCAAAAGTTTTAACCTCTACGGTTTTGCTTTTCTTAATGTGAACTTCAGTATTGAACTTTACTACCTTACTCTTTACTTCATCGATACTAGCACTTTCATATGCTATACCATCCTTAGACCATTTGGGAAAATAAAGATCGTGATTAGTATAACCAGCCTTGTTCTGATATTCTTTGCCTGCAATACATACACGCAAAAACTTATTAGCAAAAGGTTTGTCTTGATTAAACTGATTAACTAATGAATCAACTGTATCATGCTTCTCATCTTGAGATTCTAACCATGCAAGTGAACCAGTCTCTTTACATAGATTCTTAACTGCTTTTAGGATCTCCTCATCTCTTACAATGACATTACCCTTTGGAGTTGTAGCATCTGCAAATGGATACTCGGTAAGCTTTACACGACCTACCTGACCTTCATGACGACCCAAACCTGGGTTATCTTTATCAATATAAAATCCTTCAAAGTCATCACCTAATGCAGGACCTTCAACATCTAGAATGATATTGAAAGCTTCCTTATTATAGGGTGTTGCTTCAAGTCGGATATTATAAATTTTTACATTTGCATTACCGGGAGATAATGTCTTTGCTACTGAGGACGATGATCCGTTTTCTTTAATGTTTTTTGTACTAATCATGGTTTTAAATTTAGTCGATGAAGATTTGAGACCAGTCAACTGTTACGCTACCGTCCTCATTAATTTTTGAAATTTCAAATTCTTTATTCTTTAAATGAATAGGTCTAGCACCACAAGATACATCATCCTTGGTTTTAAAACTAAGAATGTTAGTATCTCCACGTCGGTACAAATAACCTATAGCATCAGAGTGCTGCATGATAATTCTTTTAAGTTTACCTGTTAGGTCTAAATCCATTGATGTGAATTCAGATCCGTTCTTTTCCAGCAGCACATCCTTTACGTGACCAGCAAGAATAACTCTTGGTGCCCATTTCTTAATATAAGCAATAATTGTAGAGAATGCTTCACGAAGCCAAGGATAACCGGCACCATTAGGTAGGTTAAGTATGTTGCCATACTTAGGCTTACCCTCTGAAAACCAGTTCTTTCCCATTGGAGATTGAGAATAAAGTTCCTCTGCAAATGGGACACAAATTTCTTCTAAAGCAGTAATTGTATCTACAGCTACGTACTTATAGGGATAACCTGCATCCTTAATTGCTTTACCAATTGCTTTAATTTCATCTACATTAGATGCACCAATCTTTAAAGCCTCAACATACTTAGAACCAGATTCTAAATCTAGGATTAGGCAATCAGGTAGATCAGCAAATAACGTAGTCTTACCTACCTTAGGCTTGCTAAATATTACAAGATTCTCTGGACTTGACGTATCAGGCTTCTGTTTCTTTGTTGGCAATACAATTTCCATTAGCTTTTAATTATTTGATTTAGCCACTTCTTTCTACTTACAGGTTTCTGCAACATGATTGCTGCTAAATCTCTAAGAGTTATTCTATCCAGGGGACAGTCCTCATCTGGATCCATGATCTCATCAAATGTATCAAATGTGATTATATCAGATTCAGTTGCTTCAATCTTTGTAGAAACTGTAACTGCTTCTAATTCACTAACCGGTACAAGATATCTACGATCACTGCTGTTTTCTAATTCAACAGAATCATATTCTTCTTCCCAATATTTATTGTATCTCCACTTATACAAGGTTCTTTCCTCTGTCTCAGGTTCAAATTCTTTATTTACAAACTCCGTGTAAATATCCTGTCCCTTCTTTAGCTGACTTGGAAATAAACTAACATGCAATTCATTCTTTGTATATGGCTTATATGCCATCGTAGGTACAAACAGTGGATCATCTATACCGAGTGCCTCAAAAGTTTTTTGATGATACTCTACAAGATTTTGCATCCTAGCTTTTTTGTCAAGCAGGTTTTTCTTTTCTTGAGTCTTAATCATTATTTTGTATTTAAACGTTTTTCTTGCTTCGGTGGTGTCGGTATTTCTACTACAGTCATACTTTCAAAATTACCTCTGAAGAAACTCATTCTGGTATCACCATTCCTGCATTTCAGAAAGTGCATTACCATAACTCTTTCATCATCAATAATATATCTTTCAGGACCGTAGTACCGAATCTTGAAATACCCTGGTCTGTTTAGACCAACAACTACGTCAGCATGCTGAAGCAAAGCATCGGCACCCATAAGATCTGAAGATAAGATATAGTTACCAGCCCTACCATCTTCATTTCTCTCTGGATTATCAATGTTTCTATTAAGCTGACTTAAAATAATAAATGCAATAGGATATCTTCTCTTAAGTTTTGTAAGAGTTTCTGCAAATTCATAAAGCATATCCTGCTTATTCTGTCCATTGCTTACCTTAAGCAGGTACGAATGGTCAAGAGTAATTATCGTATTGACATATCTTGGAATCTCTCCTTCTGCATTAATGTGACTTTCCATGTAATCAATGATTACATCTTCAATCTCCTTAACAGTCATCGGAGTTTCTACTACGTCAATAGGATACTTTACTCTAATCTTTGCATAGTCATAGCATTTTAAAAGAGTTTCATCATCTAGCTGACCATTAGCACTACATAAATCTTTGTATGATCTATTAACCACACTAGAGAATTCACGCAATGCTGTTACTCTGGAAAGCATCTCGAACTGAAATTCTAATATCCTAAATTCTTCACCTTTATTCAGTACAAATGCACTATTTACAATATTGTCTTTTACTAAAGTCTTACCTGCACCAGACCTACCTGCGATAACAGTTAGAGTATTCCATTCTATACCGTCGGTAGATGCATCATTAAATTTAGGCCAAGGAGTTCTGATACTACGTATCTTACCCTCTTTCCTTCCTTTCATGTATTCTAGTGCCTGGACAAAACCATCTTTCTGCCCTTTCCAAGCATGATTTTTTTCTGCCATTATACTGAAAATGAGATTGTTACCGGACCAGTAACTTAGAATGATTCTAGGACTTTCCGGGATATAAAGCTATAACCTTTACTGAATAATTCCAAGAGAATACTGATAAAAATTATTTCCAAAAAACTAATCTGAATGTGCAATATATCGATACTAATTCTCCAGACAATTACATGCAACAAGAGCATGATGGATAACATCATTACTACAGCCGCCAACTTTCTATAATTCATACTACTTTTTCAGATATTGTGGCTTCATCTTCGTAACCACCGTTTAATATAATTTCACAATAGCTTGCCAGATCAGAGTCTTTAGTCTTATCTGGATTAGTTTTACCTATAAAGTACTGTGAATTTCTCATGTACATAAACTTCTGTTTCTCAAAACTATCCACATAATATGCTGTAGCTTTAAGTATTGTATCCCAACTGTAATCATAATTTTGGAAGAACCATTTAAATGCCTTTTCAATATCTCTTCTGTTTACTCTTGCAGACTTTCCACTGGGTAGTTTACCTCTAGGGAATAATTCCAAATACTGTGCAATAAAATCATCAGATACGATTGGCTTTTCCTCTACTATTTTCTCGTTGAATATGTCTTGTACCTTAGCTAATACCGTTTTACCATCCTCGGTTAAGGAATACTTTTCATCTAAAAGTTTTGTGGCAATAAGATTCCTCAGTTCTGCATGCGCATTTACTGACTTTGGCCTACGTTTATTGGCAATACACCATAAGATATGAAAAGCATTAGGAGTTACATCTAACTCATCAAGGATATCGTAAAACTGTTTGATCATCATAGGTAAATCTTCTATCTAATGCATTCTGTGTATAATCAACCTCTCTAGTTCTAAATTTATGGGTAGTATCCAGCTCATTAGCAACCTCAGAAACTATTCTTTTTGCTGCACCATAATTGATCCCAAATATAGATAGAGCATCATACAATCCTTTTGCCTGTACATATCTTTTATTACTAAAAATTATAAAAGTATACTCGCCATTATTGACGTTAAGATAACCACGAACAGATATGTATTCAGGAAGGGGTACATACTTTTTAGTAGGTAATTTTTCGGTTTCCATTTTTTTCTAGTTGGTTATTTATTTTATTCCACAAATCATTGCAATCCCAATCCGTTTGATTAGTATATGCGGCACTAGCAGGATGTGTAGCAAATATCTTATAATGATTATCGGGTATCATATCAGCATACTCCTGTGCCTTTTTACCGAGAAAAACATAAATAATTCCAGGCTTGTTCCATATAAGATGGTCAATTAATGCTGCCGTGAATGGCTTCCAAATTAACTGATGAGTACCAGGTTTATTTATAGTTGTGGTTAAGGCACTATTCAACATTAGAATGCCTTGATTAGCCCATTTTTTAAGATCTGTAGATCTTTCTAATGGTTGGTCAACAGTTCTTTCAATAGAATCATACATGTACTTTAAAGATTTCTCTATTGTACCATGCATGCTACAACTAAAAGCAATACCATCAGCTACATTTACCTGAGGATATGGATCCTGACCGATAATAACTACGTTTACAGAATCATAGGGACATTCTTCAAATGCCCTAAATAAATTTTTAATTTGTGGTGTCCACTTTTTACCGTTAACTGATTCATTATAAAGGAATTCCAGTATTTTATCAAAGTCTGATGACATTATAAAACTTACGGTTGCTGGACCCCAACCTGCTGATTTCAATTTTTGAAACAGTTTTTCTTTTATATCTTGTAGGTTTATATCTTTCATCTATATTTGTGCATTAAATAAAATCAACATGTCAGAAGAAACAGTAACACCAGCAGAAGATCTTAAGCCAGTAAGAGCCGAGGTCTATAAAGAGGATACATCTATCAGTGTAGATATTCCTGTTGCATACGTGATGCGCTTTAACCAATTGCTTTTAGAATTTGTTCCATTCAAGGATCAGGAACATTTTACAGAAGTAATGAAGAATATTGGTGAAGGAAAGATTGAAGAACCGTTTGCATATCATTGCCAAACTATTCTTGCTTTCCTTACTCTTATAGAAACAGCTGCAAGATCACAAGATAAATTACAATGGGTTGAATACGATCCTGCAACTCAGACCAAGACAGTAGTTGATGGTCCAGCTAAACAAGACAATGTAGGATAAAACCTACATTGTCTGTGTTTTTTGGCTTTAATGTAGGTTAAATCCTACAATATCACCTATTTCTATAATGGCTTGGATGGCCAGACTCATCTCGTCTTTAGAGCAATCAGCAAAGGATCTGCATTGGCCATCAACACATAGTCCTGACCTTACTTTTACTTCATGTTTGACACTCTCAAATGTGTCACCTGTATATGTGGCGACTTCTCTTATGCACTTCATCAGTTTTGATAGCTGTGCATAAGATTTGTCTGCTGTAATAACCTCGTAGGTTAAAGAAACAATCTGACCTTCATCAAGATTTTTAATAAATATGTCAAGTTTTGCTAAACTTAGTTCATTTACAAGTATTAAAGTATTATTCTGCTTTTTTACCTGAATTGTTATTGGAAGCTGGTCTGCCATAATTCTTCTTCTTTTTATATGGACCTCGTTTTTTAGTCAAACCCTGCTGATTAGTAGCAGGAGTAACTACAGGAGCTGCCTCTGTCCTTACAGACTCTTTTACTTTCTTTGACAACTCGTTAATCTCCTTGTCTTTTTCACAAAGACTAACCTCAAACATATTGATTCTTGAATTAGAAGCAATAAGTTTTACATTTAGATTGTTAATCTCTGAAATTTTTGCATTCAATCCTTCCTGTAAAGAAGCAAGTTTATCCAACATTTTCTTGGATGCCTCTTTCCATTTAAGATCAACGAGAATACCAGTGACTACACCACCACCAATAGCAAATACTAAACACGTTAAAAAATGACTCATGATTTTTTGTTTTTATAGTTATTAATTAATTTGGTTACTTCTTCCAGATCATAGTATTCCAGTGATCCGGCAGCTTCGCCAAAGTTACTAAGAACTTTTGTAATTTCTACCATATCCAGCTCAGGAATATCCCAAAAAGTTTTGATCACATGACCATGTTCTTTAAGTATAATATCTAGAAATGTATTTAGAATATTCTTTGTTTTGTGCTTATTGAACCAAGGAATCATAGTTGTTTCATCAGCTGCATAGACACATATCTGCAAAAGCATAAGCAAATTAACAACTTTCAGTTTATCTTCTTCAGTCATATTAAAAGATGTATCTGATTTCATTCCAAGGAATTATTAAACCGTGAAGCATTTTAAATTGGTAGATGTAGTCGTCTTTTAAGTTGTGCTTATATCGAATATTTTTACCACCGTACTTGGATATCTTATCCTCCTGAATTTCAGGATTCCATAGCAAATTTTCACCAAGTATATTATTTTTTAGATTATACTCGTGTTTATTAGCATTATGCGTAAGAAATATTACTTCAGACTTTACCAAAGGCTTATACACAGGACCAACATACTTATCTACTAGCTGAAATAGTGCTGTATACTCTTGTTCCCATCCTTCTGTTACAATTACAGGACTGAAGTTTATATGTACCACCCAACCTTTTTCCATAAAGGGCCTAATAGCTTTTATTCTATCAATAATTTTACTGGTATTAGGTTCTAGCATATCAGCATAGTTCTGAGGCATAAGACTAAATCTTATTCTCATTTTAGATGCAGGATAGAGCTTTAATAAATCAGGATTTACATACTTGGTAGCAAAAGAACCATATGCTTTTTCATGATCACGGAAAAATTTAGTAATCTTTTCCATATCATAATACTTAGCATGCAATGCTAAATCTTCATTACAACCTATGTCATAAGTAATAAAGAAAGGATGTGTTTGATTAGGCTTTTCTACTTGTGCAAACCAAGAATGATGGTCTATGGCGGTTAGAATATCTTCTATATTCTTAGCTACTGTTAGACCTTTAGGTTTATGCCTCTTACAATAACAGTAAGAACATTCAAACAAGCACCCCTGACCAAAACTTGGTGCAATGAAGTCAGTAGATCTACCCGAAGGTCTGATCTGCATAGACTTCCGAGTAACTAATTCTACTTTACTCATAGTACTGCTTCTTCTAGTTCTTCTAAAGTAATACTATCTAGAACTTGGTCTAATGGAGCAAACCGGGTAATATTAAAGCTGGGTTCCTGTGTTTTACCAAATAGATCTCTAACATTTTTAGAATTTCTAATCTCCATTAATGTAACACCCATCTTATCATGCATATCATAGTATCTCATTTCTCGGATAGTATAAATCTTATCCTTAATGGGTCTATTAGGAATAATCTCCATTGACCGGGGATCAAAGACATCATTTATACATACTACTTGATCACCTTCTTTAATCATTGGCTCTTTCTCCTTCGTTAATTCTTTGGTTAATCATCTGGTAGATCTCATCTACAAGATTCCATTGCTCCTCAGGTAGTTCTCTGTACTTCCAGATTTTCCGGACATCCTCTCTGATATTATTCAGAGCTTCACGGTATTCCTCACCATTAATAGCATAGCGGAAATCATCTCCATCTTCAGGAAGATTAAACTCTAGTATTGCTTTCATTTATAACAAGTTTATTAAGTTTAGTAAAAAAAGATAAACTCTCATTTGTCACCTCTTTTTACAAGTTCAATCAACTTTTTAAGACAGGCAAGTTCTGCTTCTTCGTATGTAGTATAACTCATATTTCTTTGCTCACCATTAGGAAATATGACCTTAAAAAATTCACCCAAATCTGACATACCAGACTGTATAAAAAATCTAATTTTATACTTCTCTCTAAACCATCTAAATGCTTGTTGGTATAGTGGTGCTGAACAATTCCAAGTATCTTCTTTACTATTAGTATAATATTGTTTAATACTCATAACTGTAAGTCCAAGCACTCCTTTTTCATCATAGCAACCAAAACAAGGTTCATTAAACCCAAGCCTTTTAAGTTCTAATGCTTCTTGATATGGTACAAATTCTTTTTTCATTTTTTTACCTCCCAATAATGTTTACAAGTACCATCTTTTTCAAGTGGTATACCTAAAAAATAAGACTGTCTAAACTCAGATGGAGTAGCAGTATGTCTGTAACAGGAGTGTTTCAGGGGGCAATCACCCCCTGAACACATTGAAATATCTGGCATATACTTACCAAGAGGTTACGTTACTTACACAAAATCTGTCTCCAACATAATTGTTTGTCCAGACATCCTGATCAAAACAGAACTTCTTTTTGTTACCGGAACACTCATTACGAATTTCTAGCCAATAACAATTAGTTGCTGAATCAATGCCATCATTAGCAATAACTCCGCAGTTACATTGTTCAGTTGATTCAGGCTCCTCCTTTTTACATGAAGACAAAAAGATAAACAGCACAGATAGTACTGTAAATAAAACTTTTTTCATAATTGATTAAAATTTATAAGATGAAACTTCTTCTACCTTTAGAACCTTAGTAGTATATCTACCAGAGACAGCTTGTTTAATTCGAGTTCCAACCATTCTACTGCTGTTTGCTTTTTCATAATAAGTTATTTAATACCCTAAAGGGTATAATTTTGTTACTTATATAAAAATTATACCTGATCAGGTATATTATTCAAAATTTGCATAACCTAGATCCTCCCATACAGGAGGTTTGGTTTCATTAGGATCATTCATCCTTGTTTGATTTTCCGATACCATTCTTTTTACCCCAATTAATTATTGTTTGCTCTATTAAAAATAATACATCTGGAGCAATTACGTCGTCACAATCTTCTACACAACACACATCTCGAACGTAATATGGCTGAAAATCAGGTGGAACAGGTCCATCTACAATTGTTTTCTCTACTGTAAATATATATTTACGATCTAATTCTATAGTACCTTCATATACCTCGGTTACACTAACCGGGCTGCTGCCTATCTTGATCATTAAAAGATTGTATTAGTTTTTCTTGAATTGACTTACTTACTGGAACATCATCCCAGTAGATAAAAATTAAATCACTTGAGTCGGTCATAATCTTGTGTATAGCCCCAAAGGACCATAATGCAAGATATGAAATAAATACATGTAAGTGCTAACCACATGTCGAATTCTATATATCCGTATCGGCTGTAGTCGGCAATAGAGTTGATGATAGTAACAATCCAACAACCTGCTGCGATTACGTAATATATAGGACCATTGAGAAAGTCGTACTTAATGTATTGGAGTATCTTGATTCTGTTATCCATAAAGTTATTGAACTTATAGGATAATGCCCATCCAATGATTAATGCTATTCCTATAGCGAATCCAAAATACATAACGTACTTGGAGATCATGCCACCTATCAATGCAAATAATGCAGTAAGGGTTAGGTACATGGTACCATTGCTTATTGTAGGATGATCATTTACAGGCCTCATTCCCAAATGATTGCAATGTTATTCTCGTAGGCAATGAAATAAACTGTGTCATCAATATCAATGATTTCACAGTTAGCTAGTGCGGTACCAATATATACCTGATCTCCTGCCTTTACAGATGTGCATTCATCACCAGTAGCTACTACGTTTAGTTTACTCCATGACTTCATGAACTCTGCTTCTAGGTTTGCTTGTACATCTTCTGTAAGGATTACTTGACTCTCAGGTCTTACAGGCTTTTCAATAAGGATTCTCTTTCCTTTTAATTTAAACTTCATCTTCGTTGGTTTTTGGTTTATTTACTTTGTTCATACCATCTGGTATAAAATGATATCTGCAATAGAACCAGTCTCCGTATTTATCTATTTCAGATTTAGGGTAACCGTTTTCTATTAGCCATTCTTTTACGTTTACTACATCAGTAGGTATTGATTTTGGAAATCCATATTTCCAACCTGATGGTGGATCAATCATTTTCATGCGCCATCATCTGAATAGTAATCAGAAAATTCCTCGCCAAAACATTTGCTACAGATAATAGATGTGGTTAACAAATCAAAGTAGATGCTATCTACCATGTTCTCATCATCTTCTAATGCAGCTAAGTCTTGTGCACATTTATAGATACTGTCTTTATCGCAGTATCTACATAGACCGGTGCATGTGTCTTCAGTATCTAGCATTGTTCTTTTCTTTTAATTGTTTTCTATACCAAGTATACACTGTTTCAAATGGTACTCCCATTATTACGGGAAATAAAAAGAAAGCCACAAATATACTTAGTATAATCTTAGGAGTAATAAGTAAACCTATTGCTAGAAACAAACAACGCTGCATAAAGAACTGATTCATGTGCCAACGATCAGTTAGGAATACAAGTAATGTTGAGCTAAATGGAAACTTTTCTGGAAATGCTGGCTTGATTATACCGAGGTACCACCAATGACATTTGTATTCTTTTGACAAATCATACTTACAATGCCAGTCAATTGTTTTCATTTCCTCGTCTGCAAGAGCATCCATCTTTCCTTTAAAGACTCCTGCTGCAATAATTAGTAATAGAATTAGTGTAGTCATGTTTTTAATTTATGTGACCAATATACACTAAATAATCTATATTTGTATTTCAGTAGTTAAATCATTGGCAGTCAGTTGGGTATTGATACTAACCAACTCATCTATGCTACCATGCTTTACTGCATATTTACCTTTAGTATGTACAAGATGTGCACACTGTTCTGCTTGAATCATGTTGTGCCTACAGAATGCCATGAGGCATAGTATTACGTGCTCAAAAGAATTATGATTGTCGTTGTATAATACAATCTTAGGCTGTGACTCTATGTCTTCTAGTAATTCTTCAACGTGTTCTACCTGTGTATTCATGCTGTGAATTTTGAATTTTTAGATACCCACATAACTTTGGATGTGTCATAGTCTTCAAGTGCTGACTTGACCCATGTTTCATCAACAGTATTTCTATAGCATAGAATATGAATCTTCCCTGTTTCATCTGGATTCAAACGTAATAATCTACCCAATCTTTGAGATGACTTACGTTCGTTACCGTAGGAATGCATGATGATTCCCTGCTTTAAATTTGGAATATTAACACCCTCATTTAATTGTAGGACACATGCAAGTTTAAAGATATCTCCGGATTTAAATTTATCAAGGTTAGATTCAGAACTCCTATTACCACTAAAATAAGAATAACTACATAGTCTACTAGCCTGGTCTTTAGTATTAGCAAACAGTATTACTTTATCATTGATATAATTAAGTAACTCCTTGGCATATACCTCTTTACTAGGATAAGACATCAATGATTTCATCCTAAGGATACGCTTCATTTGTAATTCTTTCTGACCATTGGCACTGTCTATTGATCTACACCAGTACATGTAATCCTCATACTCAGAAGTATAATAACCACCTGTCTTAGTCTTCTTGAAATAGTTTTTTCTATTATCTAAATCAAGCATGTGTACGTAGATAATGTAATCATTTAGTATCCCGTCACTTACAGCATCATCCACCATGTAGGTAAACTTAATGGGACAATGCTTTGCCACCATTTCACCTTTCTCAGATGATGCAATCTTTGGTGGTGTACCAGTAACACCTACAACTATTCCTTTGTACTTAGATAGCGTATCATCATGCTTGTGCAATAGATTATGACACTCATCTAATATAATCAGATCATAGTTATTTACTGGTCTTTTGGGTAATGACAGATACGTACTGTAATGTAATTCTGCCTTAAAGTTTTCATAGCCATGTTTAATAATCTCTTCCTTCCATGATTTATGAATAGATACTTTAGGTGCAACGACTAATACTTTAATTGGTATCAGTTTAGTATTGGACAAGTATTCGATATAATCTAAACATATTTTAGTTTTACCTACACCCATACTGATACCTAAACCAATCCTTGAATTTGCAGGTAAAGCCTTTAATAAATCTAGAGCTTCTGCTTGTATATCATTCCTTGTCATTTGGTTTTATTCTATAATAAATTTTATTAGGATAACCTTCTGGAAAATACAATTGTAATATATCACAGATATATACTTCACCATAATACGAATCATACCTACCTTCTTCCATCTCCTCATTGTGTATCTTCTCAAGTATCTTAGCAGTATCTAAATAATACTTACTTACTTCAAATGATATGGACTCCGTAGATATTCCTACCTCTTCCTCAATTATTTCTGTAAGTGAGGCAGAAACTTTTAATTCTTCAGAGTCCCCTCTCCAAGTAGGTTCATAAAGGTACCAACATTTGGTACCTGTAGCATTGTCTTCGTATTTCTTAAATCTGATAATCATACCCAAGCGTTTTTACATTGCTTAGAAGTTAAGCTAATAGATTTTACAAGTTGACTATATCTTCCCTGATTAATGCCGTCACCATAGCTCCTAAAGATATGTAGGTCTGCTTTGTTAGGAGTAATTCTAAATCGTTTATTACGTACCTGATTGATTACAGACTTAACTGTATCTGGAGATAGAAACTCAGGTTCAATAAAGGTTGTAGCATAATCTGGTTCACTTTCATTTGGAAAGTAAACATCCGCCGTTACTACATACCCATCAAAGTTGTCAATGAATTGTTTTATCTTTCCCATACTAATGATATAGTTTTAATGCTTTTGCTTTTTGTGGATTATCATGTATCCATGTATGACACATTCTACATATAGACATGAACTCAGAATCATCAAGATATAATTCTCCGACTCTTCCTTGCTTGTGATGTATATCTGTGGCATTGAGACTGCAACCTGGCAGTCTTGCTTCACACATAGGATGTGTAGATAAATAAACTTTTCTTAGAGCAGTATATGCAGCATCCAACTTTTCTTTCTTGGAAGATTTGGGGGACAAAGGTTTCTGCTTTGTTGGTTTAATTTTGTCCTTACTAGAATGGCAACTCCAGCAGTCCTTACAGAACCTCTGTCTCCCCTCTTTCTTCCATATAGGTTTTTGAATGCCGCAACCGCTGCAAATTTTAGGCTTTGCAACTAACATTTGAATTGTTATTAAAAACGGAAACGGTAATTTACGACTTCCTCAACTTCATCATAAAGTTTAGGATCAACCTCACCAATAATTGTAGCTATTGGTTGTAGTTTTTCATGTAAGTTAAGAACGTATTTGTAATGATCACTGTTTTTAATCTCAACAAGTTCTTCTTCAAACAGATTGTTTTTGATTATGATACTACCCATATCAAACATGTCAACTATAGATTCATATTTCTTATCGATAAGCACAGTCTCATACAAATCATAAACAGATTTGTTTGCAAAGTATACAAACAACAACTCTTTATTGCTTAACTCATTTAGATTCATCTTAGTTCGTAAAAGTTAGACGGCAATACTTTTTCCTGAATCAACTTCTCTATGATATTTTCTTTCTTAATACCTAGGTCTTTGAATTCAGTGGTGCTAATGTACGCATCATCTACTATGCCGACAAACTTTTCAGAGTAATCTTTTGCAAACTTACTATGATGAAATAACTTACACAGAAAATTAGAAACGAAATCATGGATTAGCTCTTGCTTCCATATGTTTAGAATCTTTTGTGCACGGAGATTAACATTATTTATTCTCTTCTTCTTGGCGTAATGCATGGTATCTATCTCCTCTTTAGAGTAAACGGATAACCCAAACAGTGCACGTTTGTAAAGGAAGTTCTGATAGGCATTAAACCTATCCTGTTCATAGATTACTTGAGATGTAAATCTTTTAGGGAATTTCTGATATTCAGATAGTTTTCCAGTGTAAATAACTTTTTGGTAGAGTGGCATAATAAATTGATTTTTAAGTTGATAAAATAAAATAGGGGGCTGTTACACCCCCTATTTAATATACTCGAGATACCTAAACCATTACAGACTGAACGGATCGTTATCCGTTTCTGTAACTTCTTCTTCTTCTGCAAATTTAATATTTGCCTGACGTATTGCATCACCATTTGTATGGGAAATAGTTTCATCAGTATCAGTACCGCTTTGATTGTAGAAACATTTACGGTAGATAGGTTGCTCATTTACCATACACACAATGCCAGTCTTACCAGCAACTTTAAAATCTAGTGATGGTTCTTTAGCATTAAATGGAGTCAATGATTCCTTGATAATGATTTTACCAGGAAGGATTTCTCCTGCCATAAATCCAAGGCTTTCTAATTCATCTACAGTACCATGCATCAATGCACTTAGTACTTTGCTACGTACCCAGCCTTTATCTGTAATGACTGTACGCTTTTGTTCTACACGGATATGACCGTAATTTGGATTTTCTTTAGATGGAATAACCACTTGACCAGCTTCATTAGCTGTCACATAAACTTTACTAAACATAATAATAAGAGATTTAAATTGTTAAACTAATTTTCAAGGTCGTCAAAATTTATACTGTCGTCCTTGACATCTGGGAATTCATCAGGATAAAACTCTTTATAATAAAAGTCTACATCCCCTGATTCAGCTTCCTCATCTGAATCAGTTTCTTCCAGTTCATCCTTATTGTTTAGTACTGAGTTCTTAAAAGGATTAAGTATTACTTCACCCATATTAGTAGCGATGAGGTATTGGATATCTTCAGGAGTTAAGTTTAAAACATCTGAAATATCTAACCAAATCGTCTTACCGTTAGGTAACTGATAATACATATATCAAAGTTACTCAGTCTAATAAATAATAGATTAACTTAAGATACTATATACAAAATAAACTGCATTACATAGCTAATTAAATAATATTACCGGGTAATACTGTAGGCATAGAAAGCTTAATGGTATTATCCATCATAATAGTGTTATGATTAAATTCTAAATCTCTATTACTTTCTTGACCATGGTAATCTATGAAAGTTATGACGCCGGTATAACAGTTTATATCTGTTCTATTTATTTCTTTTATTACAGCATATATACCGTCACCTGAAATGTATCCTTGCTCTCTTGATTTTTCATCATCAATAGAATACCATAAAGTTTTTCTCATAATTCTAACCTTATCACCGGGTTTAAATATGATTTCTGGAAATGTATCAGTCAATGCCATGAAGAAGTTCTCTCCATTATTACCTTTCATAATGATTCTTGTTAGATAATCAATCATTAATTTCTTATTAGCAATCTGATCAGTCACTACACTTTCCAGTATTTTTTCTATTGTTTTGGTGGTAACATTAAACTGAAATTGGTCTTGAGCCATAAATAATTAGGTTGGTTTAAGAATTTATACGATATTAGTATTATAAATATGTCATATGGCAGGAAAAAATAAACTATCTGGAGAGCTATGCAAGGCCTCCCTAAAGAAATTTCCAAATACACCATTACTTACATTAGCTAAAAAATTATACTCCGAAAACTCCTTACATTTCAGTAGTGTAGAACATGCAAGGAAAGTATTGTCTTACCATAGCGGTAAGAACGGTGTTAAAAATAGAAAATCTCTACAAGATAAATCTTTACAGCAAGAACTTACATATAACTATTCTCCATTTGATGAGATTCCAGAATCATTTGAAGAAATTCGGGAGCCATACATTCTAGGTACTGCCACAAAAAAAATTCTAATACTATCTGATATACACTTTCCTTACCATAATGCTACAGCACTTAGAACTGCAATTAGGTATGGTTTAGAACAAGAGGTAGATTGTATTATTCTTAATGGAGATATACTAGATTTCTATTCACTCTCTGATTTTGATAAAGACCCAAGTAAACCTAAGTTCCGTAAAGAAATAGAATTAGGTAAGTGGTTCCTCAATGAACTCAGAATGGCATTTCCAAAGGCACAGATATACTACAAAATTGGTAATCATGAGATGAGACTAGAAAGATATCTAAAGGTAAAGGCACCAGAAATATTTGATACTGATGAGTTTAGATTAGAGATCTTACTAGAGTTTGCCAAACATCATGTAATACTAATAGATAAGTATACTGTAATTAAAGCAGGTAATCTTAACATCATTCACGGTCATGAATACCGAGGAGCTGGAGGTACATACCCTGCTAAGTATATCTATGGTAAATCAAAAGTCAATACAATCTGTGGTCATTACCACAGATCTAGCACTTACCTAGATAAAAACATGGATGGCCAATATCACGGTGGATTCTCTACAGGATGTCTGTGTGAACTATCTCCTGATTATATGCCATACAATGAATGGGTACATGGATTTGCTGTTGTGACTATGAAAAAAGATGGTAACTTTAGTGTTCAGAATCTTACAATAGATAATGGGGAGATACGCTAATGCCTACTGTAATAAAGCTAGGATTGTTTGATTCAAACATGATACGCAGTGATCAGAATGAATTAGATATTCCTGAAATATATATTGACCATGCTGTTATGCAAGTTGTAGATGAAAATGCACAGCTTGTTGTGCAGTTTACCTATGAAGAACTTCGGGGTATCATGGCTATTATGGCAGCTGAACAGGAGAAGAAACATATCTATATAGCCGCAGCATCTAAAGATAATTAGTACTCAGAATGGGACTCGAACCCATACAGCTGTTATAGCCAAGGGATTTTAAGTCCCTCATGTCTACCTATTCCATCATCTGAGCAATTAGTACCCGATCAGGTATAAATTTTTATAATAACGTATAATTATACCCTATCAGGTGTAATAATAGATTAGTACCTCCACCAGGATTCGAACCTGGAATGAGGGATTAGAAATCCCTAGTTATATCCCTTTAACTATAGAGGCATGAACCTATATTTACTCACACCGAGTGCTGCAGATTACGTTGAGTATTGTAAATATAGGAAGATTGATAGCTACTCAATCTATTAGTAGTCAGGACAGGATTCGAACCTGTATGGAGTCCTTATTTCAGGATTTTTGAAATGTCTTCCCCCCTTACATTTTTAGCGTCTACCAATTCCGCCACCTGACTATGTTGCTGTCTTTCCAGCTGTCATCAACTTTTTCTTTCAATGTTTCGGGGTTGACACCTTCTGTAGTCAGGACAAGATTCGAACTTGTATTCCCTAATTAAGCGTTAGGTACTTTACCAATTAAGTACACCTGACTAATCAGCGTTCTATTATAAAAAGAGGAAGTTACCGCCTATACCTACTGCATTATTGATACCTCTCTTGGATATCATCTAGATTATATAGAAGATGTTGTGTCTTCCATTCTTCATATAGGTCTAGCCATTTATCTATCCACCATCCTGTAGGACATAACTTTAACGCTTTTTCTGCTTCTTCCAGTGTAGGATATTCTAACCCGGAGAAGACATCTTGATTATTCATTATTCTGTAGCTCATGCTAATATATTATATATTAAATAGATTAAAATATAGATACCGACCATGTAACCAACTAGTAGAAACATGGATGACATTATAACTAAAACCTTTCTTGCCTTGTCGGATTGAACAGTATATAGCAAAGTGTCAATCCATGTTCCTATTGCGTAACATAAAATGATGTAGGTAACGCATAGTATTATATGACATATGTGTTCCATATTACTCTTGTCTTATAAAAATTCTTTCTGTTTTGCTAATAGCCTGGTCCAAATATACACGGTTCCTATAGTCTTTACAAACTATACGTCTTACACGGTTTATTGTTTGGTATGCATTAGCAGGATAAATAAAGAAGTCTTCCTTCTTTAGTTTTGTCACGGGTTTAACAAATTCTTCAAAAGTAAATTGCCTTTTCATTGTAGATAATAGGTATTAAAGGAAAAAAGGGGAATGCCGTAGGTATCCTATAGAATAGCTCCTATAGTGATCCACATAATAGTAATGGATACTGCAACTAGTATCCCAGCAATGAATAGAAGTAAATCCTTAGTATTCTCTGACATAGTTAATAGATTTAAGTTAATAGATTATAAAAATAGAGTTGTAATAGGAACTCATTAGGTTTACACTGCATACCAGCTTCGGTTCCCAATTTTGCTTTCAGTTCTATTGTTTAGGCTTTATATCTCCTATTACAAGTTTAATATCCCCTCTGCACTCAGTTGTAATACTAATACCTTTACTTGCCCGGATATTTATATCAAGGTCATCACGGAAGTCCGGTGTGATGGTATTACAACTGCTATCCCTTGGGAAGATAGTTATGGTGCATTAAATATGAGGGTTATCTGGACTCCCACAAACGCCAGCAACTTACTGGATAGTATCTTACAATTTATATAACCGGAGTATAGATACAAAAGCCGGTACCCTTATATAACCACTATGATTTCCTATTATTGAGAATATGCCGGAGATATTGTATAGTAACATTTGCTTTATCAGCCCCGATAAGATCGCCGGAAGCATACATCTCCTCTTTATCATGCCTATAGGAAGTAATAAGCATAATGAGTTCATCTATAGATAGCTGATAATAGATATCTTCTAAGGTTTCTTCGTACATAGCTATATATTTGCTTGGTTGATTAGATATACAACTGATTTACAATTAGTTAGCATGTAGTAATAGGATAAGTGTGTTTCACCCTATTACATACATGCCTCATTATCAACTAATTATGGCTTGAACGGATCCACATTAGCATCCTGTTGTTCATTTACAGGAGTTATAGTAGTTCTTTTACGTCCTCCAAATCCTAATTCATCTAACATACGTTCAGCAAGAGCATCTTTCATGAAAGACATCTGATTTACCAGACTGTTTGCTTTACGGATATTACTAGTGTCTGCAACTACATTACCTGTACGGGTAAATATCAGGTCAATCTGTGGTCCGTAGTATTCTACAGTCCAGAATAACGGCTTACCAGTTGTTTCATTCTCCCGGTAATTAGCACCCTTAACATTCTTATAATCAGCAAGTTCCTGCTCGGTTCCATGTACATCATATACATAAACCCATTGACCTTTTACATTCTTACTTGGATAGCTTAATCCTGTGTCTACTGCTTTCATCTTGATTGGTTTTAGATTGTTATTATTATTGTGAATAAAATGCAAAAGAAGAAAGGGGAGAGAAAAAAGATAGTGAAGGACCTGTAGATAGCATAAGTCGCTGATATCCAGCAGATTCTGTAGATCCTGTAGGTAGGGATAATCGAGGATGATAGTAAAACTATCGTCCCCATCCCTCCAATAGATAGTGAAAGAACTTGCATTAAAAATGCGATTTGTCCACCGATGAAACACCAGTGTTTACGGGAAAAATGACTTTTTCCTATAGTAATAAAAAAGGACAGTCCCCCGTTAGGAGAACTGTCCTGTACCCATTATGATTTGAATGGGTCGATATCACCACCCTGAGGTTCAGGAGTAGTAATAGGTGTTACATCAGCAGTAATATCTGCACCGCCTATTAGTTGCTGTGCTAGATGCTTGCCGAGGTCTAAGCCAGGAAACATCTTGTTAAGTTCAGCTAGTTCACGGTATTTGCTAGTATCTGCATACCATTTACCTTTCTGACTGCGCTTAACTGCACATCCTTTGGGAACCATACGATAGTTACGATAGATGTACATGCCTGTCTCCTCATCCTTAATGACCTCGTATCCTGCTTCCTTTTGGTCTGCAATATATTGCTCTATAGCAGCAGCAGGAGTGCTAGGCAAGATGTGGTAATAATAAGTTGTGAATTGACCGCCATCTTCAGCAGTACGGTCTTTGCTAAGTTTGAAACGAACGTTAAGAAACATGTTACTCATAAGATTTAATTGAATTAAGTTAATATAAATTGAATTAAGAAAAAAAAGGGGATTATCCTATTAGATAGTGAAATAACTGTAGTTCCGTAGGTAAGGTAGTGATGATAGTAAAATCCTAGAGTCCCCGCATTGTTGCACCAATAGATAGTGACAGAACTCTGCCCCACCATAATGCCTAGGAGTCTGATGCCTTGATGGGAAAAATAAAAAGGACAGGATTGCTCCTGTCCTCTGCCTGTTATGGCTTGATAATCTCGTCTTCAAAATCGTACTCAGGATAATAAATATAGTCCTGAGCATTAATCATTTGACGGTCTTTGGCTGATAGTTCAACCATGAATAAAGCAAGTTCTTTAAACATGTGATAAAGGATTTATGATAAGCAACATTACTTATCAAAAGAAAAAAGGGGATTTCTCCCCTAGTTTCCCTCCCTCTATCAATGGTCCTTATTATAGGACAATTCTCTTTGGATAGCATATAATTCTTGTGTTCGTTGAATCATAGAACTATATACATTAATAATATCTGTTTTACCGTTCTTATCTTTACGGTGCTTAATCTCATGTGGAGTACTAACAAGATAGTTGCTCCAGTTTCTACGGAGTTCTAATAACTCATCGTCAATATCTGCTTGTGTCATGATAGTAAAAGGATTAATGTTAAAAAAGAAAAGGGGTTTCCCCCTAATCTTTAGCCGTTAGAATGGCAGTTCCTCATCTAGGATAAGCCAATCAGGTGCCACGCTGTTTGTTGGTGCCACAATAAATGGTGGTGCATTCTTAGTGCCAAGCTTCTTGTCTGCCTCATACTGCAATACATAGCCACCTGCCGTGTCCCATACCTTCCTGACCTCATTAAATTCCTTGAGGTTAGTAGTCGCATAAGTAAGGATGATGTAATGCCGTCCTTTCTTGTCTTGCGTCTGATGCTGATACAATACTGGAATCTCGGCCTCCTTGGTACGCACATAGTTATAGGCCATGTGCATTGGACTGTCCTTTCTAATACGCATTCTAAACGTATAGATAGTTAGACCGTTGATTCCTACACTACCCAGGCCGAAACCTGAATAGATGTTCTTTGTGCCTTTCGGCAAGCTGTTAAACTTATTCATTGAGTAAAGGATTTATGATAGGCTGAATTACCTATCAGAAAAAAAAAGGGGTGATATACCCCATTCATCATGAGGCATTATCTAATAGATAGTGATTGAACAATCCATAGCACCTAGATAGCATTATTATTACCATAGTTATTAGTCGTTATTACCCCGACATATCCCATAGCATATGCTTATTCTTTTTCTGCTACAGATTTTTTTATTTTATTCTATCCTGTCAATTGCATTTGTCCTAAAACAACAGGGGGTATACCCCGATCCAGATGCAGCCGGGGTCGTTAGGTAGGAGGACCCATAACATCGTCTACTACAGTAAATAAAAATCAGGGGGACATAACATTGTCTACTCCATAAAATAAAAATTAGGATCAGGCGTATTCGTTGAGTAACCTTAGAATTTCATTCAGTGCCTCATGTCTATGGTTCTCAGTTAGGACTATCTTATTGACCCATTCAGACTTTTCTACCTTTGGTACTTCATGTATTGCGGAGTCGTTTCTGAACTTGAGGTCTATCTGCTGGGTGTCCCCCGTAAAGATCATTATGGAGTTCTTACCTAATCTACCTACACACATTTGTAACTGTGCCTTGGTTAGGTTCTGGAATTCGTCTATTATACATACAGCATTCTCAAAGGTTCTTCCTCTAAAGTGACTTAAGGATACTAGTTCTATGGCACCATCTTCTTCCATCTTGTTTAGGATGTCTGGTTTATCATAGACTTTTCTCATATTAGACTTAATAGGGACTAACCATGGTTCCATTTTTTCTTTCTCTGATCCGGGTAAGAATCCGTTATCTTCGGTAGAGACGGTAGGTCTGGTTATAATAATCTTATTTACCCTTCTCTTAAAGTAAAGATCTAAAGCTATCTGTACGGCTACTAGTGTCTTACCACTACCAGCATGACCTATAAGGAAGTTATAGGGCGTACTCATGATTAGTTCTTTAGCTTTCTTCTGTTCTTCAGATAATGTTATTGAGAACTTGATGTCACCCTTAGGTGCTGCCTTTTCAATGTTTTCTTTACCCATACTATAAAGATAGATGTTATTGCGAATATACAACCTTCATAACAAAAATTTTTTGTATCTTTGAAGTATGAGAAATAGTCTTGCTGGAAAATCCAAAGGAAAGTCTACGTCTGCTAAATACTTTGCTTCTCATCCTGAAGCAAGGGCAAAAAAGAATGCTTATAATAAGGAGTATCATTCTTCAGAAGAGAGGAAGACTTATAGAGCTAAGTTGAATAAGGCAAACCGTGATGCTGGTACTTATGGTAATAAGGATGGTAAGGATATGTCTCATACAAAGTCCGGAGGTATGGTTAAGGAGAGTCAATCTGCTAACCGTGCAAGGAACGGAAAAGGAAATAATAAAAGACGTAAGTAATGGCAATACCTCTTACCCAATATCCTATACATTCACAGGGTGTTTTAACAGCTGGTACTAATACATTATTTACTGGACCTGCTGGGTATAACACAACTATATCTGGATTAACCTTTACAAGTAGTGCTGCTAATCTTGTTACTTTAGTTATTAATAAAGTAACTCCTGCGTCTTCGGTTACTTCATTTAGTTTTACTTTAGATCCTGGGGATGTATTATGTGATAATACTTCGTATGTGTTACAGGCAGGGGATACTATTGAGGTTACTACAACTGCAGCTAGTACTAATTATATGTTTAGTGGTCAGGCTATGTCAGCTTCAGTGCAATATACAAGCTTTATATAATGAGAAGCATAGGTCTTACAGATGCAACTGGAAATAGTTACGGTTTCCCTAGAGTAACTGTATATGGTCCTGATGGTAAAATAAAGTTCCCAACAGGAGGGGGAGGAGGAGGTTCAGGTACAGTTACTTCTATAGGTATTACTGTACCATCTGGATTTAATGTTACCCCAAGTCTTATTACTACATCAGGTACCTTTGCCATAACTGGAGCTGGAACTACTGCTCAGTATATTGATGGTACAGGTGCATTGCAGACATTTCCATCAATACCTAGTTTTACTCCATCTGCCCTCACTAAAACAGATGATACTAATGTGACCCTAACTCTTGGAGGTAGTCCTTCTGTAGCACTATTAGCCGCTACAAGTCTTACATTAGGTTGGACAGGTACACTTGCTACAGGTAGAGGTGGTACTGGACTTAGTAGTATTGGAACAGCTCTTCAATACCTTAGAGTAAATTCTGGCGCTACAGGATTAGAGTATGCTACATTTCCCACTATACCTACGGTTAATCCTTCTGCATTAACTAAGACTGACGATACTAATGTAACTCTTACTTTAGGTGGTACCCCAGCAACATCTTTATTACAAGCTGTAAGTCTTACCCTTGGCTGGACAGGTCAGTTATCAACTAGTCGTGGTGGTACTGGGTTATCTACAATAGGAACATCACTACAATACCTACGTGTAAATTCAGGAGGAACTGCATTAGAGTATGCTACCTTTCCTAGTACAAGTGGATTATTGCATGGTACAGCATCGGGCACAAATAACTATACTGTAACTATATCAGGAGTAACTGGTTATGCAGATGGAGATGCCTACATTATTAAGTTTACTAATGGCAATGATGCAGACTCTGATATTAACATCAATGGTTTAGGGGTTAAAACTTTAGTAAAACAATTTGATGTTCAGCTTACTGGGGGAGATATTGTATCAGGACAAGAGCTGATTATCATGTATGACGGTACTAATTTCCAAACTCTTGGAGTAGCACCTAATCAGCTCTTTGCTTATGTAACTAATGATGATTCGGTTACTATAACTAAGGGTCAGCCAGTATATGCAGCTGGATCTGCTGGTAACAGGATGAGTGTTAAACTTGCCTATAACACATCAGATACTACATCGGCACAGACCGTTGGTGTTGTATTTTCTACATCTATTGCCCCAAATCAAAGAGGGTTTATTATTACTCAAGGTGTTATATCTGGAGTAAATACAGCAGCATACTCAGCTGGTGCTCAGTTATATTTAGGTGCTACTGCGGGAACATTAACAGCTACTAAACCCTATGCCCCTAATCACCTTGTATATGTAGGTATTGTTGAAAGAGCAAATGCAGGTAATGGGCAGATATATGTCAAACCTCAGAATGGTTATGAACTAGATGAAATCCATGATGTAGATCTAAAGAGTGTTGGGAATATTCCATCTAATAATGATATACTTACTTATATTACTGGGACAAATAATCTTTGGAAACCAAGAAGTATAGCAACTATACTGGGATACACTCCTCAGGCACAGCTTAATGGAACCGGGTTTGTAAAAGCTAGTGGCACCACTATATCCTATGATAATAGTACTTATTATTTAGCAAGTAATCCAAGTAATTTTATCCCCCTTACTGCACTAAGTTCAACTGCAACAGGATTAACCTATACAAATACAACAGGTGTATTTAGTTTGACAAGTGGATATGTTATTCCTACTACATCTTCCGCAACCAATTGGGATACAGCATATACCAATCGAATTACTAGTTTAACAACAACTGGTTCCTCCGGTGCATCTACACTAAGTAGTAATACCCTAAATATTCCTAACTATACATTATCTGGACTAGGTGGCGTTCCAACATCAAGGCAATTAACTATTAATGGAACAACATATGATTTATCAGCAGATAGATCCTGGACTATTTCCGCTGGTATAAGTTTGACTACTACAGGAACATCAGGAAATGCTACTCTTGTTTCAACTACATTAAATATCCCTAACTATGGACTCAATGACTTAAGTCAGATATCAGTATCTACAAGTAATGCAAGAGAGGATAACTACGCACCAACAGGATGGCCAGGAACATCGGATAGAGTTAAAATAATTCGCATAGATTCTACTAACACCAACTACATGATGAGTCTTGGTGGATTGGCAAGTCCAACAGCTGGTAGAGTTGTAACTATTGTTAATGCATCCGCAGCTAATAATCTAATTATTATTGAGAATCTATCCACTTCTTCTACAGCTGCTAATAGATTTAGGATGACCAGTAATATGGCCTATTTTTTACTTCCCACAAGAAGTATAACATTTATTTATGATGGTACATACTGGACACAGTTGTCAGCAAGTAATCCAATGGGATTAGATTTATTTGATGATTGCACAGGAGGACCACAGAACTATGCCAATGGAGCAGTAGGAATAACTGCATCTATATCTAGTGGAACAAACTCTGGTATAAGGGCTGAAGGTGATTTATTTGGTTCTTTTGGACTATCTACAGGAACTACGGCAGCAGGAGGTGCTGCTATAACAACACAAGCAAGAAGAGCTGGAGCAAATAATGCATTTGCACTTAACTCTGATTATCCGTATTTAGTAGTTGGCAAATTAGCATTAATGCAGACGGCTACTGTAGCACAAGATTTTAAAGTTTGGTTTGGTATAAATGGAGATGGACCAACTGTATTAAATAATACTTTTAATCCAATAGGATATAATTGGTATTATAACGGCAGTAGTAGTTCTTTATGGGATAATAGAAGCCAAAATGCTGGAGGTACTGTATCTCAGGTAAGTAGTCCATTAACAGCTGCAGTTACATCTGTTGTATTAGGAGTATATAAACCAGGTGGAGCAAACATAAGGGATGCTGTATATTTCTACTCTACTGACTATATCATATATCAAGTATCAACAAAATTTGTAGGGACAACTGGTAACTATGGTGGTAACATGGTTGGTCAAATATATTCAACTGCAGGAACAACAGCCAAAGAACTTCGTTTTGATTATCATGGTGCATCAGTAAACTTAGTACGATGAGATATTACATATACGAAATACGTTTTGTGGATTATTTAGGTCAGCAATGTTTAGTATCAACTCCAGGAGCATGTGAAGATGCACTATTTGATCAAAATTTAGAAGAGATAAAAGCAATAGTTTTTACTCAGGCTAAAGCACTAAATAATGATCAGGAGGTAATTGACTTTACATTCTCTATTACTGACATAACAAAGCCTATATATGATGACTTTGTAAACACTTAAAACTTTTCGTAAAGTTCTAGGTTTTAAGAAAAATCTTGTGTAAATTAGTAATACAAACTACTAAATTTATATAAAATGTATAAAGCAATTTATTACAATTCTACGGCAATTTATAATAAGTATAAACTTGCTACAGGTGTTATTCAAGCACATGACCCTTTTAATATGGTTGTACTTGATACAGCAGATAAAACTCCTGGAACATCCACTGAAATTAAAAACACTTTTACCTTTTCAAGTCTAGATTCTATTCCAGCTAATAAGGCAATTATTAAAATACTTAGTGGATCAGAAAGTTCTTATGACATTGCCGTAGAGTATCTAAAAAATCAAAAGGTTACAGTTACAGATCAGTTTTATAATCTGGGTATTATTGTAGCCGAAATACCAAAAGGTAGTTATTCTAGTTTTGAATCTAAACTTAGTACTTGGCTTACCCCTTATGGTTTACAGTATGTAGAGCTAGACGTAGTACATACTATAGATCCAAATTATCAAATTCCATATAGTGAACACTGGCATCTAGGTAATATCCAAGCACAATGTGCCTGGGACGCTATGGATCCATATGCAGTAAATACAGATGACCCAATACCTGTAACTGCTCCAGGAGGAATTACTTATGTTGGAGGTTGTAATCGTCCTGAAGTTGCTTTATTAGATGGGGGTGTTGAAATTAATCATCCCGATCTCATAGGCAGATTAAGTGGTGGCTGTAATGTTAATCGCTTTGGCGAAAGTTCAACAAGTCTTAACTGGAATTGTGTAGATAATAACTCTAGTGTAATTCCAATTAATAGTTTTGATAATCATGGAACAGCAATGGCAGGAGTTATTGCTGGAAATAATTTGAATTATCAATATAGTTTATCTGCATCTAATAACTATTTACGAGTTCAGGTTTTAAAGATAATGTATCCGATAACAACCAATCAATATTATACAAGCTCTACTATACAGATATTGGCAATTAATAAGGCAGTTGCAAATCCTAATTGTGTAGCCATTAACATGTCTTTTGGAAGCACTGTTTACTCTAGTGCATTAGCAGATGCCATTTTGTATGCAAGAAATGTTGGTAGGGATTGTAAAGGTATTCCTTTATTTGCATCAGCAGGTAACTATTCACAGTCTAATCCTACTATTTATCCAGCATTGTATGACGGTGTATTACCAATTGCCGCATCTACTGCAGGAAATTTTAAAGCGTCATATTCAAATATGGGAGATTTTCTATTTGCAGCTGCACCTGGAGTTAATATCATAACTACAGATAGAGTTGGTGCAAATGGGTATTCTACTACAACAAGCTCAAACTCTACTACTCAGTATGATTCATATTACACAAATCTGGCTACATATAGATATTTTGGAGGTACGTCAGCATCTTGTGGAATTGCATCAGCAATAGCTGGTTGTATGGTTGCAGTAAATCCTAATATTACAGCAAATCAAATTGAAACTATATTAGCTGATACTGCTGCTCAGACAGGAGGTTATACATATGATCCTAAATCAAATGAGCTTGGTTATGGGGTATTAAGAATGTGTGATGCTATTCAAAGTGTTATTGATTCACTTCCTGATCAGTTACCTACTATTGATATTTCAACAGAAGTTACTAGTGGCGCTATTGCTTCAACAACATGTAGTAATATTGGTGTAACGACAACTGTTACAATTAATGAAGGAACCTCAGCTAATATTACTAATATGACACTTGATTACTATGCTTCAAACAGTAGTGCTGCAAATCCTAATATGATTTGGTTATACCAATCTTCATATACCACAGAATCAATAGGAAATTCTGCATATACCAATGATGAGTTTTATGTATCAAATATTCCAGCATTATATAATCCATCAGCATATCCATATCTTATTATAAGATATACTTTTTATGATGCATGCGGTCATATTATCTCAGATGGTGAAACAGAAGTAACAGCAATGGTTCCAATGACTCTTACACAAGGTTGTGTAGCAACTGATGCAGCAGTAGAAATTATTAGTTATGAGCTTGCTACTGGTGCTAACAATTCAATTCAAAGAAGATTTACTGTAAGATACACCAATACTGGAACAGTGCCAATTACAAACATTTATGTTAAAAGAGGATGGGTAGGAGGAGCTTATGCTTATCAGGCCATATCAGGATCAAATCTTTCTACTACTGGTGTACTGAATCCGGGTCAAACTAGAACTGCTGTTATTACATTTAATCAGCCAGTTCCAGCTTTACCTGCTACTTATTACACACAAATTCTTACTGTAAATGGCAATTCAGATAGTAATCCTGGAAATAATTATGCTTCCTTTACTATAACTGCATAAAAATTAGTATTTTTATATCATAATCTAACACGGTAGGTCCTAGATAACTTCTAGGACTTACTTGTGTTATAAAAATAATAATCATGAGCAAAATCAACTCTGTTAAATTCAAAGACAAGAAGTCATTTGATAAAAACAAAACAAAGCCTAATGTGCTTGCAATACATGAACCTTTTGGAATCATTATCTTTAAAGATGACAATGAGGTAGTTCCCGATACTGCTAAAGTATCCCAAACCAATACAGTAGACGCATCCTTAGATCAGATTTCTACAGGTCTTGCCATTCTTATTGCTCATGACTATAATGAGGGGTTGGCTTATCTTAAATCTGCAAATGTTGTTATTAAAGAATCATTTGAATTAACCAAAACCTTTTTTACCGAAGTTCCTGATTTTATTCCATTTGATTCTTTTTACGGTAGTATCATGTCTACTGGATTGTTTATCAGTGTAGAACCTGATTATATTGTCCCAATGCAGACAACTGCAGAAACTCCATATACAGGTCATTGGCATTTAGGTGATATGAAATGTGCTGAGGCTTGGACCTTACTTCCTGATGGAGTAGTTAAAGAAGTGGCCGTACTTGATATTGGTTGCGAAACTACACATGAAGATTTAGCAGGTATGATTAGTTCTACATCTTGGAACTGTGTTACAGATGCCCCAGATGTAAATCCTATTAGTGAATATGAAAAGCATGGTACATGTTGCTCAGGTGTAATTGCAGCAAATACTGGAAATGATATTGGCTGTAAATCAATCGGTAACAATCACCTTAAAGTACAGTTCCTACATATTGGCTATAACAGTTCAAGTACGGGAAGTTTTTCTACCTCAGATACTATATGCACAAGAGCAATAAATAAAGCTATTGCTAACCCTAATTGTGTTGCTGTTTCAATGTCATGGGGAGGAGGTAGCGCATATCCAATATTCAGTAATGCATTAAATAATGCTAGAACAATAGCAAGAGGTGGAAAAGGTATTCCAATTTTTGCTAGTTCTGGTAATCAAAACAATGCTAACTTTAATCAATTTCCAGCAGCATATCCGGCTGTAATGGCTGTAGGAGCAACTACAAGCACTAATACAAGAGCAAGTTTTAGTAACTATGGTCCACTTTTGTATGCCTCTGCTCCAGGTGTAAGCCTCTGGACAGTAGATCGTACAGGTGCTGCAGGATATGGTCCAGATTCGTATAAAGGATTTTCAGGTACCTCAGCATCTTGTCCAGCAATGGCAGCAGTAGCAGGTTGTATACTTGTGAAGAATGAAAATCTTACTGAGGTACAGGTTCGTGACATTATAAAAAATTCCTGCAGAAAACTGGGAGGCTATGTTTATGATTCAACTGGAAAATCCCTAGAACTTGGATGGGGAATTGTAGATATGTACTCTGCAATTTCATTGGCTGGTGGTACTAATCCTGGTGAACCTACGCCTGGACCTACATATAATATTTTTGGGACTATATCATCTCAAGCAACAATCGAACAAGGACAAATTGCTAACATAACTTATTCAGTTATTTCAGATAAAGCAATGACCCAAGATACAGCTGTAGGTGTAAACATAGCATTTAAAAAACCTGATGGCTCAAGTTTAAACTTCTATTCTGGAAACATAACTATTAGTGCTGACCAGACTACAAAGTCTATGAATATTCCATTTACAGTTCCTAATACAATCAGCGGTCCATGCCAGTTTATAATGACCGTAGATCCAAATAATTTTGTACAGGAAACAAATGAAAATGATAATGTAGCATTTACGTCTATTAATGTAACTCAAATGCCTACACCAACTAATGGTGTTGATGGTGAGATTACAATTACTGGCTATGAATGGGTTGATGCAACAAGGGTTAGAATTAGATATATGCTTACTAATAGAGGCACAACCACTATAACATCTTGGAAAGCAGTAGTTGGTTTTGATGGAATGTCACAGATTACTTGGAATAGAAATGATGTAATTGCACCTGGAAAGTATGGTGCCTTTGGTTCTGTATTTAGTAGTAATTTATATGGTACTCTTCCAAATACATTTAGAATCAACGTTACCCAGGTAAATGGAGTACCGGATTCAAATATTTCTAACAATACTGCATCTATTTTAGTATCTTATTAATAGTAAAAAATTAAAACATGTTCTATTCAATAGTATTCTCAACACAAAAAGCTTTATTAACAGCTGCTAAGTTACCTGGTGTGCATTCTGTGCACACACCATTACAAATGATCATTTTTGAAGGATCTGTTCCTTCAAAACTTGACCCTAAAACAGTAATTTATATATCGGAGCCATATGCCGGAATTGAAGAGGCTAAAACAGGACTAGTAATTTTTACTGCGGCAACTAATAAATTTTTAGATTTAGTAAACTACCTGAAGAAATCAGCAGTACTTGTTTTAGATACTTTTCCAGAAACAAATATTATCATTACCAGAATGCCTACAATGACAACGTGGACTAAGTTTAATGCTAAACTTGCCAAAGAAGCATCGTCATTAATTGGATTTGTAGAAGAGGATTTAACATTTAATGTTGTTCCAGATTCTCCAGATTATGCATATGGAAATTATACATATGAGCAACATGGTTGGTTAAATTCAATAAATGCAGGAGATTCGTATTCAATGATTTCTGCACTTTCTGGTGAAAAACATGTTGCTATTTTTGATTCATCATTTGATATTAACCATCCTGATTTAGTTGGCAGATCTGCATTTAACTGGAACTGTGTTGATAATAATTCAAATGTAGATGTTATTGCAGGAGATCCATATTATAATTCTTCTTTGGGTCAAATGGATTTTGCATATCCTCAGCATGCTACTGCAATGGCAGGTATTGTTGCGGCAAACTCTACAAATGGAATTCTTGTACAGTCTAATACTTTAAATAAAGTAAAGGCACAAGTATTAAAAGTACTTTATCCATATAATATTAATACCCCCACACCAACTATTATCTATAACACAACAAATTCTGCGTTGATTCGTGGATTTAATCGTGCTATGTTAAATAATTCTTGTGCGGCAATAAGTATAGCATGGACAGGCTCAGCATTTACATCACAAGTATATAGTGTAATGAATTATGTACTTCAGAGTGCTAGAAATTGTAAAGGTATTCCAATCTTTGTATCTGCAGGTAATGTGCCAACTGACCAAATTAATTATTTTCCAGCTGCCTATGGACAAAGCACAAAACTATGCACGATAAGTGGGACATGTTGCGGAACAATAGACCGTGAAAATTCACTAATTGCATCATTTTCTAGTTTTGGTATTAATGTTTTTATAGCAGCTCCAGCAGTACAGGTTTTAACAACAGATGTTAGTGGAACATACGGATATTCCTATTCATCAGACCCTAGTGTAAATGCTGTAACATATTTCAATGGAACATCGGCATCTGCACCAATTGTTGCTGGAGTAGCAGCATTAATGTCTTTAGTAAATTCAGGTTTAAGTGTAACAGATATTAGAACAATTTTAAAAAATAGTGCATTGCAAGTCAATCCAGGAACTGCAGAAGGAGAATATAATTATTCAGGAGTTGGTGGCTTTTTTGATACTGGAGGTAGTAAATCTAATGAGTTGGGATATGGTTTACTTGATCAATATTCTGCACTAATAGGTGCTGCTGCATTTGTACCAGCAACTGGAGGATCTGATTTAAGTTTTTCTGAAATTGATATTCCAGATACAATTTATGCTGGAGATACAATTACTGTAAGTTTTGGAATTGATATTGATCCTGGATTTATCTATCAAGCAACAGGGTGCTCATCTAATAGTATTAAAGTTGCATTTTATAGTTCATCGACTCCGTATTATACGACTGCCAATTGCCCATTGATTTATGAAACTACAGTTTATCCAGAACTTGGGGATACTTCAATTTCTAGTACATTCCCCTACACTGTACCATGTAATGCAACTGGTGATGTTTACATTATTGGAAATGTAGATTATGCAGAGTTATATCATGAAGGTGATGAAACTAATAATATTGGCGTTAGTAATTCAATGACTATAAATGGAATTTTAGCGCCTTGTCAGATTACTGATTTATCCGTAAGCATTATTTCAAGTTCATTACAGACAAATGGGTATAGATCATTTGTAGTTAGATTTACTAATACAGGAAATACTAATATTACTACTTTTAACTGGACAAGAGGTTGGTTAAATTCTCCAACTGGATCTCAAACAACAGGTACGTATAACTTTTCAGCAAGTACTCCACTGTTACCAGGAGCGTCAAGAAATGTTTCTGTAACATGGGCACAGTATGCGGCATCTTTCCCAGCTACTTGGTTTGCAAGAATTAATACTGTAAATGGTGCGCCAGATGCTGTTATAAGCAATAATACATCAACAATTGAAGTAAACTAATACTATTCATTGGAATGATAAACGCAGTAACATATAAAACAGGTGCTTTATATAAAAAAGCATTAGCTGATAAGAATATTTTACAGACACATGAGCCGTTTAATATCATAGTATATGATGACCCGTCTCCTGTAAAAAGGGATATGACGACTATTCGTAGAATTACTGAGGTTGATGATATTACTAAAGTTCCAACTGGATTAGCGTTATTAAAAGTTAATTGTGATCTTTTTGAAACTCGCTTAGATCCGGATTATCGAATTAATATGGACCTTAAATATGAGGCTGAAAAAATCCTAAAAGAAAATAATGTAAAAGTTATTGATACAATACCACTTACATTTGGATATATTGTAGAAATACCTTCTAATTTATCTTTTACAAAATTTACTGAAAAAATTAATAAAACATATAATGATCAAAATATTTTTTTAGTAATTGAGGAAGATGTAATTTTTGATGCACAGTCTTGTGATTACTATGCATGGCCTGATAGTTCTCAATGGCATCTTAAAGATATTCAAGCAAATCAAGCATATGCACTATTAGATCAAGGTGGCTATAACTCAGAAGATGGTACTACATATGGAGAATGGTATACCAGAGACGTAGCAATTATTGATGGTACAGGTTTTGAACTTAGTCATCCAGATTTATATAATACTGATTATCCAGTAGACCATCCTGGTCGTGTTATGACTAGAGAAAACTGGGATTGTGTAAACAATAATAGTAATCCTCAACCAAGTGGTCCAAATGATAAACATGGTACCGTCATGGCAGGAATAGCTGCATCAGGATGGGCAGATAGAAGATTTTTAAAAGGTGTTGGTTTAGATCATATTAATGCACAATGTCTTAGAATAGGATATAATGTTGGAATAAATGGTGCATTTTCAACATCAACCACTTTTGTAATAAGGGCTTTAAATAAAGCAATATTAAATACTAACTGTGCGGCAATTGCAATGCCATATTCGCATGGAGGATTTTCAGTATTTACTAATATTATGCTAAATAATATTAGATATTTTAGTAGATTTGGAAAAGGAATGTTGGTTTTTGCTGCTTCTGGAAATAGTGGAGCAAGTAGTATTTCTAATGTTTATCCAGCAGCATATGATAATGTATTAGCTATAGGCGCTAGTACTGTAAGTCATTCAAGAGCTTCTTTTTCAAACTATGGTTCTGATTTATTTGCAACTGCTCCAGGAGCTTCAATTTTTGCAATTGACCGCTGCTGTAGTAGGGGATATAATATAAATCCAGACCCCACCTATGGGTCAGTGACATATTTTAGCGGTACATCTGCATCTGCAGTCATTGCAGCTACTATAGCCGCTACAATGGTTGTGGCAAATCCTGATATTACTGCACTACAGATTAAAACAATATTAGAAATTACTGCCAGAAGAATTGGTCCATATACTTATTATTCTACAAGTAATGAGATTGGATTTAATCTCAGTACTAATCCTGAAATGGGTAATGGTATTCTAACCCAAGCTACTGCAGTACAAAAAGCACTTGAATATGCTTCAGTAAATCAAACCGCATATTTAAATTATGCGATAGATACTTTAAGTTTTTCTCAAGGTGACTTTGACAATGGTTTACAGGTTGCAACAGGTAGTGCTGTTCAATGGTTAATGGATATTAGTATTACAAATGATTCTCCAGAACCCTTACCAGTAAGTGTAAATACTATTAATGTAAGAGTTTCAGTAACATTAGAAACTGATGGCCCAACACCAACTGCAAGTACACCAATGATGCCTCTTTCTAATACTGCCTATATTTATGGACCACAAGATGTCGTGGTTCTTCCTGGAGAAACTATAACAAGGACTGTTACATGCCAGAGTGGAGGTTTAGAAAGATACAGTTGTCTTTTAGAGGGTAATTATTATTTTGTTGCTAAAATTGATAGTGCCGATTATGTTGTAGAAACAAGTGAAGAAGATAATATTGTATATATTCCTGTAGAATATATATATACTGAAGGTAGCATTGGATATTGTTCTCAAACCTGTGATCCTACTCAATACCCAGATGTGCAAATAAGAATTGATTATTTAACAGTACAAAGGTTGGATCAAGCACTTCCTGCCCCATATACTGGATATTTTTGGAAAATAAAAGCAAGATTTACAAACTTAGACACCATAAATGCAAATAGTTTTTGGGTAAGATATAACTGGAATCCAAGTATAATAAGTGGAGTATGGGAACAATGGGTTTTTGAGAACTCTTCGTTTATAAATGATGATAATCTTGTACCATATGCCCCACAGTTTCAAATGCTTACACCTTTACTACCAGGAGAATCAAGATATATAGAAAAAATTATTGGATATCCACCATTACAATATCCTGCTATAATGACAGCTGTTGTTGCTATAGTTAATACATGGCCAGTAAATAATATTCAACCAATACATTTTACACAATCGGCTATAATATATCAATAATGATGAAAACAATAAATTCTGTAAAGTTTAAAAGTCAAAGTACTTTTGAAAAGACTAAAGTAAAATCTAATGTTTTACAGGTTCACGAGCCTTTTAATATTGTTGTATTTGAAGATGATGCTCATGTAGATCCTGATTTTTCAAAAGTAAAACAAACTAATAAGGTTTCCGATCTAAAAGAAATACCTTCAGGTTTAGCTACGGCAATTGCATTTGACTATAAAAAAGCAAAGAAATTTTTAAAAGATTCTAATATTGACATAGTAAATGATTTTGAGTTAACTAAAACATTTATTATAGATATTCCGGATCATACGGCTTTTGAGGATTTTAGAACTCTTGTAATTGGATCAAATCTATTTGCCTCAGTTGTTGAGGATAAGATTATAGAGAGTAAATCAAACTTGACAAACTATCCATATTCCGCACACTGGTGGTTAGGTAATATTAATGCATCTTCTGCTTGGTCACAATTAACTGCGCCAGGTTTAGTTGATGTTGCTGTAATTGACGGAACGGGTTGTGAGGTATCACATCCTGATTTAGTTGGAAAAACAAACCTGAACTGGAACTGCGTAGCTAATAATAGTAATGTAAGTCCTGTTTCTGATAATGAAAAACACGGTACTCCATGTGCCGGAATTATTGCAGCTAACTGTGCAAACAATGAGCTTGTATTATCTGTTGGAAATGATAAAGTAAGAGTACAGTTCCTAAAAGTAGGGTATAACCACACATCTACAGGCTCTTGGAATACATCAGATGCAATTTTAACAATGGCTGTAAATAAGGCAATTGCAAATACAAATTGTGTTGCAATATCAATGTCTTTTTACACTTCTATTTCTGGAGGATTTAAATCAGCATTAACAAGTGCTAAAGTATCAGGTAGAGGGGGAAAAGGAATGCCTTTGTTTGCATCTTCAGGTAATGATGGTGCATCATCAGTTACTCAAGCTCCTGCTGCATGGCCAGAAGTAATGGCTATTGGTGCATCTAATAGTACTAATACTAGATCATCTTTTTCAAATTATGGAACTAGTCTTTTTGCAGCAGCTCCAGGATCATCAGTGCTTACTACAGATAGAACTGGCGGAAAAGGCTATTCTATAAATGTAGACCCTACTTTAGATGCTGTAACTTACTTTAGTGGTACTTCAGCTGCCTGTCCTGTTATGGCCGGTGTAGCTGGTACAATGATTCTTGCAAATCCTAATTTAACAGAATCTCAAGTAAGAACAATACTTGCACAGACAAGTAGAAAACTTGGCGGCTATAACTATACTAGTGGCAAATCCCTAGAATTAGGATATGGCATTGTTGATCAAAACGCTGCAGTTGCAGCTGCTATTGCAGCAACTACAGTAGTACCGGATGTTCCAAACATCAGCATGATAATGTCAGCACAAGGTACTGCTGTACAGGGAAGCATAATTCCAATTAACTATACTGTAAATTTATCTACTGCACAAACTAGTGCCTTAACACTAAGAGTATCATTTTATAGATCGTTGAATACTATTCTTGAAGCTAATGATACATTGATTCAAACAGAAGTAATTACAGTACCAGCAAGTACTACCATGTATACTTCTGGCTTTAATTATACTGTTCCAACTAACATAGTTGGAAATCTATATGTTATTGGTTTTGTGGACAGTACGAATATTGTTTCTGAGCCAATTGAAACTGATAATACAGCAAGTGTCGTAATTAATGTAGTTACTACAGGTCCAGTACCATCAAATAGTGGTTTAGATTTATCTGTGCAGCTTATTCAAACTAGATATGCTACCAATGGAAAACTTTATGTAAAACAAAAGTTTACTAATGTCGGTTCAGTTGCAATCACAAGTTATAAATTTGTGAGGGGATTTATTGGTGGCACACAGCAAACTAAACAGATTAATAATGTCAATATGCAACCTGGACAATCTGTAACAAGTGAAACTGTTTGGAGTAACTATCCTCCAGCATATCCAGCAACTTATAAGATAACTATAACAGAAGTAAATGGAGTAGTTGATTCAGTTGCCACAAATAATGTTAGTACAATTCAAGTAAATGAGAATGTTGCGCTATGAAACTAAATGCCGTAAAATTTAAAGATCGTAAAGCCTTTGATAAGAATAAATCAAAGGCAAATGTTGCTGCTTTCTACGATCAGCACAATGTAATTGTCTTTAAAGATAAAGCATATGTAAAACCAGATAAGGTAAAAGTTTCTCACGTTGAACAAATTTTAGATGTTAAATATGGTGTACCGACCAGTATTGCCATACTTAAACCATCAAATTATCACATAGGTTTAGGCATTTGCGAAAAAATGAATTTAAAAATTATAAATTCATATCCGCAAACAAGGACAATCATAGTTGAAATTCCTGAGCATATGTCATATACAAAATTTTATGAAACAGTTTTTAGTGCTGGATCATTTGATTTTATTGAACAGGATATAATTACTCAATTTGGAACTCATGCAAATTTTGCCTATAACGACCATTGGCAATTAATTGCTATGAATGCTCAGGAAGGATGGAATATTATTGCACAAAATCCTCCAGTACAAAATAATATTGTAACAGTAATAGATATTGGATGTGAAACAACGCACCCAGATTTAACTGGTCAAGTAATTAATACACTTAATACTGTAACAAATACAACAGATGTTTTACCTTCATCACAGTATGATAATCACGGAACTTGTTGTACAGGATTAATTGTTGCAAATCCAACTAATGGAATTAATACAATAGGTGTGGCAGGTCCATATACTAAAGCAAGTTTTGTAAATCTTGCCGTTATGGATAATCCCCATACATTTTCAACAAGCACAACACAAAAAGTGCAGGCTATTAATCATGCCATTAGTATGCCTAACTGTGTTGCAATTTCTATGTCTTTTGGTGGAGGCAACATTGAACAAGCATTTGAAGATGCTCTTGTTGAGGCACAACAGATCGGAAGAGGAGGTAAAGGAATAGTTTGTTGCGCATCATCTGGTAATCAAGGATTATTTAATGATGTTCAATATCCTGCTTATTATCAAGGTGTTTGTAGTATAGGTGCACTTGATTTTAATGACTTTGATTATAAAAAAGCAAGTTATTCTAACTACGGTGTAGAATTATTTGCTGCAGCTCCTGGATCATATACACCAACTACAGATAGAAGTGGTTCAGCAGGATATTCACTAGACAATACTACTTATTTTAGCGGTACATCAGCCGCATGTCCTGTATTTGCTGGTGCTGTTGCTGCAATAGCAGCAGCATCTCCTAATCTAACAGCGGAACAAATAAAAAATATAATTAGAGAAAGTTGTGTCCAAATAGGTGGATATAATTATAACGGCAATCCTGTTTATCCAAACAGATCGTATGAAACAGGTTATGGAATGATTAGTATTGAAAATGCTGTTGCTCTTGCTGTTGGCGGAACTGTTTCACCAGATCCAACAATTCCTATAAATGTTCGTGTTACTGTAAGTACTGTATCATTATCATTTCCAAATAGCACAGTGCCACTTACATATACAATTATATGTAATAAGGTTTTACAAACAGACACTAATATTTCAGTTACTATTTTTAAATCTGCTAATAATTCACCTGTTTTAGAACCGGCAGATACAGTACTTACCACATTAACTATTACTATTCCTGCTGGTCAATATCGTTATCAGGGATCTTATGATTTTGTAGTAGATAATTCCTGGATAGGTTTAACTTATATAGGTGTTTATGCGGCATCATTGCCAGGAGAAACATTTACTGTTGATAATTATGGATTTAGAGCAATTCAAGTAATAGGTGAAAGTGCTCCACCAAACTTAAATTTAAAGGCCAGAATTCAAAAAATTACTCTAAATTCTGATTTTACAAAAGCTATTGTTTATTTTGATATTCAAAATACAGGTTTAACACCAGTAACAAGATTTACAATTAAAAAAGGATTTGTTGGGTATGAGGAGTATGTTTATGAAGTAATTTATGATCTTCAAACTGATAAATATTATGTTGAAGAAACAGCATGGGAATTACTTCCTCCTCCAAATTTCTTGTATAGCACACCCTTTAAAATTGAAATTACTTCTGTAAATGGAATTTTCCCTGATGATGTAACAACAGATAATAGTGCATCTTATAACATAATTCCATCAGTTAATCCTTAATTACTATGAAAAAATTTCTATACTACTTACAGAAATATGATGGTATATGGAGTATACCATTAGCATTCATGGGTTTTTTTCTAGCTGGCCAATACAGCTTTGAATACTTTGGGGATGCAATTATCTCTACAGAATACCTACAATTTGCAGTACTCACATCATTAATTATGGTATTTGCTAATTTTGTAGTATTCTTAGGTATTAACTTTAACTTTAGAAGTCTTCAGAGATACTTCTACTCAAAAGAAATCAAATATGACATACAAGCTAATCTAACAACATGGCAAAGAATAAAGTTATACTTATTAGTCTACTTTGGATTTTTATTCATCTTCCTCTTTATTCTATATTTGCTAATGACGGTTACTGCGTAAGGGTAACAGCATCAAGTTATGTTGGAGTAAGAGAGAAGGGAGGTAATAACCAGGGGTTTACTAAATGGGATTTTAGGCAACTTATGGTAGAAAATGGATGGAAACCAGGTAATGCGTGGTGCGCATATTTTGTAAAAGCAATGCTTAATGAATGTGGAGTACCTAATAATATTACTGGTTGGTCTCCAACAGCTTACAATAAGAATGACGTAATCTTTACTGACGGTAAATTTTATAAGTCTTTTAATGATGGTGATGTACTAGTTATGACTTTAAGTTATCCAGATAAGTATGGAACAACTAGATATAAAGCTATAGGGCATACAGGAATAGTAGATAAAATTGGTCAGTATTCTATAAGGACAATAGAGGGGAACACTAATGAACAGGGTATGAGAGATAGCAGAACTACTGACGGAGTATATTATAAAATCAGACCATTAACTAAAAAATTACATATTACAAGATGGGCAAAACATCAAAACTAGGAAAAATAGGGGTTATACTAGCAGTAGTTATTATACTACTATCTATATTCTTTAGTATTAAAACTTGTACTAAAAAACCAGTAACTAATCCAGCTGTTGATAGACTGCATGAAATAAACGATAGTTTATATGAAGTCATTGAAGAAAATAACCGAATAGCAAATGATCTTTACAATAAATTGGATTCTATAACAATTATATCGGATACAATTATTCAACGTCAAGAGATTACCAATAAATACTATAAAAATGAAGTTTATAACATTCTTAGCAGTAATGATGCTGATGCCAATACTCAGTTTAGGGCAACCCTCAAAAAGTCAGACTCCCTCCTTAAAAGTGGATTCTACTCCAAAACTTACGACTTACGATCTTCAGCTAATGAATCTAAACTTCACTAGTATGTACTATTGGTACAACACGGCAATGGAAATTGATTCAGTGTACCAGCTAGAGAAGTTAAAGACACACTACTATTCTAAGATTACTGGCATTCAAGCTGATAGCTATCAGACCTTGCAGGAAATCTATGATAATAAGCAAGCTATTGAAAAAGCAATAGCGCAAGAAAAGGAGATGCAGATAAAAGACCTAAAGAAAAAAAACAGACGGCTTATATTCCAAAATGTTGGATTATCTGTTGGTGTTGCATGTCTTTCACTTACAACAATTTATTTTGCAATTGTTCCATAATAAGATATATTTTTGTATATTGTTAATATAAAATTTTACTCATGGATATAGTAAACTGGGATTTTTTAAGAAAGGGACTTCTGATTAAAGAAACCCTTCAAAACCCCGATGACCTTGTACTTGTTGCTGCTAATACAACGTACAAAAAAAGAGGTGACTTATTTCAGACATATGCTGTACCTGCAAGTGCACTTGGAGGAGGTGGCGGTGGCGGTGTAGGCATCACTGAATTAACAGGAGATGTTCTTGCTGGACCAATTACTGTATCGGGACCTGCTGCGGCTACTATTGCAAATAATGCTGTAACTGCACCTAAAATAGCAAATAATGCAGTAACAAATTTAAAAATTGCTAATAATGCCGTTACTACAACCAAGATACTTGATGCTAATGTAACATTTGAGAAAATTAAAAATGTTGCAGCAAATACATTTCTAGCAAATGTAACTAGCGCAGCAGCCACAGTACAAGAAGTTGCAACTAATAGAATACCATTATTTTCATCAGCAATTACTGGTAGTGCTAACAGTACTACATTTCTAAGGGGAGATGGTACTTGGCAATCTGTACCTCCAGGTGGTATTACAACACTTAATACATCTGGATTAATTTCTGGTGGCCCTATTTCTGCACCCTCTGGTACAATTAGTACAAGTGTAACTGCAGGAAAATTAGTAGGTAGATATACTGCTAGTACAGGTGAAATGCAAGAAATTTCACTTGGTTCAGGCCTTACTCTTAATTCAACAACTGGTGTATTAACAGCATCAGGTAGTGCAGGTATTGTACAAACAATAGGTGTAACTGTTGATGGTTCAGGCGGTACAATCACACAAGGTAACAAAGGATATCTTAAAATGCCGTATGGCGCAACCATAACTGGTTGGACTGTAATTGCAAGTACTGCCACAGCAGGACAAAGCATAACATTTGATATTTGGAAAAGTAGTACAGGTCTTCCAACGAGTTCTGGACAATCACTTGTTGGTGCAGGCACTAAACCTAATTTGGCATCTGGTCAACAACTTGGTAATTCAGTTAACGTAAATAACTGGTCAACATCATTATCTGCTGGTGATTACTTAATATTCAGAGTAGATGCTGCTGTAATTGTTTCATATGCAGTTCTAGAAATATACGTAACTAGAACATAATAAACTTTAAAAGTGTCATAATATGGCAACCTGGTTAGGTACGACAAGTAATAGTTGGAATACTGCATCAAATTGGAGCACTAATGCTGTTCCTACAGACACAGAACCTGTAGTATTTACAAGTATAACCAATAATCCTTGTATTGTTGATACTGCAACTGCTGTTTGCAAAAGTTTAGATTTTACTGGTGGAACTGGATATACTGCCACAATAAACATGGCCAACTCAATTACGGTTGGTGCCGTTGCCACTGCAAATCCAGATCATTTTGTTACTCTATCTGCTGGCATGAATGTTAGTGGAACTGGTAAAATAATAACAAGAGCAAATGGCATAACTACATTAACTAGTAATGGTTATCTTTGGCCAAATGACTTTGATCTAAATTATTTACAACAATCTACTACTTCTACAGTTACTTTAGTAGATAACTGGTCTGTTAAATCTTTAGCTTTAGGTCCAGCCGCAAATCATACGGTTACAGTACAGGGTGCATTTAACTTTAGGGTTAATGGTAATTTTACTGTACGTCCTGTAGGAGGTGTGAGTGCATATGTTGCTACAGTTGCAGGCCAAATACCTACATTTATTTTAGCTGATACCGGTACATGGTCAACAACTGCAACTTTTACAGGCCTAACTACAGTAGCACGTGGATTTGGACCAAATATTACAATTAATGCTCCAGGAAAAACTATAACCATTAATAATGGTTGTTACTATGGTGGTCAGGGTGTTGCATTATCTGGATTATCTGAATTTAAATATGTTGCTGGAACAGTTGTAGCAGCTGCAAATTCAACTTTTTATTTTTTGGGATTAGGTGGAATAGTTGGTTATACCGTTAATCTTTTTGGAAGCACATCTCCATCAGCAACACTAACAAATACCTCTGGTGTTAATTTTAATAATCTTGCTTTTGTACAATTTGCTCCTTCTCAGCCTCAAGTCGTAACAATATCAGGAAATGTATGTGTTGTTGGTGATATAATAATTAGTCAGTTTGATCCAACTGCTACGGCAAAAGGTTCTCCAACAAATACAACAGGAGGAACTATTTATGTTAAAAAAGGTATAAATAATATAAATAGTGGAATGAGAAATGCTAGTAATACAGTTGTTGTATTACATGGTACTGGAACATGGTCCGATGGTCCGGTTTCTTTGAGTAGTTTTAATACTTATTATGGTCTAACTTGGCAAATTCAAGTTAATACGACTGGAACAATTACTCTTACCTCTGATGTAGGAGTATCCGATGGTGGAAAACTAAAATATATTTCAGGAACGTTTGTATCTACTAATAGAAACATATGTGCTGGTAAGTCAGCAACAATTGAAGGATTTGGATCAGGTGGAGTTACAATATGGGGTATTAAGCATGTAACATCAGGTGGTGCTGATCTACTTAGTTTTGTAGATACCGTTCCAATAAGAATTACAAATCTTACATTTACAGGATTTACAGGTACTGCTGGATTTACACATGGAGGAACAATAGGTTGGATATGTGATAATTTTACATATATTCCAGGAGCAGCAGCAACTAACTTTTTTTATAAGCTATTAGACGGACCATCTGTTGAATATAAAGTATTATCAAGTTTTATTATGCGGCATTTTAAAGCCCCCACTACAGTTACATCTGGCTCCGTTACATGCAATCTAAGAAATACTTCAAATTCAACATTAACAAAAGCCATTTTAACTATAGATAATGGTGCTAGTCAAGATGTTTATGCTGTTGATGCAGCATATATAGATAGTAGTAGAGGACAAACTGTATGGAACAGAAAAGGTGTAATTCCAAATACTATTAACTGGGATCTTTGGGATTATCCAAGAACAAAATATGCAACATTTACTTTATAAGCAATGGCAACACTAACATGGACAGGTGCTGGTGCAGATAGTTTCTGGGGTACAGCAGGTAACTGGTCCCCAGCTCAAGCACCAGCTGCAGGTGATATAATTGTATTTAATTTTACTGCTAATAATCCCTGCATTGTAAATGCAAATACTGCCACAGTTGCTAGTATTAATTTTAATGCTTATCAAGGTACAGTTACCATTAACAATGGTATTAATTTAGTTGTTGGGGGTAATGTTACACTTTCAACATCTAATCTTTTTGATATTACTACACTTGCAACAGGTACTTTAACAATTTCTGCTAATTCGTCACTGATGACTAATGGTCGTACTATTAATTGCATTTTAAGATTAATAAATACTAATGTAAATCCAGCAACACCAACTATTGTAACTGTTTCATTAATGGATAATGTTACAATGAGTAAAGGATTTGTTGCTGGAGGTAGTCCTGTTGGAACAGTTGTTTTGCAATCATCAGTACTTAATACACAAAGACAGTTTACACTTCAGAATATTGAAGGTGTTACTCAAGATATTGACTTTTTAAATGTTATTGATATAGATGGTAATCAAGGAGTTACGATGTGGTCATATCAAGGAGCAACTCCTGTTAATAGTAAAAATTGGTATGTAATGTCAACGCAACCACCACCAACAAGTGGATTTGCAATTGGATAAAATATTAATAAGATGGCACTAGGTAATAATAAATATTCAGAAGGAAGTAAGAGATCTAACTTTTACTTTCAATTGAAAGTACTTCAACTTTTACAAAGAATTTTAAACGCTATATAACATGGGATTAGGTAACGGAAACCCCAAAGAAGGGGACAAAGGTTCAAATTTTAATTTTGAACTAAAAATGTTACAGGGACTTGAAGCAATTGCTGTTGCTCTTGAAGGTGGCACAGGTTTAAGTACAAACCAGTTTGATTTAAATGCACCTAATTTAGGTGTTCTTCCTACATCATCTACTGGATTAAATACTGGTGACCTTTATACCCAAACTGCTGAACAACTTGGTGGAATAGGCACACAAAAAATAATCTGCGTATTATAAAATGGATATAGTAAACTGGTTATATTTAAAAAAGGCTGAACTTATTCGTAGTTCAATCAGCAGTCCTGATGATCTTGTTCTTTTAGGTACTGATGTCGGTTTTGAAAAAAGAGGAGATAAATACCTTACATATGCTGTTCCTGTAAGTTTGCTTATGGGCGGCGGAGGGGGAATTACATTAAAGACAAATGGCACTAATAACAGTAGTCAAACAGTCTTAAATATACAAGAAGGATCAAATATAACTATAAGTGAATCTTTTGGAACAGTAACTATTAATTCTACTGCAGGCACTACTTATGATGCTAATGCAGGTATTTATAAAGATACCAGTCTTACAAATGATACTTTTCAGTTAGGTACGACACTTGCAATTGATTCACTTAATATTCCATTTACAACTAACAGATATATAAATCTTAACCGTAACAGCTTTAATATTCTTGGCTCCATAAATTCTTCTGATGTTAGTAACTTATTCACTATTGATAATGCAGGTTTTGTAAATATAGCAATGGGTGATATAGATGAATCAAATGGTGGAACTAAAATAACTATTAATGATACTTCTGGGGGTTCTCAAGGACCAGGTGGAATAATAGAATTAAAAGCAAATACAAAAACAGCACTTTATTTAGATTTTGGTGCAGGCGAATATTATTTTGGAGATAAATCATTTCATGCATCTGGATCATTTGTATTATACGATTTACCAAGTGGGGATTTTTTCTTTAAGGGAAATAATGCGTATAATAATCCAACAAATGTTAACTTAACAATTCAGGCCAGCGATGGAATGATTGCATTTAATAAATATGGAGTTGGTAACTTTGCTGCTACACCCGCATATTATTTAGGTGTTGACTCAACTGGTCAAATTACAGAAACATTTCCAAATCCTCTAACTATAGTAAAAACTGCACAAGAAGATTTTACTATAGACGGTACATATTATACTGTTGCTGAGCTAAATTTTAAAGCTGTTTTTACAAAAAGCTACCATTTTAGAGCTGTTATACATTATAAAGTTCTTGATCGTACTGATCAAGGAACTGGTTGGACGATAAGTATTACTGGTGCAGGATTTGAAAATACAGGTTGGTACTCACAATTGTGGAGACCAGGTAATAGCATATGGACCATTGCTAATTTATATGATTTATATCCCGAACCAACTCCAACAGTATCATCAAACGATAACAGTTATAATATTGCCATAGTAGAGGGGATACTAACAAACTGTAAGGGCACTACAAATGTATATGTTAGAGGTGCTGGAAAAACAGGAAGTGGGACAACTGTTTTCAATGGTTTAACAATATTACCTGGATCTAGCCTTACTATAATAAGAACACCATAAATTTTTTGTATATTATAATATGGATCAGATAGAAGTACGAGATGTAATAAGTATCATTGTTGCAGCACTGTCTTTAGCAGGTTTATACTATGCATTAAAAAGATCAGTCGACAAACTCTACAATAAGTTTAATATTATGGAACAAAATCATAACCGTGAAGTCGAACTATTAAAAGACGGTCTAAAAGATGTAAAACTAGATGTGGATAAAAGAGAGAGACATGTTTACGAAAGAATGACTGAAATCAAAGAAGAACAGAAAGGAGCTATTGACAAGCTAGAAGTAAAAATAGATGCTATATCTGTAAATTTAGCCACAATGAATACTTGTCTTTCTGAGTTAACCGGATATATTAAGGCTAAGCCGTAGAATTACTAAAATACTTTTTAATGCACCCAGGATATATTTCCTGGGTTTTTTATTATAACTCTTGTAAGTTTAAACTTATTGTGTATATTTGTGTTATAATTTAAACCAACAGTTATGACACAAGAGATTAATGATCCAGCTGAGTTGTCAAAAGAACAACTTACAGAAAGACAAAAGGAGATTCATGAGTATTACTCATCTCAGATCCCTTTCCTAGAGACTCAGAAAGCATATGAAATTCTAATTACTGAGTTAGAAGAACTTGAATTACGCAGAATGATGGCTAGAATGCGCATGGCACAGATCATGGCACCAGCACCAGATGAGCCTGAGTCAGATGATGAACAAAAAAAACCTAGATCCCTAAAAAAGAACTAAAATGGCAGTAGTCAATCAAGTACGTAAAAATGTTAAGATGGATCTTTGGAGTATAGTTAAATTCCAACTAGCTGTTCATTGCCATCTTAAAGCATTAAATGTATCTGATCAGGACTTAAGTTGTCTTACTTTTCTTGCTTTAACAGGAGAAAAAGAACTTACTGAATTTTGCAATGATGCTACTAAAAACAAGATTTTTGGTAGTAGTCAGTCAGTAAGAAATGCTGTGACAAAAGCAGAAAAGAAAAAATTGATTGTGAAGAATGGTAAGAATAGGAAGACAATTTACTTGAATCCTGAACTTAAGATTCAGATCGCCGGTAACATTTTATTAGATTATAAAATTCTACATGCTGAACCCAAAGAAAATATCGTCTCTGTATAGTACTGCTTCTGAGGAACTTAATATACCAGAATCAGATTTGACAGATATAGTATCTTTTTATTGGAGTCAGGTAAGGAAAGCAATGGAAGGATTGAATGATGCTAATATAAATGTTGAGAATTTTGGAATGTTTACTGTTAAACCTAAAGCACTTAGGGCAGAAATGTATAAGTGTGAAAAGTTTATAAATAACGTTAATCCTAAAGATTTTACAAGATATCCCTACTACAAAGTAGCAAAGGAGAAACTAGAAAGATTTAATGTTATAAGCGCAAAGATTTTAGAAGAAAACCTAAGAAAGAAAAGCAAAATAGATCAACGATATGGCAACAACATTTCTTGAAGTCTGGAAGAAAAAAGGTAAAATATTAGAGGGAATTAAGAACTCTATATTTAAAGATGAACACGTAGAGGAGATAGCCGCAGAAAGAGATAGCATATGTCAATCTTGTGATCAGATTGATAGAGAAGGTAGCAAATGTTTTGCACCAGGAACACAACCCTGTTGTGGGGTATGCGGCTGCTCCCTTAAATTTTTACAAAGATCATTGGCATCTGAATGTGAGGCAGGCAAATGGAAAGCCGTACTTAGTCAAGAAGAAGCCGATGAATTAGAAAATAAACTAAATGAGAATGGCAATTAAGTTTGAACCTATAGAGCATAAATACGTAAGTATTGATGATGATGGCATAAACTGGACAAGTGTTACAAGTGTAATATCTATGTTTAAAAAACCATTTGACTCTGATGTAATTGCTGAGAAGTCGGCTAAGAATAAGAAAAGCAAATGGTACGGACTAGATGTTGATGTTATAAAAGAAGCCTGGAAAAATGAGTCACAAAAAGCAGTAAACCTAGGTAGCTGGTATCATAACCAAAGAGAAAAGGATTTACTTTCTTGTAATACTATTGTTTTAGATGATACAGAGATTCCAATTATTCAACCTCTTACAGAAGATGGACTTAAAAAAGCTCCTGACCAAAAGCTTGGAAATGGTATTTATCCTGAGCATATGGTTTATCTTAAGTCTGCTGGTATATGTGGCCAGGCAGACCGGGTTGAAGTAATCAATGGAGTAGTCAATATATATGACTACAAAACAAACAAGGAGATTAAAACAGAAAGCTATGTTAACTGGGAGGGTATATCAGAGAAGATGTTACCACCCTTACACCATTTAGATGACTGTAACCACAATCATTACAATATACAGCTTAGTCTATATATGTATATGATACTAAAGCACAATCCTAGATTAAAGCCTGGTAAGTTAGTTATTGAACACATACAGTTTAAGGAAGCAGGTAGAGATGCATATGATAACAGAGTTGTGTTTTATGATAGTAACGGTGAACCCGTAGTAGACAAAATTGTGCAATATCACTTACCTTATCTAAAAGAAGAGGTAATATCTATAATCAACCATCTGAAAAATGACAATTAAACTATTTGATATATCTAACGGTAAAGTAATTCCTACGGAACATTGCCATACTCTTGAGACATTACGACGACTTATGGACATGTATCCTGATAACTATCTTAAGATCTATCAGTATTTGTTTTACATGACTTGTCCTAATCCAGATACTAACCCATTCTTTAATACAGTTGATACAGATAGGGAGGAGATTATACTAGCAGAGATTGATGCTGATTTTAGTCCTGAGGAGGATGGTATACCACAAGCAATTGACTTCTGTAGGAAACTATATGAAACCCCTACAATGAGGGCATATAATGGTATCAAAAGGGCACTAGATAATATTGCTACCTATATGAATAATACATCTATTACAGATGGTAGGGATGGTAATATCAACCAGATTAGAGCTATGGCTAAGGACTTTGATGCCATTAGGCAGTCATATAAGGGTGCTTTACGTGATATGCAGGATGAACAGAAGAGTCACGTAAGGGGTGGCACAGGTCTAGCATACGACCAAAACATGTAATATGCAGCAAGAATTCTACACAAATATTCCTGTATATGAGAACGGAGTATGGACGGATATCACCTTTAACTCTCAGATGGAGTTTAGGGATTACTTGCTTACCCTATTTAAAGTTCCTGGAGAATATGAATTTGATGAAACTAGTCTAAAGTTTAATGAATTAGCTAAGCTTTTTAATACACAAGGGTTCTACTGTGTACATCCTGAGGGAACTAAAGACTTTCGTGCATTCTGGGATACTGAAAAACAGAAGTGTAGGAAAGGGGTATTCTTTATAAATGGGGATAAGAAATGGTATCTGTCTCGTGATTACTATATGTGGCTAAACTTTCTACCGATCTTTAACAAGGAGATACAGAAGTTTGGTTTTGCTGATATACGTGATGCACAGTATCATATGGCATTATATGAAATACTTGCTGAATTAAATCATAAGCATGCAGCCATATTAAAGAAACGTCAGATAGCTAGTTCCTACTTTCATGCTGGTAAGTTTATAAATCAGGTATGGTTTGAAGAAGGGGTTACTTTAAAGATGGGAGCCAGTCTTAAAGATTATATCAATGAGAAAGGTACTTGGAAGTTTCTTAATGAGTACGAAGCATTCCTGAATAAACATACTGCTTGGTATAGACCTATGAATCCCCATAAGACACTCTTCTGGCAACAGAAGATTGAGATTGATACGTACGTTGGGGCACAGAAAAGAAAATCTGAGGTAGGATTAAAAGGAGTTATACAAGGTATGTCCTTTGAAAAGGATCCTACAAATGGTGTCGGTGGTCCATGTAAATTCTTTTTTCATGAGGAAGCAGGTATTGCACCTAAGATGGATACAACCTTTGAATTCATCAGACCTGCTATGAAATCTGGTATGACCACTACAGGTATGTTTATAGCTGCTGGTTCTGTCGGTGACCTTAGTCAATGTGAACCATTGAAGAAAATGATTACTAGACCAGATGCAAATGACATCTATAGTGTAGAAACAGATCTTATAGATGAGCTAAATACCATAGGAAGGTCAGGACTATTCATACCTGAGCAATGGTCAATGCCACCTTACATTGATAGATATGGTAATTCACAGGTTGCAGATGCATTAAAAGCATTAGATGAACAATTTGCTACTTGGAAAAGAGAACTGGATCCCCAAGATTATCAGTTACGTATATCTCAGCATCCTAGAAATATCAAAGAAGCATTTGATTTTAGAACTGTATCTGTATTTCCTGCTCATCTTGTTACCGCACAGACTAGAAGAATTGAAGATAAGATGTATGCCTATGAGCATCTAGAACTATATAGAGATGAGAGAGGTGCTATACAATCTACTGAAAGCAATAAGTTACCAATTCGGGAATTTCCAATAACTAAAGATACTGAAGATAAAACTGGTGTTATTGTAGTATGGGAAAGGCCAGTAAAGGATCCTGAGTTTGGAATGTACTATGCATCTGTTGACCCCGTAGGAGAAGGTAAGACAACTACCTCAGAATCACTGTGTTCCATATATGTATACAAGACAGCTGTTGAGGTAACTAAAAACAAAGGGGATGCAATTGAAACATATATTGAACAGGATAAACTTGTAGCTGCTTGGTGTGGTAGATTTGATGATATCAATAAAACACATGAACGTTTAGAGATGATGATTGAATGGTATAATGCCTGGACTATTGTAGAAAATAACATTAGTCAGTTTATTAACCACATGATCTATAGAAAGAAGCAGAGATATCTTGTCCCTAGATCACAGATACTATTCCTTAAGGATATTGGAGCAAATGCTAACGTCTTCCAGGAGTATGGCTGGAGAAATACAGGAACTCTGTTTAAGAGTCACATGCTAAGCTATGCTATTGAATTTGTAAAAGAGGAATTATATACTGATACAGATGAAAGTGGAAAGGTATTTAAAACCGTATATGGTATAGAAAGAATACCAGATCCCATGCTACTTAAAGAGATGATGGCATACAGGGATGGGGTAAACGTCGATAGACTAGTTAGCTTTGCAGCATTAGTTGCTTTTGCCAAGGTTCAGCAGGCTAATAGGGGATATAAGAAAAGATATGAGGAATCTGGCACTAAAAAATTGGATAATAATAATAATTTCAGTAAATTGAATAGAAGTCCGTTCCGTCATATTGGAGGGACTTCTGGTTCATTTTCAGGAATGAAAGTACCAAAATTACCGTTTAGAAATCTAAGATAAGACATGCAGATATATAATGCAATGCAAATGAAGGCTGGTGCCAAGGTAGAGTACAATAAAATGGGTACTCTAAACCAGCCAATTCAATTTGTTCCACGTGAAAAAAAGGACAATGAATGGACAGCTTGGAACTTAGACTGGCTTGAATGGAAGGGACTACAGCATGTTCGTAGAAATGCTAGACGCCTGATGAAGAATTATAAGCTTGCTAAAGGTATTATAGACAAGGGTGATTATATAATTGAGGAAGATAACGAATATGCAGATCTGCTAGAGGTTTTAACTAAAGAAGATGCATCTGCACTAGAATTAAAATTCTACCCAATCATCCCTAATGTAATTAATACTCTTGTATCTGAATTTGCTAAAAGAGCAAGTGCCGTATCCTACAGAGCAGTAGATGACATTTCATATAATGAACTTCTTGAATTAAAAAGACAAGAAGTTGAACAGGCACTGGTTTATGATGCAGAAAGAGAATTAATGATGAAACTTGCTGAGGATGGAGTAGACATTGAATCTGAAGAATATCAACAGGCTACATCACCAGAAGCAATTAGACAACTTCCAGAGATTCAAGCATTTTTTGATAAGACTTATAGATCATTATCAGAACAATGGGCATCACATCAACATGCTGTTGACGTAGAAAGATTTAAGATAGATGAACTAGAAGAAAGAGCATTTAGAGATATGCTCATTACTGATAGGGAATTCTGGCATTTTAGAATGCTTGAGGATGATTATGATGTTGAGTTATGGAATCCAGTTCTTACATTTTATCACAAGTCGCCTGATGTAAGATATATATCTCAGGGACAATGGGTAGGAAAGTTTGATATGATGACTGTTGCTGATGTTATTGACCGCTATGGTTGGTTAATGACAGAAGATCAAATGGAAACATTAGAACTTATTTATCCGGTAAGATCAGCTGGTTACCCATTGCAGGGATATCAGAATGATGGTACTTACTATGATGGTACTAAACCGCATGATTGGAATACAAACATGCCGTCTTTAGGATACCGTCAGTACACATCTATGTGGGATAATACACTACGTGGTGGTGATATTGTAAACTGGATTCTTGCAGATAGTGAGGATTACTTTGATATGGGTATGACCAACCTTCTCAGAGTAACTACAGTATACTGGAAATCTCAAAGAAAAGTTGGTCATTTGACTAAAATTGATGATCTCGGTCAGGTAACAACAGATATTGTTGATGAGGCCTATAGTGTAACTGATAAACCGTTATATAATACTGACCTCTTTAAGAATAAGAGTAAGCAGAATCTTTTATTTGGAGAACACATTGATTGGATTTGGATTAATGAAGTATGGGGAGGAGTTAAGATTGGTCCAAACCATCCTACATACTGGGGAACTAATAATCCCGGCGGTATTAATCCAATCTATCTTGGTATTAATACTAATAATATTGGCCCATTAAAGTTCCAGTTCAAAGGTGATGATACAATTTATGGGTGTAAATTACCTGTAGAGGGATCTGTATTCTCAGATAGAAATACAAGATCTACATCCCTTGTAGACTTAATGAAGCCATTCCAGATTGGCTACAACATTGTAAATAATCAGATTGCAGATATTCTTGTAGATGAACTTGGAACAGTAATCTTGTTAGATCAGAATGCTTTACCAAGACACAGTCTGGGAGAAGATTGGGGAAAGAACAATCTTGCTAAGGCATATGTAGCAATGAAGAACTTCCAGATGTTACCTCTGGATACTTCTATTACTAATACAGAGAATGCTCTTTCATTCCAGCATTACCAAAAGCTTGACCTTGAACAAACTAATCGTTTAATGTCAAGGATTAATCTTGCTGGATACTTTAAGAATCAAGCATTTGAAGTTATTGGTATTACACCCCAACGTATGGGACAACAGATATCTCAGCAAACAGCTACTGGTGTTGAGCAATCTGTTAATGCTAGTTATGCTCAAACTGAGGTTTACTTTATGCAACACTCTGATTATCTGATGCCTAGAGTACATCAGATGAGAACAGATCTTGCACAGTTCTATCAGGCTACTCAACCTTCTGTAAGACTACAATACTTAACTACTACGGAAGAACGTAAGAACTTTGAGATTAACGGAACAGACCTTCTTCTTAGAGATCTTAATATATTCTGTACAACCAAAGCAAATCACAGAGCCGTAGTAGAACAACTGAAGCAACTGGCCATTAATAACAATACTACAGGTGCTTCAATCTATGACTTAGGTAAGTTGATGATGGCTGAATCTCTTCCAGATGTTGACCAAGTTCTCAAGAAGACTGAACAGAAGCAACAGCAGATGCGTCAAGAAGAAATGCAACAACAGCAACAGATGCAGGAACAACAACTGCAGGCTCAGGCTGAAGAAGCAAGACTTAAAAGAGAATTTGAAGCAGAGCAGAATGATCTTAACAGACAAACTAGACTTCAGGAGGCTAGAATTAGGTCTGCTGGATTTGGTGCTACCGTTGATATTAATCAGAATCAGCAATCAGACTATATGGATGCTCTTACTCAGATTAATAAGATGGGTATTGAGAATGAGAACATTAGCCTTCAGAAAGAAAAAGAGCTTAACAGAATATCTGAACATAGAGAAAAAATGAATGTTGAGCAGCAGAAACTTAATACGCAAAGAGATATAGCCAATACACAACTGCAAATAGCTAGGGAGAATAAGAATAAGTATGATAAAAAGAGCAGCGAGAAAAAGAAAAAATAATAAATTCTGACCCTATTTGCTATAAAGTGCCACATTATTATTTTAATGTGCTAATCTTTAAAGTTTAAATCTATACTTTTGTGTATATTGATATTATAAAACCAACAAAAAATGAGTGAAAAAGAAACAGCTACTGCCGAGACTACGTCTATAGAGCAAGTAGATATTGACCTAGATAGTTTAGACTTTTTAGGGACACCGGGAGCAGAAAACGTTATGCTTCCAGAGGAACAGAAACCTAGTGTATTTTCAAGAGGATCTGTAGACCTCAGTTTTATTGACAAAGATTCATCTGATGAAAAAGATGAAACAAAGGAACCAGAAGTAAAGATTGATGACGTAATTCAGGAAGTAGACCCTGATAGCGACTTTAGACCTAAAGCAGAAACAAAGACGGAAGAAAATCCTGAAACAAAAGCTGGAAGACCTAAGGTAGAAAAGAATGGAATGGCTGAAGTAGTTAATAAACTAATTGAAGCTGGTAAGATTATTCCATTTGATGATGATAAACCTCTTGAGGAATATTCATTAAAAGACTATCAAGAACTGATTGAAGCAAACTTTCAAGAAATTGAAAATAAAGTACGTCAGCAAACTCCAATTGAATTCTTTGATTCACTGCCTCAAGAATTGCAATATGCTGCTAAATATGTAGCAGATGGAGGACAAGACCTTAAAGGTTTATTTAAGGTACTTGCCGCAGCAGAGGAGGTTAGAGAATTAAATCCAACAGTGGAGCAGGACCAAGAACAAATTGTAAGAGAATATCTTAAAGTTACTAAGTTCGGAAGTCCAGAAGATATTCAAGAAGAAATTGATGCATGGAAAGATCGTGGGGATCTTGAAGCTAAAGCATTGAAGTTCAAACCAAAATTGGATGCAATGCAAGAAGAAGTTGTACAACACAGAGTTGCACAACAAGAACAAATGCGTCAACAACAGCAGCAAGCTGCACAACAATACATGGAAAATGTATATAATACTGTAAGTGCTGCTGATATAAATGGACTGAAGCTGGATAAAAAGGTTCAAGGCATGTTATATAATGGTCTTGTACAACCAAACTATCCATCTATCTCAGGAAGACCTACTAATATGTTAGGACATCTTCTAGAGAAATATCAGTACGTTGAACCTAACTATCCGTTAATTCTG